CCCGCGCTGACTGCACCAGCTGCACCAAGACCCAACATGCCTAAAAATAACGAAATAGCTCCACTCATGATAGTACTCCTTTATGTTTTTTATTCAAACAAATCATTTCGAATACGCGGCATATAAGACCGCTTTTCAGATCGATCAAAAACTTTTTGCAGTTTCCCTGTGCCCCAATCTCCTTTGTCAAACTCCATAACACACTCGACAAGCACTTTTACATCTTTGCATTCTCGTCGTTTAAGCAACGCTTTTTGCAATTCTGTTTCAAGATAGCACTTTCTGACCGCATTCGCCTTTGCGAATTCAATGGCATGCTGAAGATCAATAATTTCGAGGCTTACATCGTTTAGCTCTTTACAAGCATCAACATATAATGACTGAATCGATCCAAGAGTCTCGTCTACAATCAACAGTGCCTGCTTCAGATTATGTAATGTCTCCCCTTCTTTGATGGGAACGCCGGCATCATACTGCTCCTGTTCAGCTCTTCCAACCTCGGCCATCACGGTCGTTTCTATCCGTCCAAGAATCTCTGAGACACTTTTTACTTTGAATCCTTTATCCTGTAATGCCTTTGGTAGACACGTGATTGTCGCTTGTGCTTTTTCAGCCGGAAACAGCAATGCGTCACCAAGGCTGTCCGTTGCGACCAATAAGTTCTCGCTGTTTCTTTTAATGTAGCACGCACCGTTTGTAATAACACAGTTCATGCGCATCCTCCTACCTTATTATAATAGGGGCTTGCAGATCAATGCTCCCGCAGTACTACAGACTGCCCCTTTTTCAACACCCAGCAGTTCTTGCCAGCATATGCGCAATCTTCACAATGACCGCCACATTCGTTTGCGTCTGCCGGTGCATCGCAAACTCCATTTTTGAACGATACATAAGCAACTGGTAAATTATAGGTGTTATCCATATTATACCCCGGCCATTCTGAAAATAAAATATGTAAATTTTTGGGAATTTTCTTTTTCGCTGCCAAATACTGGTTAACGATTTTATACTGTTTTGTGAACGCCAGGAAGTGAGTATGCGGCAACTTACGAGCGACGCGGCACATCATCGCGAGATAATCCTGACTGATAATGTCTCCACTGACATGCCACCTAAAATAAAAAGACCCGTAAGCTGCAGCAATTGCTTGCTGTTCGAAGCTGTCAGGGTCTGTCAACCAAAGATTCAGGTTGTTTTCATATGCGTTTTGTACCGTTCGTCGCCAATCGAAATGACTAACATAGCACGTCTTCGCACAAGGCACGTCAGGCGCACAAGTAACCACTCGTGGCATAGAGATGGATTTAACATTACCCATCTTGCTGTTTGCGTTCGACACTGACAGCTTCAACATATTCAATTTTTACACCCTCACTTTAAGAGGGCGCACTCCTTCCTTATAATTATATCATCCTAATAGTACAATAAATTACACTTTCAAAACCGGCTCATCAGGCATTAAGGGTTCAAATTTCGATTCCACGTCCAGATCATAATGATATGGGATGCCAAGACGATCTAATTCTTCCTTAAAAATTTCAGCCAATTCATCTGGCGAATAGTCTTCAATTTTCATTTTACACCACCTTTAGCGCCTGCTCATTGATAGTCACGGCTAACTCATTGACCTGTTTCATATCAACTCGGTCAGGCAGTTCTGTTTCTTTCTTGTCTGCCTGCAATCTTGCCTCATAAATAGGAATCGTATGCTTGCGCAACTCTTCGTAATCGTAGTCCCCGTTTCGAATCTGCATCAAAATATCGTGCTCAGCCCCACGATAAGTGTTGATCTCACCTTTTTCTAAGATGTCAAACAACATATGATATAAGCGAATCACATTCATTACGATCTTATTGAAACGTTTTTCTCCACATGGAATATACGGTTTAACATTTGGATTCACGCCAGATACTTCAACTTCATACAGGTACGCACGCCATTTAGCATCTGCTTCTTTAATTAACTTTCCTGCAAATCCACCAAATGAATAAATCACACGCTTTGATAGAAACAAATTCTTATTATCGAACAACAGCTTTGCGGTCGGGCTGTAAGTGATAACAAGCTCGTCTGGATTACCAAACTGTTCCAGCATGTTTGGATTCCCGCTACACAATAACTTCGCAGCCTTGTTGAAGCTAAATACCGTTGTATCCGTCATCGTATCTACACGATGTTCAAACTCACCCAACCCGAGTAGATCCTCTTTGGAGTTCAAAGCGACACCGCGAATATCAACATCTGATCCTGCTACATTCGTTCCATAAGCATGACTGCCGCCAATAGTCAGAAACATCAAATGCTTGCCAAGGTGAGGATCAGTACGTAGAAAATCATAGGGTTCGCTATCAATGATACGTTGTAATTCTTCTCGTGTCATTTTACCACCTCTTTACGCTTTAGATTATTAACATCACAGCAATAAAACAAAATGCCCATATCGGAACAATTAACCATGCCCAATCAAGGCAAAAATCAATAAATTGAAATAACAAAATATAGTTCATCATAACCCTGTTTGCACCGTATCAAATTCGATCGTCTCTCCTGTTTCTTTATTGACACCATGCCCTACCACATGAACGATATAAGCTGGCCAGCGCTCTTTGTTTTCATCAATGGCGATACGAACAACACCTTTGAAATTTTTGATCCAAGTTGCACACCAAGGCTTTTCAAGATGATCATTGTATTTTGGATTAAACTTTAAGACGGAGACTAAATCAGCCACACATACCATACCGGCATCTGCGCAGAATCCGCCCAGTTTAACATTCGTTTCGGGCACGAATGTAGTACAACGCCAATCACCGTAGTAAGTATTGGACTCTATTCCAATAATGCCATGACTGCCGATATCGCAACATTCAAATTTTCTCCGCTCGTCATTTGACATATTATGAGACAGATAACATGGATCTGTAATGATAATATCCCCATCAAACTCCATAATACGATCTTCTGCTTCAAGATAACGATCTTTATATTCTAAGAATTCTTCATATTTTTCTGCCATATCTCGCAGTTTTTCAAATTCCTTCGAGATTTTCTTCAGCGCTTCATCAGAATCTGCGCCCATTTCGATATCATGGTTAATATACCATTTCACAAAAAAGGAATCACTATCCGTTTCTGTGACCAATCTATGTACATCGAAACTGTCTGGTTCCTCGTTAAGCTTTGCAAGCGCCTCAAACAGTTTTATTTCGACATCAGCAATACGACGATCAATGGCGCTCTTAGCCCATTCAGGAATTCGATTCCATTCATCTACCAATGCCTGTGGATAATCTTTAAACTGTTCATGATATTCTTTATTTTTCTGTTCCACCCATTCGTGTGTCATAATTCACCTCAAATAATCAACTCATAAATCCGACCAAAATAGCGACAGAACTGTAAATCACCCAACGTCTCAATTGCTGAATCGAGCGCAAAGAAATACACTTCGGTCGTATCAAATAAAAGCTGCTTGATGTTTTTCACATCAATATCGTCATCTTCAAATCCAGCATCCAATCTATCTTGCTTAAATTCTTCATCAGATTCATACGTAAACATTACATCATTGTAGACTTTTTCCGTATCGAAATCGATAGTTAAATCCCTTTCCGACCAGCACTTCAATTCTTCCGTACCATCGTCCGTAATTGCAATCAAACCACAATCTCTGTCGATATCATCCTTAAATGTTTCATTCGGATATTTTTTCTTGAACGCTTCTCGGTCGCGAATACTCACTCCCCCACCGCATTTCTCAAGCTGTCTTGTAATGCGAAGAATAAGTTCGTCCTTGCTAGTAGAATTAAACCAATCCACGTTATCGATGATGTCTTTTGCTTCCTGAAAGGCACTTATGGTATATGCAGACCAATGATAATAGATCTTAGCGATATCTTCATCAAAAGCATGAACTGTGATAACTAATCGCTGTCCCATTACTTTAATTCTCCTTTTTGATATAATCGTTTTTTATATTCTTCTGTACGCCGATGTGCCAATCTTTGAGATTCTGAGTCGAGAGCGTAAAACATCCAGTGGTCCTTTATGTATTGATCGTTTTTTGCTTTTGTTTCTGGATTCACAATCAACGCGATTGTTTTATGACTCACATTGTATTCTCTAGCCAAACTTCTAAGCGAACATCCACCAGTTTGATATTTGTGCAGAATTTCAATTTTCTTTTCGCTCGTAAGTTTTACTCGTCGATCTTGAATCTCTGAAAGCCGCACGTTTCTCCATTTATTTGACATCAACAGCCTCTTTTGCCTCACGAAGCTGTCGCATATTGTCCCAGATAATAAAATCGAACTCATCGTTTTCTGGAATGTTGCAATCATAATCGTCTAAAAACTGCTCCGCAACATCTTCTGCGCAATCCAGAATTTCACTATAAGTAACGCCATACTCTTCTTTGAACGCCTCATCGTTGCAATCGCATGAATTGAACATGTCGTAAATGTGACCCTTTGCGTCCTCAACTCGATATTTGAATTCCTGATATCGATATGCTGCCTCAATTTGATCTTCGGTCATTTCGTATGTAACATCTGCCGTCGTACTTTTTACCTTCATCAGTTAACCTCCTCTGTAATTTTGATTCGATAATCATTGTCTTTGATTTTGTCGCGGACAATCATTCCATCTTTATCGAAATCTATAATTGACAGTCCAGCAAGAGCTAGTCCAGACTGAATCACATCATATAAATCATTAATGTCATTCATCATTTTCTCCCTCAACTTCGATCGACATCAATTCGTCTTCATAATCGTTCATTTCATTCTCGTTATACATGATTTTTGCGATTCTTTCCGCTTCTTCTTTTGAGTCTGCCTCAATGACAGTCTCATAGTATCTAATTGCAGAAGCATATACCGTATATTTCATACTACACCTCAAATTCCATGCTTTAAACAATAGTGCCCATAAGATAATCCTTCTGCGTCGGCCTTTCTTACAATGTCCAAAAACGCTTCACGAGTTTTGTCTTTGGATTCTTTTTCTGCCTGCTTTTTCTGATTACAACGGTTAACTTTTTCTATGTCGACAATGCGTTTGCACTCTTTGCAATATTTCACTCCACACTTAGGGCCATACCATGTAGTCCCACATCGCTGACAATAAATCTCTCCATATGCAAGCATTTTTACACTCCTTCAATATGACTTGCCATCATATCTGCCGTATGCGTCCAGAGCACGTTTGGATATTTTGCAATGGCGTTACCATAATACTTCCACTCGTTTGTATCGGTCTCATATGCGCCCATGTGCCAACGGATACAAGCGATTTCCTCTTGGGTCAAGGTAACACAACTCGCCAACATACAAATGGACTTTTCACCGTGATGACTGTAGATCGAATCATTTGTATAAACGTACTGATAACCATTTTCTGTGCTAATCAGCTTGTATTGATCCATTTTGCAAACATCGTGTAGCAGGCCAACAATGAACGGAGAGCCGGGATTGTCCCACTTCAAATCAAGTTTCTCCGTTAACATCATAAGATTTTTTGCAACGGCCAAACTGTGTTCAGCTAAGCCGCCGGGGTAGTTACCGTGATATTTGGTAGAAGCCGGGGCGTCCCAGAATCCGTATGTATTAAGAAAATCCTTTACGATAATTGCTTTAGCTGGCATGAAATATTTATCAATCAGCTGATATGCTTCATTCTTAATGTTTTCCGCGTTCATTTTGCTCCACCTCATTCTTCAATAATGTTTCCATCTTCAAAACGAATAGCAGCGACATAGTTTTCCTGTCCCTGCATAAATCCAACCGTTTGGATATTTTTAAATGTAGAATTATATTCAGTGATTGAGATCAGGTCATTCCAATCAACTGTTTTTCCGTCTTTAGAGAAAAAGATACCAAGACCCGGATAATCGTCCATGGCTCCAGTTGGACGGCACACAAGGTATCCACTGGGGATCTTAATTTTCATATCTATTTCATTAATAGGGATCATACAATCATCTCCAACAAAAGTATAATTTTATTACTCAGCATCTTCGAACTCACAATTTTCTTCATCCAATTCATCACTATCAGAAACATATTCGAGTCCATTTATAATAGGGATATTAGAAAGATGTTCTTTCGCATATTTAATAGCTTCGTCAATATTCATACCATCAGGAACATCAATAAAACTATTGTAAACAGCCATACAATTTACAGTTACGACTAATCTTTTCATACTCATCTGCTCCTTTATATGTTTTATTATTTTATTCTGGTAGCGGTTATGTCTACCCTAGTACCGCCAATCACCTAGCATTCGGACATTAGCCGAAAATAATAATCTCTTCCATTGATTACACCTCAATATCAATATCAATATCAAAAGAAGAAGTCCCGTCTTCATTCTCCCGGTAGTTCATTTTAGCGAGAGAATCCATACACTCCTTTAACTTCTTTTGCGTGTTCTCTACATCCGGATGGCTTAGAAGATACCTGAGTCGTTCTGACCCATCATCACTCAAAATAATATCTTCATTAATGTAATGCATTTTATTCCTCGTTTACGATTTCAATCTGACACATCTTCATAGCAGCCAGTGCATTCTTATGAGACTCAGGAGTGACACCGGCACAGCAACTTGCATCAACAATGATGGGGACCTCATGGAGCACATTCTTCAGCATAATTGCATTGGAGATAACACAGATGTCCGTGCAAAGTCCGACCAGTGTGATTGAGTTAATTTTCACGTCAGAATACCAAAGAAGAGTCTCTCGTAAGTCCTGCATCATATAATAAGAGCCGAATGCTTCTTTATCGTAGATGGGATTGTCAGATTCCCACATCTCGTCAGTGATTGTCGCGTCAACCTCATCGATCAACTGCCACCCCCACGTCTCCTCTAAACAGTGCTTTACAGGGAGATGTTTACCTTCCTGAGTTTCGAGATAGTTTTCATGGTGAGTATCTCTGGTATACAGAACCTTACCATTCCAGCCTTTGATCTTCTCCACGACCTTTGGCACAATAGCTTGAGCTTCTGGAGTACCCAGCGAACCGGTGACAAAATCGTTCTGCATATCGACAACAATCAAAATATCAACTTTTTCCTTTTCCATTTAATTCACTCCATCCATAAAAAGTATAATTGTAATTCCAATCTGAAGAATGTGAAGAATCTGATCTGTAAATAAACTGATTGTTAGTTCGTTTGCTTTTTCATTGTCTATTTCAGCGTGAAACTCTGTATTTATAACAAGTAATCCAACCCACCAAATCAAACCATGATACAAACCTGACTCCATCCATATCCAAACAGAATATGCAAGCAGTGGGAGCATTGTAGTGAACGACCACTGAAAAGCATGTTCATATAGAGCAATCAACCAATCTCTTTTGTATAAATCCTGTGGGTAGTTTTCTTTCCACCATTTTTTCTGCTTGAATTGTGCCAGAATTCCTTGTGTATGATAATCATCATAAATATGAAGCCATATCATACTTAAAAACAGTACAATCCAAATCATTAGCCCCACCAATTAAACAAGGACGGGTCATACATCGGCATCGGCAAATCCTTAAACAAATTCGCCTCATGCATCCGATCGATCTTAGCTGCAGTTGCGGTATCTCCACCAAACTCGCCAGTACGAATATACTTATCAAGAAAATCATAGGTGAAGCCAAAATTATCCTCGTCGGTTTTGCCAGTCAGCCCATCTGCAGGCGCTTTCTCGATGAACTTTTCAGGAAGATCCAACTCACGACCAACGGCTTTTACCTCAGTAACAGTCAGCTTACTGAGAGGACTGAACTGGCCAAATCCATCTCCTCCAACAGTTTGCCACCCGACAAAATTTTCTGAAGCGTTACAAGTGTTGGCCACTCGCCCATTCATACTCTGAGACACCATGAACAGAGTTGCCATACGGATTCGTGCCGGCAGATTCACACGAGCCTGCTTGGAATCACACAGACCGGCAATTCGTCCCTTGGCCAGTAGCGTATTCACAGTCTCTGCGATATTGATCTCGAAGGACTTAATTCCCAGATGGGCAACCAGTTCCCGCGCTACATCGATGTCGTCCTGCACACCCTGCGGCATCAGAACACCGATAACACGGCCATTACCCAGTGCTTCACAGCACAGAGCTGCCACAATGCTGGAGTCCTTGCCACCAGAGATACCAATCACAGCATTGCAATCAGGACCATTCTTGCGGAAATAATTCCGAATCCACGTAATGATTTCATCCTTTGTCTTTGCTGCATCAAATTCATATTTACGCATATTATTTACCCTCCAGTTTCCACAATTCTACATCGACACCTTGAAATGTAGTATCGATAATTTTCTTAACCGTATCCCAATCAGCTCCACCACGACAGCAACCAATCTTATATGGCATAGCAACCTTCCAGTTAAACTGTCTTGCTTGTTCTGCAACATAGACAAACGCTTCCATCAGAGCCCCAATCGAAGTGTACTGTGCGCCATTATAACCATATTTATCCTGACCAAAACAATTGGCGATATAGAGTTCTTTGCGGCCACCGTATACAGGGATGATCTGAGCCATGCCAAGGAGTCCAGCGGTGTAGTCCTTGTGAAGCTCACATAGTTCGTGATATTGCTCATACACATTCAGAAACCGTTCGCGAACTTCTTTAGCAACGCCTGAACCCATTACACCCTGACAATTCACCTGATGGCAAATAATGTCGGCATCGGAATCAAATACGTTGCCTTCTTTGATAATTACGGCCATGAACTCACCTCTTATCTAAATTTTTAATTGCAAAATATTGTGCTGCTCTCGGACTATTTAGATTGAATTTTTCAAAAGTAGGATTCACAACTATAACATTACCATACCCATATTTTCTGAAAAATCCATTTTGAATAAGCTTTCTAGCTTCATTTCGATACTCACACGCAACTGCTTTACCATCAACAATGAAGTATAATAGCTCTGGTTCGCCCATCCACGTTCTTGAGCCGCTCATCAGAACTTCCCTTCCCACAGTCGGTCGCGGACTTCCTTCAGACTGTACTCCTTGACCATCGCGCTATTACGGAATACAGGCTGCAACAGATTGCCGTCAGAATGAGCGGCGTGATCCATCAGGCCGTCAGTACAAACCAGCTTTCCAGAATCATCCTTAGTGACATAACACATACCCTTCAGACTCTTCTTAAAGTGATCGGTATCGGTCTTGGGGTCCTTGAAGATCTGAATCTCCTTGCCATTGACCACGCCATAAGTTGCCTTAACTGCCATGCCAAAAGTATCGCGGGTGAACGGCTTCAACTGACCATTTTGCTCAATACACTGCATAGAGAAGGAACCAACGCCGAGGCTGACATTGTTGCAGGCAAAACCGTGTGCTTTGAGTTCGGCATAAATCTTTTCACAGCGCTGCACAGTGATGGAATCGCCGTACAGAGCCTTCACATGAGGGTCGAGCACTTTATAACCCTTGCGGTTGACCGTGCCGCCGAAGATATCCCATAGATGATAGACAGTCTGCGTAACGATTTCGACCGGGTCGCCAGAGTCGCCACGAATCAACAGTGTGCCATTGTGCGCCATGATCTCATCCTTGAGCTGCGGTAGAATGTTATCGACCAGATTCCAGTAGTCGTAGGAGTCAGATACCATGCTGAAACTCATATTGGGATAAAGCTCAGTCAACGCCCGGCGGATAAAAGTGATCTCGTCGCCATCGACTGCGAAGTTGGAACACATGACGCTATGCTCGGTACTAACAGCGCCAAACGCGACCGGCTCCTTAGTGCAATCACAGTGATACATCTCTTCCAGATACGGGATTGCAGGAACAGTGGCCGTATTCAAAAAGCTTAGACACCACCCAGCGCTGGATTTGACAGCAGACTGCATACACTCCTGACCACGGAAACTGAAATCGCCCAGAGCACGAGCATGAGGCACACCATCCTCGACGGTTTCATCGTAATACTTGTCCACGATATCACGATACAGAGTACCAACCGTCGCAGAAATCATCGGATGCCACAGCTCAGAACTCATAAAGGATTCGAGGAACTGCGGAACCCATGCGAAATCAGGATGCGTATTGCTCATCTCAAGGAACGGTACATGAATGGGGCAGCGAGTACCCTCGGGCAGTGCTTTGATCTCGACAGGAAGATAGCCCAGGTCATGCAGGGCAGCAATCTTATCGATATCATAAGCGTCCTTGCCAATGGTTGCGTCCAGGACACGCTGATAATTTGAGACAACCCACTCCTTTGGGAAATCAAAAAACCAACGTTTAAAATAATTCTGCAGATAATTCTTGCAGAACGCCTGAACACCAAACACAACGACTTCATCCACGCCATCCAGACGGCTCATGCGCGGAGTGAAATAACTAACCAGCTTAGTAGTGCCAGCCGGGAACTGCTTACTATGAGTCGTCTTGTAGAAATCGCACAGCAGCATAGGGTTAATATTGATCATTTTAAATTCTCTCCTTTACTTTACTGGGTCGTCTGGTCTAAAAAATGCGGGGCGCTTCACATTCGGATGCGCTTCATCGACATACGCCTCATACACTGCATTAAATTCAAATCCAAAATTATCTTTGATAAGAGGTGTTTTAATATACAGTGTTGCATAATAATCTGACGAATCAAAAAAACGACCACCAATTTCAATATCTTTGAACTTTCTCATTCATGTTCCTCAGATATACTTCATATTTAGCCCTTCAATAATTCTTTTACAACCTGCTCTCCATCGATTCCAAGGCAGTTTCCATACTTCTTTTGAATTTTTTCGTACTCTTCTCTTGTGCAGTTAACCTTGAAAGACATTTTATCTTTTGATGTATGAATATGGAACTGGACGTATGAACCATCATAGTTGCCAGACAGTTCATGACAAAAATCTTCTTTCCACTTTTCATCAAGAGAGTCGTTTAGCATTTCATCAACGTAGTCAAAAACATAATTTTTGTCGGTATGAAGATTTGCAATCAACTGTTTTAAAATCCAAGTAAATTCGTCAGTTACTTGACGTTTTTCGACATCATTTTTAACTTCTCGAAGCACACTCAGCCTGTAAAATTGATCGTTTGCACTATAGGTCATAGCAACCGGAGCAAGCTGCCAACCAAAATCCCCGTCTGTATTAAAATGGATATCCAATGTCCAAATTTCCATATTAGTCCTCATCCCACTTGTGTTCAAAAACAGTGATCTTGTCGTGGTTTCCGGTGAAGATACTGTCCGTGGTATAGACCATATGAATCAGCTCTGGGTCGTCAAACAGATGGCCGCTCTCCTTGTCCAGAATACTGTTCTCGCAGTGGCTGACATACATATCGATATCACCAACACCCAATTCCTTCAGCTTCTTGGCCGAATAGAACATGGTACCGCCGTAAGAGCAGATATCATCGATCATCAGCACTTTGCCGCCCTTGGGAGGATAACCGGTGACATCCAAGCCGAGAATCTTTCCGGTCTTCCAGTCACGCTTCTTGTCTCCGTGAATGATATAAGCCTTACAACCGACACGATCGAGTGCCCAGTGAACAGTTTCCTCATACCGTTTCATTGCGCCGGCATCCGGGAAATAGATCACATCTGGCTTGCTCTCCTCGATTACCTGACAGATTTCACGAATCGGAGTATGTACTTCGCACCGATTGATCAATGCCGGAGCCACATCACTGTGAGGGTCAAACACGTTGACGCAGCTGAACCCGCACCGATTGATCTCATCTGCGAACCACTTGAGAGTGAACACATCCTCGTCACCATGAACGCGATCCATACGAGCGTTCGGAATATACGGCATAAACAGCTCGACTTCTGCCCCGTTATCCTTTGCGTCCTTTGCAATCATAATGACCGTGGGAAGCTCGGCCATGGATTCAAACGTCCATACGATGCTGATCGCATTGAGATAATTGATTGTCAGATCTTTCTTGATCAGCGGAGTGCCGTCTGGAAACGAACTGATTTCATAATGATTTGCTTTAACCATATAGAACCTCCTTAAACCATGTAGTGAATGTCTCTTTCACGAGCACGAGAAATGATGACCTTGGCCACGCCATTATCCTTTTCAAAGGCTTCATAGCGATCTTTTTCATCCTCTACGTTCTTGGAATACGGATTGACCACATCAACCTTCTTGCCATCAATGAACTGCTCGCCGTTGGCGGGGTTATACTGGATATCCTCGGTGTTGATGTAGCAATCAGGCCAGAAGCCATCCTTCAGCTTGATCTCAAAATAGATACGCTGTGCACCATTGAACATATCAAAACGCTTGGTGCAGGATGTACGGTAACCATCCTTAAATAAAACAGTGAGCTTGTAACTGGTCTCGTTCATATTGATGATATTCAGATCCTTGATAGCCTCTGCGAATGGAGTACCCAGATTCAGTTCAAAGGCGATAGACCGCAGGCAGTCGTAGTTCAGATCGATCTTGCCAGAAAAATCGACCACAGCTGGGATCTGATCGTAATACTTCTCTTCGAGCTTATCTTTGAGATAGGTTTCGACCTCGTCGGCGCCCGGGTAATCGAAGCGGAAGTGATAGTGGAAGCGACCGGGACGGTTGACCAGATAATCGTTCAGGCCATTGAGCTGGTTACAAGTGACAACGAAAAGCTTTTTGCCCGCGCTGGTGCCATCAAACAGACTCAGCATTGTATCCTGCGGATTTTCATTGTCCCGGGACTTGAAGGTCTTATCAAACTCGTCAAACAGGATCATAACTTCCTGATTGATGGATTCGATAAAATTGGCGATACCGCCGATATAGCGGTTAGCCAGAATTACAGGATAGCCCCGCTTAATGGCCTCGATTGCAATCATCTTAGCGGTCAGAGATTTGCCGATGCCTTTATTGCCGCTGAGAATGACACCCAAGTTGCGGTTGAACGCTTTGAACGAATTCAACACTTTAGCAACCTTGCCACTCTGGACACCATACACCTTTTCGTTGATGACCATATCAGGGCGGCGGGACAGATAGAAACCGGTCATCTCAGAACAGTGGATATCATAGGTACCCGCCGGGATCTTGTCATACGCCTTCATATCGTCGCCATACAGGAACAGATTGCTTGCGCTTTCAACAACTTTCATTTTTGATACTTCCCTTCTCAGTTCAGCTCTTTCAGCTTCTTCATCAACTGCTCGACATCCATATCTTCCAGTTCCTTGTCCTTCTTCTTTGCCACGATCTTCATAATCTTATCGCGCTGCGCCTTCTTCTCGGCAGCATTCACACGTGCCTCGGACTCAGCCAACTTGACAGATACGATATACTTGACCAGCTCGATCTTGTTTGCCAGCTCAGTATCTTCGGCGCTCTTAACAGCCAGCAAAGAGTCCTCGTCTGCGGTCTTCTTCTGACGATTCAGAGTCTTAAAGATTGCATCCAGAGCCTCAACATTCAGGTCCCACAGATCCTCAACAGTCATGACGCCCTTGTAGGTAAAACGGTAACGATTACGAGTTGCGATTTCAAACAGATTCTTTTCCATAATAATTTCCCCTTTCAAAATTACAGTAACGACCGACAAACAAGACATTTTGTCGTGCCAACAAACATATCATCAGTCCAATGTTTACTATGGTTGTCTTCTTCGATTCGGTAGTATTCTCCAACTTCAGCAATCGTCACAATTTTTCCAGCAAGTTTCATTCTTTCTTCTAATGACCACTTGATTGTTATAGTATATCCGGTATTGTTATTCCGATCTCGCATATAATACTCTTTGTATTGCACAAAATTATCGATTAAGCGCACTTTATCCCCAACTTTGTAACGAGCCATTAAATCACCACTTTCAGAACTCTCTCAGTAGCGCCCTGCACCTTGACAATGAAGGAATCGTGTTTCGTCTCAGAGAAGCCAACGCCAGACAGCTGATCATCAACGGACTGAACTGCCATCTGAGAACCAAGAGCCTCAAATACACGCTTATGCTGTAGCAGTTCCGCTTTCAGGAATTCATTGTAGAAGCCATTGGGTTTTTCAGGGTTGACGCAATCCTTGAGCATAAAGAAGTAGTGGCGGTTGCCATTACCAGTCTGCTCATCCCAGTAGTTCGGAGAATACATTGCCACAGAAACAGGCACAAACTGATTGGAGTTCACACCCCAGATCTCGCGGGTACTGGTAGAACTGGGCAGCAGCTCCTTGATAGAGAACTTGCCATCCTTCAGCGTGACTTTTGCCACGGAGACATTCTGACCCTGATGCAGCGGCTTATCATAGTTAAACGAGTAGATGTTGCCATCGAATTCGATCTCAGCACGGAAACCAGTTTTACCTCCACGACTAGTAAAACAGTTCACATAGAAGCTGTACTCACCTTCCTTCATCCTTTCGATGTCAGGCCATGTAATATTCTCGACCGCAGCTTTACCCTGATTAGGATGAATAATATCCACATCCAGACGGCCATTAGTACGAGGATTCCAACAGTTGCCGAAGTAGATGTGATTCTTATCGGGTTCAATGCAATGAGCATCCTCATCATTTGCATCGTACTCACCCGGCTTATCGTTCCACTGAATAGAGAAACGCAGCACGCCATCCACCTTGCCACCAGCATTCTTGACGTTCTCACGAATCTGGCTGTCTGTCATATTGCCGGTATATGCCCAGCTAAAACCATTCTGCCACTTGAACATAGACGGCGCACTCTTATCCTGAGGCGCAATCAGAGACATCATATTCTTCAAGAACCGATTCTCCATGAACAGTTCCAGACCGGTCGCGGTCGGCAGCACATTTTTAATGAATTTATCAATGTTGATTTCCTCTGCGCGGCCGAACTTCTTGGGGTCAATCGCAACAGTCTTAGCCATTGCTTCAAACGGATTCATAGCGCCAAGCACACGAGGAGCAGCATCACGGTTGCAGAACAGGATATTGTTGGCGGTGATATCGTCCAGAGTAGCAAACCGACGACCCAGACTGTTCATATAACCCAGCTCGGTGACAGTCTTCTGTGCATCTTCCAACATCTTCTTGGTGAAAATCGCCTTGGGACGCTTATAGTTTGCAGGAGCAACAACCTTCTCAAAGGCAGTAACGGCTGCATCCACGTTCATACCATCACTCAGATTTACCAGCAAAGTACCGATAGCGGTGTTACGGATACGAAGTTGTCCCATATCGCTCCACGCCGGTGCCAGCCAAACATAAGCGGCCTTGTTCTCAGCCAGAGTATTATTGTATTCAATCTTGTTAGTCTTGAATACCTTGACGGCGTTTTCAAACTCCTTGCCGCGATACAGACTATTCTGAGCAATCAGCTCCAGCACAGTATCAACAGCCTCCATGGTTAGCTCTTCCAAAGAACGCTTGAACACATTTGCGGAATCACGCCACTGAGCCATCTTGGTAGCCACATCATCTCCACTGGTAATAAAACGCTGCGGAATCTTGACTGCGAAATGATCCCAAGTATGCACATCCTTGTGGTTTTCATCGTACTCGTAGTTCATCTCGGTGCCAAACATATTGCTAGAACCGATCATATTGCGACTGACAAAGTACGGATTCACAATGGCGCGGCTCTTCACGTAAGCGGCCAGCGCATCAACAACAGGCTGATACTTTACAGACTTTGCATCAAAATCCCACACAGTAATCATTTTTCCATCATTAAACGCCACCAGCTTGCCGATATTCTTCACGAAACGGCGGCAGCAGGAACAGTCATACTCGCGCCGCTTACGAAACAATTCATTCGTGCCGGCCGGGAAGCTGTCAAGATACAGATTGTACAGTTCATCTTCATCAGCGTCAGTGACAAACAGAGGGTTTTCGCCCTTCACCATCTCATCAAAATGCTCCTGCAGCAGAGTACGAAATTTCTTGAAATCAGACATTGTTATTATTCTCCTTTTGTTTTCATATAGCTCATAAGATAAATACTCAAGAGTTTGTCAGTTACTTCAAAACTATGCCAAACCCAACTGTATTTATCCGTCCATACCTCGCCAGTCGGTTCCCCATCAACGATATCGGTCATTCTATCAGCCCCGGGTAAATCTGCCATATTGAAAAGACATTCTTTGGTCTCTTCCTCAATAAATGCAGCTGCTTCTTCCTTTGAAGTAAAGAAATCAGGATGAAAGATTTCGCCATCTGAACTGCACTCGATCACGCACCAGATTTCATTCATACAATCACCTCACAACAATGATTTGCAACATAGCGGCTTAACTGGTTCAAGCATTTCATCGCTCCATGCCCAACCACCAAACCCTTCTAAAACATATGCAATGCCGCAGTCTGAAACGGTTGCAATCTTGCCGGCGTAACTACACATAGAATTACTAACTCTTAGATTACATCCTGGCATTGTTCCACTTACCATTTTGTAACTTCCGAACTTATGAAGATCTTGGCGGACTCTAACTTTGTCGCCGGGTTTATACTTGCATTCCATTTCTAACCCTCACAATAAACTTTTGCAAATCAAGTTCTTTGGACGATCAAACATTTCATCTGTGTAATAATATGTTTTTCCGTCTTCAAGAATTTTGTATCGACCGTTTGCTTTATGAGAAATATGTACAATTTGTCCACGATAACCTACTTGTCCACGTCCACTCCATGACGTCTCAATACCATTGGCATCCGGTTCTGGACCAGATCTCATGTAATAAACTGTTCCAGATTGAAGATCTTCCCTGACGCGAATTGCTTCTCCATTCTTATATTTGTACTTGCTTTTCGACACGTTCTCTTACCTCTTTTCATAATAAACTTCTACATGTAAACGGCTTTTTAGATTCTTCGAACATTTCATCTGCCCAATATCTGGAATTTTCTTTTACTCTGTAACACATTGCACTCCCACAACAATCATAGCTCTCGATTGTGACTTGTTTCCCTCGAAGATTTTCCATAGAAGAAGTAGCAATAATGGCATCATATGGAGTTTCTCCTGACAACATCTTGTACCCTTCACGATGTGATAAATCTTTTCTAACTGTTACTTTATCTCCGGGTTTAAACTTATAATTCATAGTTCATTCTCCTTCAAACCAGTCAGAAACATTCTCAGATACTTCATCAAGTTTTTCTTGATCCATTTTGATATATCTCATCGTAATACGCTGATTACTGTGGTTAAATTTGTTTTGCAGAATACTCACGATGTTCGCTTCATCAACTGTACCCTCGGCGCTTTGTAACGCGGCCATAGCATAAGTTTTACGCATAGTGTGAGTAGATAACTCAATATTCAAACCACACGCCTTACCAGCCTTCTTCAAAAGGTTGCTCACCGATCTAACGTTAAGCTGTCCACCTTTCTTGCTCTGAAAAAGAAGTGTGTCGCGGTCAATTCGAAAACTAATTGCCTGATAATATTCTCTTAAAGCTTCTTTTGCCATATGAGAAATCTTACACACGTTTCGCTTGCCGGTCTTCTGCTCGATCAGCTCAATATGATCTTTTACATGAGCGTTCTCATAATAAACATCAGCCGTTTTAAGCTTCAACAAATCGCCGCATCGGACACCAATTGAACAACCGAGAATGAACATCGTTTTGTTTCTAAGCGCGATTTTTTCAGCTCCGTTAGACCCAAGGTAATCAACAATCTTCTTGAAATCTTCCTTTGACTTGATAGGATCTGCCGGGGTTGGCTTTCTGCGCCCATCCTTGAGATAAAGACTATCCGTCCGACGAGGTCTCCGTGTTTTTTTCGTTGCAGTGGCACTTTTAACGGCCTGCTGAATAATTCGTTCAATATCGTCCTCTGTAACGACGAGTTTTGCAGGCCGATCTTCAACTGGGAAAAGGATGGTTTTTTGTGCCACTTTCTTTGCGGTTTCTGCCATTAAAATTCACTCCTTTACAAAAGACTTTTACATGTAAATGGTTTTGGAGACTCAAACATCGTGTCAGTCCAACTCCAATATTCGTTGTCCTCACAGAGCGTATAAACACCGTATGTTTGGCGATCGATTGTCATAAGTTGACCACGGTATCTTTCCATATCTTCATTAACTCCCGGATCGCAGCCATAATTTTCGCCGCTTTGCATTGGATATTCTGCGCCGGCTGTCAAATCTTTCCGAATTCGTACTTTTTGTCCAATTTTATATTTGTAATCCATAATCAATCTCTTTTCTAAATTGTGAGTAACAGTTGGCTGGAAGAACATTTGCGAGATAATTTGGAGGGATCTTTGATCCCGGAAGCATTGTCGAGTAAATGTTCTGATGGCCAATGAGTCGCAGTGATTGCAGCCGCGATCTCCAGCTCTGCTGGGATTAGGCTGCAGAACGGAGACTCCGCGCTTGCGAACTAATTTGATCCATAGCTCAGAAGGGCGAGGCTGCCAACCCAGGCGGCCCATGGAGCCCGTATGAGCGTGCTATGGTATTCTTCATAACTGTCGGTCAACCGGCAGCTCGCGACGTAAAACGCCCGATATTCAAAAGAGATTACAATATATAATTACTTAGATTCTTTGTCTTGTTTTCGCAGTTCATCAACAAGACATTCCAAACAGCTCTGTAGAGCGTCGTGTCCGGCCTCAAGCATTGCCTGATGAATATTCACTTCAAAATCGCACAAGAGATCTGCACATAAGCTCATATCCTCTGCATCGATTTCTTTGATGCCAAGTTCCTTGATTGCGCTTGCAACATCAGACGGTCCCCAATAGACCATCGCTCTGTGGTCGTCGATATCCAACAGGTCAACTGGACACCCGATGGATTCCTCTACGACACTTGCCGCTTGATCGAGCAATTCAACTGGAGTGCCGCCATCTCTGCACATCATTTCAATCATTAGAAAACAACTCCTTCTTTTGGTTTTAAGTCAGCTTTGAGCATTGCCATCATATCAACACGATACTTTTCGTTGTACCGAGAAATCACCGTGTCGACCGATTCTTTTTCTACCATACGGTAGTAATTCAGCCTACCATTAAACTGCTGCAGGTCTTCAAGATCCCACGTTTTTCCTTCTTTCCTGCAGACGATGTAATTAGATGCCATCTTCTTGAAGTCCTTAAAATTGCGCCATCCGACTGTGATATCGTTATTGGCGTTCCACATCAAACCGAGCATCCAGTTTTCGCTCGAATGCCGATTACCATAATGCGTTTTTTCTTCATTCAAAGTAAACGGAGCATTGATTGCGTCCAACGTCTCTTTGATAATATCCTGCATTTCCATCGGGTCAAAACTCAAATAGCAGCTGATGGTGATATCGTCTGCATATCTGGTGTATGTAAAAGTGCGAGAAATGCCGTCTTTCATAGTATATTTGTAAGAAAGCTTCTTGTTTAACATATAATCAAACGGGATCATCATAACGTTCGTGATCCACGGACTGATTGGCGTTCCCTGCGGAAGACCGCCGTTCAAGAAGCACAGACGCATCGCTTTAGTCAGCTGATTGTATCCATTTCGATCCTTCATAATGAGAGAAAACGGATAAATCTTGCTGAACATACTGTAGATAAACTCAGGAGTGGAGCTCGGGAAGAATCCATGAAAGTCAAACTTGACAGCCCAGTTATTTTCATAGGTGACGATCTTTTCTTTCCCAGTCTCACGATCTTTTACTGTATATCTGTGTCCCGCCTGATGCTTTTTAATTGCACTCAGAGTACCGCGCCCATTGATATATGCGTGTGCTGCCGTGTGATAATCAGCAATCATGAAACTTTTTAACAGCGTCCGCAACTCAACCAGTGCATCGCTTAATTCATTGGTTGGTGCATCAATTGGACGAACGCCACCAGTCTTCTTGGGAATTTCAAAGTGATAGTAATGCTCCGACAGATCACGTACCGCTTCAAGACGGGCGTATTTCTGATTGAATTCCGTAAGCCGTGTAATCATATTGGTAACGTTTGTAATGGCTACAAGGCGATCGTTCAACCCATTACGCTGTACAGTTCTAGTAGAAGTTTCATCGCCAGCATATTTCAACTGGTTCACGTCAACGACTCCGCTAAGGATTTCATCAAACGTAATCTGCCTTGTTCTCGGCGGATTCCAATAAGTAACGTACATATGTTTACCTCTTCTAAATCGTGATCTAAATGGTGGTTTGTATGCTCAGGGAGGTGCCTTCGACGGGACGTCTTCCTGCTAGTTTGCGTTTTGAGCTCGCTGCCGGTACGTGTCTACGTTGATTATTTCTGTCAACGAATCCAACTTACCTGCGGAGTCGACGTACGCCGCATGCGATCACACGCCTCGGTTTCTCCGGTGGGATGTATATGATCTTACCTTTACGAACCTGTCGGTCATCCGGCAGGACTGTATATTTCAACAGTAATTCATCACGATTTTTTTATTTATTCTTTATGCAGCCGTAACGTTAAAAGTGTACGGATTTGCAACGATCATTTTCTTCAAAGGTGCGATATTGGTCGCGAAATTGATAAAGTTCGTAACCGCCAAACAACACACGAAACGAACAGTCGGGGCGAGACCTTGAACGATGCCACATGCAGAAACCGGAGTGCCAGCCTGCGCATCTTCATGAGAGAAGTTCATAGAATTCCATAAATTCTCTCGGTCTTTTTCCTTGCTCCAATCCGCTGCCCAGCACTGTGCATCATGGAATCCAGTGCGGACATCAAACACACCCTTGATATTCGGATTGTACTTGTTCGCCTCCATGAACTGCTTGCGAATTTCGATATTGTCGACCGCGAGGAATACATAACCGCGAATCATCTCGCCCTGCCAACCATTCGGCTTCAGAACGATTTCATCTTTGGCATCAGGATTGATGGAGCAGATAATATCGCGAACCGCCTCGACTTTCGGAGCTTCAATATTGTTGGCGAAGAACATCTGGTTGACGATATTCTTGCTTTCAACCTCGTCCATATCCCACAGCGTGAAATTCTTTAGACCATACCGTGCGAGAAGTTCCGCCACGGTAGAGCCAACAGAACCACAACCAATAATGTGGATCTGACCGCTGATATCATCGGGGTTGAACACCATTTCAAGCTTACTCAGATTCATTTTGTAGTCCTTTCTTTAATTGTCATACGGAAAACAGCTGGAATTCCAGCACGTATCAAGATCTTCTGGATTCTCCTTGTAATAATTGACCAATGGATATCGAGTCTCAGACACTTCGTTGACTTTCGGAGCCGCTGCGCCAGTTACCGTCTTGATTTGCGGCACTGGCGTTTGCGTGGCGACTGTTTGCGGGTACGTTTTTTGCGGCGTAACTGCTTTACCATAGTAGGTGCCTGCTCCATAAGCTCCGTAATTTGCGACTGTGCTTGCGACATATACAGGGCGCTTTCGAACCGTTTTGTCTGCATCTTCGAGAAATCGAGTCGAGTCAAAATCTCCAACAGTAACCTTGACATCGGCTCCCTCATAGATGACATTGTCGGCCAGATCAATGACGCGAACATTGTACTGCCGCTTCTTGTTCCAGATCATAAAAATCTGATAACTCGTCGGCTTGAGTCCGTCAATGAATCGCCACTGATCCTCCATATCGCGGCTGCTCGGCGTTACACCGAAATCGACATGGCTGTGTCCCTGAAATCTCAGGTTGCGAATCGTTTCAACAGGCAGCGCCTGAAACCACTTTGAAAATTCTTCCTGATCGGTGTCTACGGTGGTGCCAGTCACGGTCTGAGGATACAGCAGAATCTTGGTAATCTGAAAATGCGTCTTATCGATACGATTCACGATGCCGCGCCATGCAACCTCACAATCGAAGTGATCAATCAACGCAAACATTTGAGAATACGCTTCATAGGTGAAATTCACCTCGACAGCATCCTTCTTAACAGACGCAAAATTCTTCTTGTATGAAAAAGAATCCGTCTTAACCCTACCGGTCTTATACAGCTCCTGAACAAATTCACGTGCCATATCTGCTACAACCTGCTCCGTGATGTTAATGGGCTTCATCTTCAATGACCTCCTTCTTTACTGCTTCTGCTGGTGCTGCTGCGTCTTTCTCGTTCTTGAGAATGTCAAATACTTCTGCCACCGTGTACAAGTTGCCCGCGTTATCCTCGATACACTTGCGAGTTTTGATATAGGATTCGTCAAACAAATCATACATGAGATCGCTTACAACGGTGCCATCCTTCCAGTTGATGGATGCGCTTGAACCAATAATCGTAGTCAGGACGCCAATGTAATCGTGTTTTACACTAAGCGCATTGAGCATCTCTCGATAACCGCTATAGCACGCATGCCGATCGATATGAGGCTGACGAATACGATCCTTCATCAAATCAGAGCGACCTTGCATATCAGAACCACGAATTGCTTCAACCTTGCAGCTGGAATACAGTCGCCATTCACAGTAGGTGCGAATAGCGAACCGATGTGTCTTCCAAATTGACACAAAGAAATCTTTCGTAAGTTCCGTGTCATACGGCGAACGCTGAAAAATGTAGCTTCGACTATTTGCCTTTTTCTCAACACAAGTGCGGAACTCGCCCTCATCACAATCGTTCAGCGTGCCAACATAACCAATAGAGATTCGATCACTGTTGGAGTCAAGATAAACCAGCGTCTTGCAGCGCTTCAGGAAATTAACAATTGCAGCTTCGTCATCCTCAGTGCAGCAAGCACGGTCCATGATCATAGTGAGTTTAAATTGAGCTTCTTCAAGACTTTTATTTCTCTCACGGATATCGTTATATTTACTTTCAATATCATCTTGAATACTACGAATGTATCGTTCCTGCCGAGAAATTTCGTTGGCGTAATCCTTCTTGCAAAATCCCTTCAGAGCGCCACGCAACTTCTTACCATAGAAATCGCCGGTCTCGTATGCCTTCTCCATGTATTTGCCGAAAGCTTTGTTGTCCTGATCATAAAGAGTACGCAGCATCGCCTTCTCATCATCAGTCAGCGGCTGATCAGCGAAAAACCACGGCATCAGGTTTGGCAAACAACTCGCCGCCATGTGCATGGCCTGAATCAGATTCTTCTTAGCACAAACAACGACAACACCCTGCTTCTTTTCATTCTGATATACATAGACGTTGCCATTCTTATCGATGTACTTAGCTGCGACATCCATGATCTTCCAACCGGCAGCTTCGTAATCCGCATTGTACTTCTTGAACTCAGAAATAATGGCGTCTGCTTTCTTATCGTCGATCGTCTGAAACATGATGCCAAATTTCATCTGATTGAAAGCGTTATCTTCATGAACGAACATGTCCTTAGTGAACTTTTCGTCGTCGCCCATATAGAACTGTTGGCAATCAATAATTGACTGAATGCGATGTCCTCCCGAAATAGAATGCTTGATACGGTCATCATTGATCAGTACGCGCAGTACGGACAACATCACATTATCGTTGAGATTGCTATTGTCGCAATTCAGAATCAACGGATATGCTTCGTCGCAATCTCTCGAACCGATCTTGCTGGAATAAGCTGTGAAAGCCATATGTATTTCCTCCTATTTAATTTCAAAGCCCAGATACTGGACACATATAAGGCAGACTTTAACCGGCCTGCCAGCGGCTGCAGTGTTTAGAATATCGTTGTAACCAATAACGAATTCAGCGGTTTATTTTCAAATTAGTGCGATTAGTTCATACCAGTCGCATTGTCATGCTTGGAGATGGAGGCCAGATACACCTCATCGCCGACGCCCAGCTCAGACAGCGGAGTGTTCAGCTGTGCCACCGTCAGAATGCAGCCATCCAGAGTGCTCTGGCCATTGGCGTAGTTCACGCCATGCTTTGCGAACACGTCCTTCGGGGTCATGCTGGTAGCAACAACGTCCTCGATCTTGTCGTCATTAGTGGTAACCCAAATCTTAATCATAGTATGTACTCCTTTTTAATTTGAAAAATATCGTTTACTCGTTAAAATGCCGGACGTATTGCGCAGGAACATCCGGCGTGGAACCTCGGCGGCGCTCTTACTCGGCGTCTGCGTCCTCACCATCGATAGTGATTGCAGCATTCATGGCAGCCTCATCAGCGTTGATGGACTCCATAGCGGCTGCGATCTGCTCCTCGATCTTGGTGCCGCGAACAATGGTCAGACCAATCATGTCGCGAACCCACTCCTTGATCTCTGCCTCAGACTTCATGCCAGCAGGAACAGGACGGCTCAAAACGGCAACCTTATCGCCAGTGACTGCATCCTGAGCAAAAGCCACGCCGAACTTGCTGATATCATCCTTAGAAGCAACAGCAATGGCGCTCACAAGCTTCTTCTCCTTGCCCTCGCCCTCATACAGCTTCAAAACCTCGGGACGGAACTTCTCGACCTTCTTCAGGGTAGCGACATCGTATGCGGAAGTGACGAACAGGTTGTTGAACTTAACGATTGCTTTCATAATGTTTTCTCCTTTGTAATTAAAGATTGATATGTAAACGGGCAATCACCCGTTGTACCTTATGCGGTTTGCAGTAGCTCCTTCATATCATCCAGAGCTTCATCCCATGTATCGGCCGACTGAATAAACTGACCACTATCCGCCGATACGATTTCATAGTGGCCGTCAACATACTTGATAACCATTTCTTCACTCCTTTATATATTTAAGTTATGTTTGTATGGTCAAAAAATAAAATCACAGAAGTGATTTGCAGGTAAGTTTTACTGGACACGGCTCCCAAAATCTTTGCGGGCACCAAGTAATCGTTGTTTCTCCACTTGTAAATGGGTCTAACATCTCTACAACTGGGTAAGCTCCATCAAATCTTACGATGCGCCCTCTTTTGTTGCGATTCACATCGTTTTCAGACACTTCATTGCCGATTCTGACTAATTGCCCAACATGTAAATCGTATTTCATACAACTGTCTCCTCTGTAATTGTCCATGTGTGACGATAACCAGCCGGAACGTCTGCGACACGCGCTCCCCAATCGTCAATATAGCTATCTCGCATACTTTCTGAATCATTTACGTCGTGTTCGTTCAAACACTCTAAGAACAAATCCTGCATCCTATCTGCCGCGTCTGCATGATTCGCATAAACGTGTTCAACACAAGCGAACGCCCATTCGTAAGAATTTTCGACACAGTCATGAAGAACATAAACCTTCATACTGTCACCCCCCCATCAAAGCATTTCACAAAACTCGCCAAGCTTGATCCACAGCCAATATGTAGACTGATCCATTCGAACAACATCAGGGACACCGCGAATAAGCGCCCACTCATGCGCCATCTTAAACAACCTTGCACACGCTGCTTGTTCCTGTTTGGTAAACTGTTCATTCCAGAGCCTACGGCGAGTGCCACTGTTCCAACGAGCGCCTTCCCGAGTTTCGCAAACAAACATAAACGGAATCGTCTCGAGAACTTCCTCATGTGACATGGTGATCATAATGTTTAGCTCCTTTCATTTTCAGTTGTAGGGCTGAGTTCTTTTACTTTGTCAACTGCATAGTCGATTACATCAGTGACATATTCAGTGGCGTTGTTGATATTATCTTGTGTAAACATATCAGCAGCGAGCATTTTATAACAGGTCTTGGAAGAAGGAGTAAAGACAAGAATCGCTAGGCTCACAATTGCCGCAATTGACATCTTTACAACAATCTTGCGCTCTCTTAAAACATCTTCATCCTTTTCTCCATAACGAACGAAATCATGCAGCCAATCAAACAACAAAAAACCAGAGATAGAAACAAAACCAATAGAAGCGAAAAGCGCCAAAAGCTGAATGGTATCAGCCATACCAATCAGATAAAACACCCACGGACTGATAATAGAATTCATAATACTTCGTTCCTTTCATTGTGTGTTGACATTCGAACAATGGTGCTACCAGCGGGACTTGAACCCGCACGTCTCTCGACATCGGTTTTTAAGACCGAAGCGTACTGCCATTTTCGCCATGGTAGCATATAAAAGAAAATCAGAAACAGCCAACATTCGTTTTACGTTCCAGTTTACTGGCTACCTGAAGGGTATTCGTCCGACAGCTACTCGGCTTGCACCTTATTCCCCTTCCTATTTGGCTCAGCATCATTTACCGGTGTGATGCCTGTCGTTTGCCAATGAACGGCCAATCCCCGATCTAGCTGGAACAACTGATTTTCTATTCCCCATTTAGTTAGAGACCTAATGAGTAAAGATGTCTACCTACACCGGTTGTGGACGGACTTACCCGGCTGGATTTATATGTAGGAGTCTCAAACCGTCGCACATAATGGAGCAGCGAATGGGAGTCGAACCCACGCCATCGACTTGGAAGGACGATGTACTAGCCGTTATACGACCGCTGCATATAAACCCGGCTTACTAAGCCTTATTGCCACAGCATACGCCATGGAGCCGGGAATAACAAGGAAGAAAAGAGGTAAAGCCCGAATAGGAGGAATGAGACCCTATAAGCGGGCATCGGAGTGACTGGTTGGACTTGAACCAACGGCGCGCAGTTAGCTTGCTGCTCTACCATCTGAGCTACAGCCACATAAGATACTCGGCTTACAAAGGTCAACTGCACTCTTTCAAGTGAGCCGAGAATAATTGACGAAGAAGTATAAAAATGAACTCCCCCTTTCGGGGTGGTATCTCGCACAGGCGCGGCTGGATCTGACCGCTAAAGATCCTACCCATACGAGATTGGTGCTCACAAGAAGACTCGAACTTCCACGTCATAAAAGACAAGGGACCCTAAAACCCTCGCGGCTGCCAGTTTCGCCATGTGAGCATATCAAAAGCAGGATTGCGTACCTGCTACGACTTGTTCAGTCACGGTGATTCATGTCTGGAACCCATGAGTCACTAAGCATCTGTGAGGAAAAGGAGATTTTTGGGCGAAATAAATCGCCATGGTAGCCCAACTCGGATTTGAACCGAGAATATAAGACAAGGTTTGAGCTTGCTGTGTCTGCCATTCCACCATTGGGCCATATAAATCTTGATAGATGTTTTAACCAGTTATAAACTACAAGACTGATTTGGAATCTCACCATTTCTGCCGAGATGGGCTTCGAACCCGATTTCTTCTATCAAGATTCTCACATTTTTAGATCTTGTGTTGATCTCTGGACACGGGTTTAACGTCTCCGTCCCGACAGGGTTACTTCATATCGTTCAGTACAGGGATGCTGGCATCACCGCCGACATAAGTAGGAAGCTTACCATCCCACTTTTCATACATCTGCTGCTGAATCAGCCGGTCGCTCAGAGACTCAGAAATGATTTTATTCGCCTCGGCTTCTGCATTCGCCTTGGAAATCTTGGTCTGATTCTCAATCTCCTGCGCCTCGTCATTGCGCTCTGCCACAAAGGACTTGTTAATAGCAGCCTGAACAGACGCATCGTCGTACTCAATGCCATCCTTCATGCCAAGGACAGTAATCGTGATACCGCGCTCTGCAAAATACTCAGTCACATCCTTGCGGACATAGTCCATGATCTCGGCCTTCTTCTCAAGGATCTCATTCATGGTGTACTTAGCGCACATTTCAACAAAGTCAGCTTCAACACGAGCACGGATTTCAGTATCCATAATCTCGGAGAGCTGCTTGTTGTTGTAGGAATACAGGAACTTGACTGCATCATTTTCAGTATAGATCTGAGCAGAACAGTTCATACCGACGGAGAAGCCAATAGACTCCTTGCTTTCGGCAGAGATGGATTGGTTGACAGTGCTGGTACCACTATCCTTGCCCTCGGACCATTCACGAGTAACAGGAGTTCTATTGACGACGACCAACATGTTATCCGGAACCCAAGTACCAATGATGTCAGTCGGCGACAGATGTCGCTTCGAGTAAGTAATGTACACCTGCTTGGCTGCAACCTTTGCCTCGGCGAGCATTTCCTCACTCTCAAAGGACGCCTGTTTTCCCCCGCCCTCAGAGAGTGAAATCAGAAATGCAGTTTCATGAGGTTCGATTGTATACACCTCTTTCTTGGTGCACCCCGTAAAGGTCAGCGCCATCACGATTGCACACGAAACCACGAAAATCTTTTTGAACTTCTTCATTCGTTCCTCCTTTTTAATTTTTGAATAGAATATATACCACAGCTCCAATCGCAAGCGACAGAGCTACAGACACCGAAAGAGCCAGCTCGCTGACACGTCCGTAAAGAGAACTTATACTTCCTGTTGCCATTTGAACAAGCGAGATGTGCCGTAGAAGTTTCTCAAAAATGTCATCAAGACTCAAAAACGAAACAGCCGATGCGCAAGCTGCCAGCAATAAATCTTTATGTTTTTTCATAACTTGCCACCTCAGAATCAAAGATATCAGTGTACTTGGTGTACAGCTTACCATTATGATAGTAGGTGTTGTAATCGCACTGGGTCACATACCACCAAGCCTTTTTATGCCCCGCCAGCAGGAGGTCGTGCAGATGATAAGTTCCTTTGTAGTTTTCATCTACATACTGCCGGAATGTAAGCTCGTCGATATCGTCGCTTTCTTGAACAATAGCTGAAATCTTGCTAACTTCGTATTCGTCCATAGAATCGTCCACAACGAATACTACTCGAACGATTTCTTTCCCCCGGCGACAAATCTTGTAAAGCTCCTCTGCACAATGCAAATGATACACAACTCTATCAAACTGTTCGAATGGAAACATTAAAATTCCATCATCATGATCAAAATCATAATAGCTCGTATGCAACTCAATCTTGCGACCAAGCTCTTTACACACCGAAAAGAATCCTGTCCACCACGCCTGATGTTCCCACCAGTGATAAAGTGGGTCACCGCCACCAGACACAGACACCCAATTACAGTCATTACATTCGTTTTTCAGAACATGCTCCAACTGCATATAAGAAGAATACTCCTCTGTCGGTGTCATCTTGAGCTTGTTGTTACGGACGATGCACTCAGGGCAGCTGTAATGGCAACCAAAGTTCGTGATGATGCTGAGATATTTGTCATCCATTTTGATTTACTCCTTGTTAATGGTAAGCTGAATAGACCAATAATCTCTGTCGTTTCCAGTGTAAATCAAAGAGTTCAAAACTTCTGAGTGCCGATCGCACTCGTGATAGATTTCTGGACCATGGCTCTGAAGCCATCCAGACTCCACTCCGAATTTTTTAACGATTTCTCCTTCATCAATGACTGCGATGCCATCGGAAGCCTTATCTTTCGCTTCTTCAATCATCCATTCAACGATTTCTTTGATATTCAGATTTGCCATGATTCATACCTTCTTTCAAAATGTTACTAAAAAATGGTGGGCCAGGAGGGATTTGAACCCCCGATCAAGCAGTTATGAGCTGCCGGCTTTAACCAGACTAAGCTACTAGCCCAAGAGAGGAGGATTTGACCATGTAACGACATCAGCGATGCGCAATGCGACTTAGCCGCGTCAGCGGATACAACTAGGTACATTTTGTCTTCCCTAGAGTCCATCCTCAAAGGCTGCCCTTTTAAATCCACTCTCCGCCAGTCCGGGCACCAAACTGACTAGACCACTTTCGCAGGTCATCCTATCGCCTACTCATGTTGTCACCAGACCCTCACTCCACGAGGAGCTACCCCGTCGCAGTCTGTTCGCACAATTTCGGTCAAAGCGTTATGAATGCATTGCATCCACGGTGGAATTGCGCCACCCCAGCGACCTCGCACTACACTACGCTGTCGCATCGAACCTAGCTTTGCGGCTTGCGCCACTGGTGGACCCGGTGGGATTCGAACCCACGTCCAGAACTATTACTCGTACACAATCTTCTTACGCAATAGTTAGCATTTAGAATTTTTGAAAGGAATTCATGCCGCCAACACAGCAAACCCAGGGACGTAACGGTTTGTTACATCACTCCACCACTCGGTTTTAGCGTCCGAGAACGCCGGTGTTTATTACCGTTTACATCGGGTTCCGGGATTTATTCTTTGAACCATCAAGCATTTACCTGCCTATCAGGATGCTGTTTTGGGCACGGCATCAAGCCGCGCAGCGATAACTATTGTAGTTAGCGTTTATTGTTTTTTGCCTCGTAAGGTGATGGCCGACCTGCGAATTGTGAATTTTCATAGCCCTGTCGAAAACCTTTCGGGCCCATATAAAGCAGGATTATCGTACCTGCTCGGCATTTTCAGCCACGCGATTTCGCCTAATGGAAACCGTTTTTATACACACAATAGGCACAGGTAGAAAGGAAAGACCCTGTACCATGGTCGAGCATGAGGGATTTGAACCCTCGACTTCTTGCGCCCAAAGCAAGCGCCCTTCCAAACTGGGCTAATGCTCGATATATGCCGGTCTTTCCCGGCTGTCAGTCCCAAGGACAATGGAGGAAAGTAGATAGCTTAGATAGCTGCCGCCACAATCTTTGCGGCTTCCTTAAACACTTTCAAATTCTTATCAGAATGCTGGAAGATGTCAGGAGTAGTCTTGGGCGGCTTATTATGAGAACGTGCATACGCCTTGCGCATACGATCCATCTTGACAACGCCGATTGCGTCATAGATTTTTGCATAGGTAACCCAATACCCAATCGTCTTATCACCCAGCTTTTTTGCAATGGGTTCAACGATCGGAAGTGTAATGCTCGGCTTGTAGTAATATTTCTTTTTCGGTTCTTTGACCGCAGGAGCTTCAGCCACCGGCGTTTCAACCGCTGGAGCTTCAACTTCAACCGCCTGAACCTCTGCCACAATCTTGATGTCATCGCCGCCCGGAGTTTCAGGAGACAATACAGGCGGAAAATCCTCAAGCTTATGCCGTGTAGGAATCATGCTGGCAGGGATCATCGGCGGATTTCGCTTGCTCACATGCGGCTGCCTCTTTGCTTCCTCGGGATCAAAAAGATCGTTCTCGTAGCGATCCTTGAGTCGGCAATAGAAACTTGACCGAATGTTATCGTTGGCCATCTCCACAATATCAATGAGCGGGATCGAATAAACATCCGAAATATCCTTTTTCTTCGCGTAGAGCTTTCGTTCTTCGTATACCGACCATCCGAACTCTTTCTCGAAGGTTTTGTACATGCCGTTAAAGATGTCTTTTTGGGGCACCCCCTCAATGTGGGAGATTTTTCGCACCATCTCCTTAACGTCATATTTCCACGAAGTTTCTGCTGGATGAATATAAGTTTTGCGCGGAGTATAAGAACCATTCTGATGAGTTGGCTGCTGGATGGTCGTTGCCAGCTGCTTCTTGATCTGTTCGATTGCAGAGATGATGATTTCATTTTTCCCAACAAGGCGCTCTGACTTATCAAGTCCCGCTTTTGTGAAATGAATCAAGTTCTCAAGTGCCGCCCTATCCTGTTGACGCTTTTCTTCAAGCTCGGCCACCTGAGAACAAAGCTGGATCTGAGACTGGCGAAGTTCTTCAATGCCTTGAGTCATAACATCAAAGCGTGCCTGTCGCCGCAACTCTACATCACTCATCTTCCCTCTGTCCAGAGATACGGTTTCGCCCTGCATCAGAGCGACCATCACATCCCAGCAGAAATCAATGAAGGAGTTTGCCTTGGGCTGCGTACTGTAGCGGCAGACCTCCATGACACCCCGCAAGCTGTACACGCGCATTTGACGCATCTGCGTGTGATTTCCGACCTCGACCCTCAAATTGAGGGTCGAGCTCAACGGGTCAAGACGACCAATATTCCGCTTATGGATGTTATCAATCGCTTTCGTAGGGTCCGCATATTCCAGCGCCGTACCAATCTGTTCACGGGTCATCCAGAAATCATCCTGCACCCTGCTGTGGCCGACCGCCGGATTCTCGTAGACCTGAATTTCAAGCTCGCCGAACTTCCTTGTGGTCGCCAGCTGCATCGCTACGTTTTCGTTCTCATTCACTTGTTTTTCCTCCCTTATGTATATTTAAGTCCTGTTTGTGAAATGATGATAACACATTTTCTCTGCGTCGTCAATTGTCATTATAAACAGAACTTAAACATACTTTTTGTGCCATTTTTGTCAACTACCTTATTTATAATAGGCGTTAGGCAGCGCCTTAATTGACTATGCATAAATCATTGTATATTATTCATCCTTTCTGCATATTTATGCATTATTATTCATCGAGATCTAAATGATGTTGTTGCTCTTTTAAGCTCTCAGGGTTGATCATTAAAGGGTTCCGAAATTGATCAGAACGCGCTCAACTCGAGTTTATAGAGTTCGATTGATGAGCTTCTGTCGGACTTTGATGAGCTACCTCGTTGAGTTTCAGGCGTTTTGCAATCAAATTGCCTTGCTCGGCGTCCAGTGGTACTGGGTCTGATGCCCGTCGATTCATTTGGAGGCTGAAGGCAGGCCCCTCCGCCCCGGGATACCTCATCCTACCTTTGCGTAACTGTCGGTCAACCGGCAGCCGTAACTGAAATACGTATTCATCTCGATGTTTTTACGATAACTGTCTTGCCGTACTTATCACGAGTGTATTCGCCTAAGATGTGTTATCGAATGCCTTCACGATATCACCTCGTTTCATATTATGCCATTTTCCCCTTATACAATAAGGGTTGTAGACACATATTTGGTGCTAGTATGGTAGTTTCATTACCGAACCACTATATGTCTGAGAAATCCTTATCGTATAAGGAAGTTTCAGGCTAAGAATTGATTCTGGCAGCTGTCAAAGCTCGGCCTTCGCTTCTCGATACTGTTTGAATCGTTCTGCGATCTGTGCCCGCTGCTCTTCCGTATAGACACGTGAAGATCTGAACCCAAGCAGTTTACGCGGCACTGTGTACCACTTGCACAGAATCAAACCGTCCTTGGTGCGATGAATCTTCGTCAGCTTATAGTCATCGGGAGACTTTTCGCACATGGCATCGAGTTTGCGCCAATAGATTGGATCGTTAGAACACACCTCGGCAATCTTGTCCAGCGCCCCGATTGTGATAATGGTTTCCTGTTCGGCTCGAGTCATCGACACTCCGCCGTGCTCAGGAATCGCCTTCATTACAATTTCTTCCACGTTATCGATCCTTCTTTCGTTATTATTTGTCCGTGTCGCCGCTGTCCGACCACATCGAAACATAAAACACAGCCTCACCGAGATCCGACTTAAGATACCCCTCCAAGCCGCCAATAGCACTTTTGATCTCGAAAGTCACCTTGTCACCGTTGATCTCGAACAGATGACCATCTCGCTTACGCTTGTTACGACAAGTGATAAAGTCCTCACCAGCCGCGCCCTGCTCAAGCTTGACCCACTTGGTCGGAACCCGAATCAGAACGAACGACGAATCATCACCGCTCCGAATCGAGAACTGATCGTACTGTTGGACAAGCCCGACGAACTTATCGAGTGTGAATTCATATCGACCGGGCTCAAAATTAGTCATATCAGTCATAAAGGTTTTCTCCTTCCCTGCTTTCTTCTCCGTTGCTTCTTCGCTTTCGCTTCCTTCTCTCCGTTCTCCCTGATGGTTCTTTTTCCCTTAACAATCCTTTTAACTCCTATAATCCTCTTACTACACAACCATCACTATCACATCATCATCACTACATCAAACATCCTATTCTTTTTCTAAATTTTTTTCGCCGCCACTCGCTCATCGCTCGCCACGGCTTCAAATCAGAGGCGCTTCGCGATTGGACTTCGCCCAAACCCATTCGCTATTTCGTTTCTGATTTTTTGAATTGTGAATTGAATGATTGAATAAATATACATTTCGTTGCATATTGACCAATTCGCCCAAACTAATCAAAATATATAGCTCTTCAGCTTCTATTATACAACGGTATGATGTTATAGTCAAGTGAGTTAGTGTAGGTTTTTGAGAGTTTTACAACTGTATGGGGTGAATTAAGTAACACTTAAAGAAGTTTAACTAATGCGAATCAGCCCTGCTCCAGCGCCCATTTTCACGCCGATTGAACCGAACTCACTGAATTCCGGTGTATTGTAATTAACCGCATAAACACAAGGACACATATTTTCGATATCGTCCCAGTCCATCGGCCACTCATCTTTCTCGTCGCTGACATAAAGCAGATTGTCGATGACGCCGAGCTCCTGATGGAATGATCGAATCACGCCATAAACAAGGCAGTTATACTGTTCTTCGAGTTTGTGAATTGCTGCTTTCTGTTTATCGTCCAGAGTGTAGAATGCGCCCCAAGGCGGTGCACTGGACAGCGGCGTACCATTCTTCTCAAACAGTTTGACCGTATCGGAAAAGAACCCAAACGCTTTCATTCGCTTGATAGCTTCGTCGCGCTTCTCTTCGATTGATACTTTCATCAGTTGTCACCTCCAATAACCTTGATTGATTTGATAGAATGCTCAACATAGGCCCTACGACGAAGAAATTCAACAGCTCGAAGAATCTGTTCCACTTTTTGCCATTTCATATAGGTGATTGAATCCATTTCTGATGTTTTTGCATATTGGAATCTTACAAGATCCTTAACCGTGTCGTCATCAATAAATTCCAATTTGGTCGCAGCCTCGCCTGTTTCCCACGCTTTGCCATTCCATACTTCTACATCGTATGTAACTTCGATTGATTTCATTATACTTCGCCCCTCTCAATCAGCATTCTCGCTGCTTCTTTCAGGATACAAACGCCCTGTGCACAACTCGCCACATTGATGTCATTCTGGCTGTATAGCATCCAAATTCCTCCAAAGAAACATACCGGATCGCCTGTAGTAAATCCAGCTGCATTCTGCCACAGGCCAAGCCAAGTATTGTTGAACAATTTGTCCTTCTTATAAGCTTGCTGCAACTCTTTCAGCGGAATAGGAATGTACGGTTTGACCTTATCCAGACCGCCAAGATAGTCGATATAACGAGCATAAATTTCGCGATGATCGAGTTCTCTGCCCGTTTGCTTATCAACAGTATTGCAAATGATACCGCATGCCTGTTCGAGTGTCACAACTGCGTCCCTCCTTACTTATTAGACTTGCATTGATATTTTCGCTCGATCATTTCGGCTTCCACCAAGGTCATGCCGTGCTTCCAACGAATGTCAACAACGGATTCGACCCAGTTCCCGGTCTTACGATTTTTTACGACACGAACTTCCTCAACATCTTTGTGAATCTGTGTGCCGGGTTTCGGGAGATAAGTCAAAACAGTTTCTTCAGAATGTTCCAAATCGTAAGAACCAACAAATGTACAATCACGTTTGATCAGATCAAAGATCTTTTTGCGGTTCTGTTTAGATAAGTTTCTCACGACTGCGTCACCTCACCTTGCACTTCCATAATCGACCAGCTTTTGAATTCTTTTAACGTTTTGATTCTTGCAGAATATGTGTGACAAATAGACAGCGGCTTATCATTGAGATTAGATCCGCAATCCATCCAAAGATCATTTGCTTCTTTCAAATCGTGGTCAAAATCGGCATTCATAATTTTCTGAAGCTCTTCCACATTGTTTGATACATGGATATTGCCAACGTATGCAGAAACATTATTGGCCACAATTTCAGTCAAGACAAACATATCTTACTCCTATTCTTCGAGTGTGATATCATCGTGGCCAGCATCTTCAAGCGGTTCATCCGATGCCAGCGCAATGATCTCGTCAATGTTGTTTTCGATCAGATATTTGACATCTTCCAGTCGCTGATCCAGAATTTCTTTCATCTGGGTTCTGACTGCTGTTTCGCCGATATATGCGTAGTTGCATTTCAGAGCCAGAATCAAGTCATCAAACGTGACGGGATCGAGAATCGTATCGCTGGTGAGCATATCGCTACCGAGCTTCCAACGTCCTGCATCACTCATATAATGTCTCCTTATAAAAATCCCAAAGTTCGGAAAGCTCTTGTTCGTATAATTGATCATAATATTGATCTAAATATTTCTGTTCATAATCTTGAATTTCATTTTCGAGGTTTTGCTTTTCTTCTTCGAGTCTTTGTTTTTCTTCAAAGAAAGCATCGATTCCTTCTTCGATAGGATTATCTCTTACTGGTTTCATTAGGGACTCCTTACACGCTACAGCGTTAAAACCTCCTGAACTGCACGAACTTGCCGTCAGCGTAGCAAGGAGAGTAACACTCAGCGTAATCAGGAGAGCAACACTGCAAGTCACGATAGTTGTTTACGAAGGTAGCCACGAAAACAGGTTCACCCTGGATGATGATTGCTTCCGGCTTCAACTTCTCAATTTGTTCGGCCATCTGCCATGCCATATGTCTTACTTTGATAGATGCGTCCGTAGGGGAAATTGTAGGCAATGGCCCATCATGAAGAACTCCATCCGTACACAACTTGCGAGCTGCATCGAGCTGGGCATTGGGCCACTGGGCGATAGAAAGTTCAGTCATATTGAGAACCATACTACGCAACTCCTTTCAAAGCAGATCATGAATAATAATTTCTGCAAAACGTTCGTACTGTTTGTTTTCTGCACCCTTCCAGCGATAAAGCACATATGGAACCGCTGCTTCTTCGTCGATCAGCACATCGTAATTACTTGAGTACTGAATTGCTTCCTTGTAAATTGCACGAAGGACATCGAGAGCATCCTCAGAATTTTTATGTACCGACTGAATGCTGTGGTCGTATTCAGCCCAAGAGAACTTATCGTTCTGCATGTAATAACGATTCTCAACGATATATACAGGTTCATTCATAGGTGTGTGCTCCTTTCATTTCACTTCTCTTGATTCAATCTGGATATAGCGTTCGAGCTCATCACCGCTCCAGTTTTTCCAACGATAACGAAGATTGCCATCAAATTCAACGTCATAACACTCCGGGTCTGCACGCACCAACTTTGCCATTTCGGTCAACCTTTTCATAGCACGCTCACGACTGCTATAGACATCCCCATTGTAATGATTGAACATCACCCACGACTGTCCCTTGACTCGTCTGGAATAAGAATTATCAAAGATATACACCATCATTGTTTCGCTTTCCTCCTTTTTACCCGCTGCGTTCTCTGCGGATTATACATAGCAGCGCTCATACCATGTAGAAGTAAGAATGCTTGATTTCGGGGACGTACTCAGCAACACATTCCAATCCCATGATATGCTTGTTGCCTTGTAGGAGCGCCTTCTGACCCGGCGACAAGATACAGTCAAGCAGCACGACCATTCCATACCGCTCGCCCATCTGGATATCATAACAGTCAATGACATGGTCTTTGATTTCTGACGGAAGAGATTCAATCAGTTTTGTGATGTCCATAATTGTGTATCCTTTCATTCTTTGTGTGTTTGCTACGCAAGTAGTGGATGTGGTTACGTCTGCCCCGGTACCACCAGTCGCCCGGTTTCTGATATGCATTTTACATACGGTTAACTTGTCCGTTCGGGAGCCACCCAGCTTCTATGAGACTTACGGATCGATTATGCCTATTTGCGACTACCGCCAACCTCGTATGTATGATGCGAACTTATGCTCGGATGCGTCGAGCACATTGCAACGCCGATTCTATTTAATTTGAAAATTTCAGTTAGACGTCAAAACAGTTTGTATCGCCATCCCATGAAAATTTTCTCATTGGAGTAAGACGCGACCCTTGCACCAAAGGCCACTCCTAGCGAGCGGCACTGGATTTTACAATTCAAGCTATAAACCCTCCTTTCGTTTAGTTTCGCTCACTTAATGTGGAACTGCCCAATCTACTTTAGTCCTCTGATTATATTTGTGTGGCCATCACATCAAATCAGTGTCAATTTCATTAGGATCAGCGGAGCGCCCTTCTGTTTACGCTGCTGCGCATTTAAGCTACAGCGTTCTGGGCTTGGGACCAGTACAGGCTCTGCAGAACCCGTAGCCGCATTAAACCCCGGCGGTGCGCTTTTGCACTACCGGAGTTCCCTCTGCGAATACTTCGTTTAACAAGTCCAATGCTCGTCTATAAGATTATATTTGTGGCAAAAAGACGTATTGTATTGTCCTAAGTCATCAAGTGACGAACAATGATTCCAAATCAAAATAAATCCCGTACAAACTCCTTTTTTACAAGTTGATGTTGCTACTGCAATTATTGTTACAGAAAAATCTTCTTTGAAAATTTTATTTACAACAGTTAGTTCGACTCCGTTGATAAAAAGCGTTTCAGGATATTTATTTCGAAAGAGTTCTACGATTTTTTGGTCTTTTTTAGTTATATACATCACTCCATTATAAGAAATATATCATTCGCGATTGCGTTATGTATATAGGAGATTTCTGGAAATTGCTTTACTTGTTCGCCGCAGCCGCATCGTTCTTCTTCGGAGTCGGCAACTTAAATCGAACCAAGATTGTTGTCGGCCGAACGCTAGAATTAGTCGACAGATGGCTCTTATACGACCGCCTGTCCTTCAAACGAGAAATCACTTCTTTCTGTGCGTTCTTAGACAAAGGTTCCGGTTTCGACACTGCTTCTACCGACTTGATATTAGCATCAAAATTCGCCACACGGAAACAGCCCTGCCGATGTGTTTGGGTTTGCTTGATTTCAACAGGCTCCAAATAATTTCTGTTCAGATTCATCTTGACGACTTCTTTTTCAGTGAACAGCTCATCGGCAATGTAGATAGACCATGCTTCTTCGTTTGCCTTACGCCCTTTGCCGCGATACATGGGTTTGTTGTTGGCACTCCTCTTGGTACGATAGTAAAGCATTTTTGTTACCTCTCTCTTTTGATTGAATTGTGTGTAGCAGCGCTCTTAAATGAGTGCCACCACGTTATTTATCGCAACAGCAATGATTACAATCACCGCTGTGGTATACAGAACGAATTCGCACGGACAATCCAGATAGACACCTACGATACCGTCCACTAGATTTTTCATCGCACGATACAAGCCCCGACAAATTCGATTGAATCGCGGGAACTCATCTAGGTAATAAAACCCACGACAAATCTGAACCCCAGCATATGGAACAACAAAGATTCCAACTGTGACCCAGATGGCGTGACTACAAAGCTCTTGCCATTCAAGCATTTTCTGCTCTCCTTAGATTTTGATGAAGTCGTCGATATAGTGGCGCTGCCCGCCCAGATTGAAGTACGGACGCCCACTTGACGTATATTTGACTTGGCGTGTTCCACAGTCCTCGATCGTATCGCCGTTATTGATACCTACATGAACGCGCTCATCATCACATTCGTAGATTTCATAACCGCCGAAATTCGAGATAGGACATACTGCAATTGCTTTAGGCGAACTGGTTTGCTTTGCGGCAGTAGTTGGCTTGACTGTGAATTGTTCCACCATAATCACCTCCGTTGTATCTGCGGTCGTAATTCATTCGAGCTCTCTTGCCGAACATCTTACGGCTGCTGCGGGTCATATCGTGGTCTGCATGAACGATAAATCCGTGACAGTTTGTAATGGTCGCCACCAGACGGCAGTTCGATTCAATACACCGCCACATCTTTTCTTTGGGCAACTGGTCATACGAATGCTCGGTAAGGAATCCCATTCTTGCTCGCCGGAAAAAGTCAGGGGTAAGCTCGCGGTCGTTGATTTTGACAACCCGAATGATTTTGATATCCTCATTTAGAACCACACCATAGAGGTCGCCTGCCATGGTTTCGTAAATTTCACTGACGATCATACGGCTGCACCTCTCAGTCTCGCTCGTATGCTTTTACAACAGTGTTCTTGTTAGTCAAGGTCATACGGGAAAGATTCGATTTGGTAACCCCCCTATCTAGCATCCGGATTGTTTCGTATGCCTTGCGGGCGATGTCCTCATGAGAGAATCGGGATACGGTTTCGCTGCCATCCTTGTATCGGATTGCGACAGTCCACTTAGTACCGTCATCCACGATACGTCCGGCAGTTGGACGCTCCTGCTGCTGTGCCTGCTGTGCTCTTGCGGCCTGCTCCTGCTTGCGCTGCTTTTCAGCCTCGGCACGGAGACGCTTTTCTTCTGCATCAATCATGACGCCGATTTCTTTGACGTCATTCATGATTTCATTTGCCGTGTTTCTCGCCATCTCGCCAGCCTTTTCGCCAGCGAACTTGTCGGCCAGCCCATCATAAAGCCACCACTTGTTCATGGCGGCTGCCTGTGCATAATTGAGAATCTTCAACTGAGTCATAATTATTACCTCTCTTCTTTCTGGGACGTGCGATAGTCTCTTACAAGCCGTTCGTAGTCGTCAATATCGGAACGCCAGCCGCCTTCGTACAGAGCGGCAGCAATAGACAGCATATCAAATTTCATAGAATCCATTTCAGTCTACCTCGTCTTCGCTCCACAAGATGTCATCGATAGAATCATCTGAGAATTTGTCGGGTGTGCCGTTGCTATTCATAATGAGGACAACGTGCTCGCCCTTCTGTTTGGGGCAAAATCCGTTCCAGAACCATAAAGATCCGTAAGAATCCCGCACCCAGCAGCTGAGGCAGTTCGTGTTGTCAGTTGCAATGTAGCCATCAACGACGTAGTAGCCAAAGGGACCAACGATGTCGCTTTCATAGTCACGCCATACAGGAGACACGGCAATGAGAGTATCGTCATAGATATCGTCTGGGGTTCCTGCGTCTGACATAGTCATCTCGACGTATTGTCCAATGACATAGTCATAAACTCCGGCGGTAAAGCCCCACAACTCGCCAGCATCATCGAGCACTTGGTACTCGCCGGCGCTTTCACTCCAGATCGTGCCGGATTGGACATAGGTCGTGGGCTCTGCCGCCTTGACAGGCATTGTGAAGATAGTAGCTGCGAGCATGACGCTTGCGATAACGATCGCCATACCGCGAATGGATTCCGAAATTGATTTCATGATGATACTTCCTTTCTGTGTGCACTGGTGAGACGCTGTTAGCGGGGACGCCGCTGGTGGAACAGCTCTTTGATTGCGAGCTGAATCGATACGGCGAATCCGATACCGACAACGATACCGCAGAAAAAGATGGTCTGACTGCTAAAGTAATCCATACTCTGTTGACTCCTTTCGATTAGCACCACGTTGGAGTGGCGCACCGCTCACATACAAGCTGAGATTCAAACCAACGTTCGCACGCTTCACGGTCTTTCAGCGGAAAACGGTCAATGACAGCACCATCTTCTGCATGGATCTCGATACCAATGTGACCATCAGTGTCGAGAAGGTACTGTTCGGCATACCAATCGCCGATATTCATTTCGTTCATGCTGCCAACTCCTTTCGATTAGCACCAGCATTTCGCCGTGCTTTCATAGTGGACGCCCGACTCTTCTAAGGCTTCCTGATAGATTTCCGCCAACTCTTTGTCACCAAACATAATTGCGACATCGAGGGCGGATTCGATTGCGATGATTGCCATGGCTTACACCTCTTTTTAGTAAGGACGGCTCAGGCTCTTGCATCCGATAACATGGCCAGCTTCATCACGGACCTGCCGCCCGGGAATACGAAGATCCTTGCGGTTCTTGCACGCATTTGCCACGAGGGCAGACACGACCAGAATTGTTTCGGGCTCTTCTGCTGGAAGTCCTTCGACATCACCATATACAGTGATTTCATCAGGGATACCGTCAACAGTGGCCGCTACCGTGTAAGAGGTAGCCACACGAGGCAGAATACCACTTGCAGAAATGGTGCGGATGATGTCACCGTTATCGGCAACAAAAGAAATCTCGTGAGGTGTGCAGTTAATAATTTTCATTTTCTTGTCCTTTCGTGTGTGTGTGTGATGCTTTCGCATTGGCCACGGTTTCGTCTACCCTGGTACCGTGAATCGCCCAGTATCGCTCCTTGCGGAGCAGAGAAAAGAGGTAAAAAGAAAACGCCAACACTTGCATCTTGCGATTGCATTTGTTGACGTTGGGGTTGGTTAAGTGATAGAATCACAATAAGACATTAAAAAGAAAACTGGTGATAACGTGAAAAAGCTATGCAAATGGGATGATTGTTTTCAATATGCAAAAAGACGTGGTTTTTGTAAACTTCATTACAACGCTTACGTTCGTTTGTTAAAGCAGCGCAATATCGATCATTTTGAAAGCGATATCAAATGCTTAAATGAAAACCTCGACAAAGGAATTTTAGGAGTTAATGGACAATGGAATCATGGAAACAACAAATAATCACTTGCGTTTCCCAGATTTAACAGGAAATTGCGGTTCCATTGGACGTCTATCTCGGTTATCAAAATTGCGCCCCATACCAGTACCATCCATATATGTAGACATTCTGGTAGTTCCAACTTCATATTTTTTATTGTTGACTTCGATTGTTTCTCCATAGATTGCAACACTAAGAGCCTTATATTCTGGTTCTAACTTAGTGCTAGGTGCATTAAACTCTTTCAATTTGGACGGGAGCCGAGACTTGTGATTATTCTTGCGAATAACCGGTTCTTTCTTAATGTGAAACTTTGTAGTTTTGATTTCTTGAGCTTTGACACATGAATTGCTGTTGATGAAATCAATAATTTCAGGAAGAATATCTTTTGCCCATGTGGTCAAACCACGATGTGAAATCATGCCCCATTTCGATCCGTCCTTGACCGCAATGAAACGAGTGCCGTCCGCCATCTGCCCATACCATGCAAACTTAGGAACAGTGTGCCCATCAAAATACACACGCTGTTTCGTTTTGGGGCGGTTCTGACACAGAAAGACTTTGTACTGCTTTTTAGCAACAGGGTCTACTGCAAACAAAATCGTTGAAGATCCTTCAAACATATTCGTATCACCTTTCTCTTTTCTTTCAGAATCTTGGTTTAAAGCCCCCGCGCCACGTCAAGGCGTTCTGAATTTGCGGGAGTGAGCAGTTTAACGTCATGCTCGGGACACTAGATATTATTTTTGATTTCATCGCTGCGCTGCTCCTTTGGGTTTCATTTAGAATGTTAAATTGAATGAGATTTTCAGATAGAACTGACCGTTTTTATTGGAGAAGAATCTTGCTTTCAGGATTCGTTTTGTTGCAGTCCAGTTCGACCACTTGTTGGCAACCATAGTTTCAATGTCTTTCATTGCGTTCTTGAAACCGGTTTCATCCAGCTCATAATAAAGGGATTCCTCATGTTCGGTTTCCTCGTTGTACACTTTTGCTTCAAGAACAAATGGCGCTTTGAATCCAACTTCATCAATGGGTGCATTCGTCACGATGGGATGAGGATACGTCCAGTACGCGCTTGTGGTGCTCTTGTTTGCTCTGGTGATACCGCCGACTTTTTTGACGACAGGCTTGCACTCAGGACGAGAGTACATGATATACCCATCCCTTGCGTTTTCAACGTGCAGAACAGGCAGACCGGCACTCAGCATCTTGAACACTGTCTCGTCGTCCACATCGGAAAGTCTTTCGCCGCTCTCCATAGTGACGTTGTACAGAGTGCGAGTGATGACCTCGACATCTGCGCTTGCAAAGTCGTGGGTCAGGTCGTAGGCCATTTCATCGAGCTGATAGTAGCCATGCTCACGAACATGGTCGGCGTCAATGGTTTCTCTTATGACATAAGGACAAGACATAGTGATAACCTCTTTTCTGAGTGTGCAAAATGCGCCACACTCTTGAGCGCTACGCATACCGCGTTGGAAAGAGGCCGCTTTGAACGGTGCGACCTCGAAAGGGTATCCGTCTGTTTATGATTACTTGCGCTTCTTCTGAGCAAAACCGCCCTTGTTGTCGAAGTCGTACAGAGTCTTGCGCTTGCCGTTCTCGTCGAGGTTGATGGCCATGCCGATGACAGTGATAATCTCGTCAGTCAGTGCCCAGTCGCTGATAGTCTTGATAGCGCCGTTTTTGGCACGAGCAACGACAATCTTGAGATACTTGACGTCAAAGCTCATGGGTTTTACGCCCATTTCCTCACCGCACATGAGGTTGCAGATGTGCTTGAGCATGAGGATGCGGTTCTGCTTGGTGTTGGTGTTAAAGCACTCGGGAAGATACGCAATGGCTGCGGACACTTTGTCCTTGTCGATGGCGTTCAGGGTCTTGGTTACGCTGTTTCCGCCGTCCATTACGTCATCCTGAAGATACCGGTTGAACAGAGCGATGGCGGTATCCCAGTTCTTGAATGCGCACAGGGTGTCGGCCTTGGTGTTGGCTTCCTGATACGCTTTCTCCAGCGTCTTGAACTTGAGCCGGAAGTCTGCGTTCTGAACCTGATAGCCGTGCTCGGGAGTGTTGGTTACCTTGACGCCCTGATAGTAGGGATTGACGGCGTAGAACTTCCAGAAGTCGTTGCGCTCCATGGCAAGCAAAGCCTCGATCTGAAGCTTCTGAGACAAAGCGTTGCTCTCGGTGACCTTCTCGGTCAGAGCGTTCTCCACCTTCTTTGCCTGTTCTGCGGTGGCGTCCTTGCCATCACCGTTCAGCCACTCGACACACTGAGCGATAGTTGCGGTGCCGATAGTCGGATAAAAGTTCTCGAATTTCATAGTTGTACCTCTTTCTTGTTTTGTCGTGTTTGTTGCCCGCCGGGATTGAACCAGCGTCTTTTGAAACCATTCGGCAACATAAAAAGCCCCACGACAAACCGCCGTGGAGCTTGAAACAGGTTATAGCTATTGCGCCACAACCTGAGAGATGCTATGTATTTTTTGTGTTCTCCATTCAAGAAAGCATACCTACTGCGGGAACAGTCCTTTTGCTTTTCGGCTTTTGAATGGGATTTAGTTGTCGTATCCATCGTTCTAACACATCGAAACAATGGGGACTTTTGCACAAACACTTTCCGCGTGCTCTAGCTGGCTAGATAACCCATTCAAGCGCGAACAAAACCCGGATTATACCATTGTCGTTCAACACGTTCTGTGTTCTTTTTGTGCAATTGTCTTAACCATGCAAGGTTAAATTGTACAACGTGGGACACGTCAAAAGACGGATTTATTGCGTACTACTGCACTTGCCCTAAAGATACTATTGTATCACCGTTGGTTTTTGTGTTCGGCTTGCCCATCGCCGGGGGTGCTCCCCGACTTAGTGGAACCGCCTTTTTCCAGTTTCTGGTATTCTGGAAACAGTTACCTTTTTCAGTGGTAACCCCTCTTATCCCGGTATGCCCCCGGGCGCACTTGACGCATGATAGTAAACAGTTTCTGCGCACTGTACAATGAATAATTTGCTAGACACTGTTTGGCCGGGACTTTTAGCCGTCCCGGGAACAGTTTGCAGACTTGCATACTTCAATTGTCAAAATTCAACAACCACCCCGCCGGGGGACACGTTGTCCGGTTGCCCCCGCCGGGTACTCCCCGGGGATGGGTGCCGTTCCCGGTGTTTCCCGCTCCCCTTGGAGTGTCTACAGTATAGACCATCCATTTATTTTTGCAACAAGCGCACAAACAACAAAAACCACTGTCCACAAAAACAGAATGGAAAGTCGCCTATATATAAATAGGTATAAATTTTGTATTCAGGGACTACCTAATCCCACCTTTTAACAAAAGGTCATATTAGCCGAAAACCCGCATGAATCCTAGAAAAAATGGATGACAGACAGGGCAAGAGGGGGGCGGGTTGAAAATCCGGGGTCAGCCCGCGCGAAGCCCGAAGGGCTTAGTTGTTTCATCTCCCCATCACGCCCCAAATCTCCCGAACCCATCACTCAGTTCACAACATTTCTACATCCATCTGTGCAGCACCTCAGTTCCCAATTTTGATTCCTACAGCCATGTCAACCACCGCTCTGCAGCCCCTATTTCCGCCCATCAAGATCACGCAGCACACCGTATGTCGTAACATCTCCAGATCGCCGCCAAGTGCCTCATCGTAGCTCAAAAACGTCCCGAAGCATCACCCGGTAAACAACGTATTATCGTTCAAATTCGCATGGTATTATATTGTTACAAATTGCGCCTATCATCGTAATTTCATCCCGCTAGTACCCCATAAAGACCAAAATCCTCTTCTCAGATCGCTCAAATTTCGCTCATTTTTTGATCAAAAACGTCAAATTTTGCCCTAAAAACGCTAAAAAAGCCACTAAAAACGCACATTTCACGCATAAATGCCGTTAAACACTCCATTAAGCAGCCGTACTGCGCAGCATCGCCAAAAAACAACGTATCGTCCCGGAAAATATATGCGATTTCGCTTGCAAATAACAAAAATTTGGTGTATAATATAGGTATGATATATTTAAGTCCCGTTTGTGCTGCTGAGAGCATTTCTCTCCCGCTATGTTCTGGCAGCTCAAAATTTCGTCCTTACAAACAGTACTTAAACATATTAACCGTAAAACGACATCCAATACATCCTTATCAAGGAGGACAATGATCCACTATGAAATTCTATGACACCTCTGCTCTGCTAGATCTTCCGCCCGACACACTGCTTGCACAGCAGTTTCTAATTGCTGACATCACTCTCTATGAGCTGGAAGATATTAAAACTAATGGCAAGAAGGATGAAACCACCAAAGCTAAGGCTCGCACCGTCACTCGCCTGCTCGCCGAACATCCAGCAGCGTACACAGTAGTATCTATTGATTACCATCAGCTATTCTCGATCCTGAATGATGTCCCAGTCAAAGACAACAACGACGGAACGATTATGGCTGCTGCCCGATGGTATCTGAATGAGCTGATTGAAAAGAAAGAAGATGCAGAGAAGATTCATGCCAGGACAGGAGTGTTTGAAAAGTCGGCCGCAGATGAACTTGTAGCCAAGACGACCGCTGATGTTGACTCCTTCTGTTTTGTTACCAGTGACCTAAGCTGCTTCAATCTTGCGCAGCGGGTTATGAAACTGCCCTGTGAACTATCTCTTGATCACGGCGGTGCTCACAATGACTACACCGGCTGGACAGAGGTGCCCATTGATCAGGGTGGCGAGGAAGCATTAGCAATGGCCTACTCCAAAGATATCGAGCAAAAGAACTTGGTTGATACACCAACAAACGGTTATGTATTGATTCCAAACGCCGACGCTGATGGTAACACGGCTGGACTCCGCTGGGATGGCTCGCGCTATGTACCTATTAAATACAAGAACCTGAACACCGCATACTCAGGTAAGATCAAACCGCTCAACAATCAGCAAAAGCTTGCCTTTGACCTACTTCAGAACGACGACATTACAATCAAACTGCTTCTTGGTGTGTATGGTAGCGGCAAGGACTTCCTGATGGTTAATCACGCTATCGACTTGATTGAAAAAGGCAAATACGACAGAATCGTATGGGTCCGGAACACTGTCGAAGTTAAGAATTCTAGATCGATTGGTTTTTTACCCGGTACCGCGAATGAAAAATTGATGCCATATGCAGGACCACTATCCGATACTCTTGGCGGCGATGTAGCTCTTGAGCGTGCCATTATTGACGGTTGGGTTAAGCTGGAACATCTGGGACCAATTCGAGGTCGAAGCTATAAACGGTCTATTATTTATTGCAGCGAAGCAGAGAATCTTACTAAGGAGCATATTCAGTTACTAATCGGACGTGTTGGTGAAGATAGCGCCCTGTGGCTCAATGGCGATCTGCGACAGATTGATGATGTTGTATTTGAGTCAAATAACGGTCTTCGGAAGGCAATCGAACGTCTCACAGGTCAGCACCGGTTTGGTGTTGTATATATGCCAATCAGCGAACGAAGCGAAACCGCTAAACTGGCCGATCTACTCGATTGAGGAGTCGCGCAAGATGATAGAAATAAAAATAAGCGGCCTGAAAGTAGCGGACTACTGGTCTCCCACCGACGGATGGAACTATGACGCCATTGATAGTCTTGCAAAAGAATTGTACGACCGCTACCGAGAAGCAGAAGCCGAACAGACAGTGGAGTTATTCAAAAACTACATAGAAAGAATGATTATACTACACGAAATTGATCCTTTTTCTATTGATTATATCCGCGACCAGATTGAAAAGATGATTCGTCCTCTGGTACACCGTGGAATGACGATGAAAAAATGGTTGCAGATAAACGCTTTGATTTATGAGATTGTAGAAAAATCGCTTCCCTCTTATCTTGACAATATGGCTATGCTACATCAGTTACAAAAAGAATTGGAAGATGTAGCTTTGCATCGATATTTGATTACGCCGTTTGGGAAATTACATAACGCTGCGCATGCAGTAGGAGAATGAATATGACTGACATTATTTTATCTGTCGAAAACAATGAAGCAGTGGTGTCCAGCCGCCAGATCGCTGAAGATTTTGGAAAACGTCATAACGATGTGATGGAGGCAATTCGTAGTATTTTAGCTACGGAAAATTCCGTAACTAAATTTTTTCACGAATCAACGTTTGAATACAGAGGTCAAACTTTTCCGATGTATTTAATGAATCGTGACGGGTTTAGTTTACTCGTTATGGGGTTTACTGGTAAATCAGCGCTGGAATGGAAAGTCAAATACATCACAGCATTCAATGAGATGGAGAAGCAGCTTACCCAACCAAAGCAGTTATCCAAAACAGAGATTTTATCTCAGGCACTTTTGATCGCTCATGAAGAACTTGAAGAAAGCAAAAAGCAAATCACAGCCTTAACGGCAAAAAATGCAGAGCTTATACCAAAAGCAGAATTCGCAGACGCAATTAGCGCGTCGAAGGCAAGTGTTCTTATTGGTAGTTTCGCTATTGTGCTAAAGCAGGATGGTTGCGACATTGGCCAAAACCGCCTGTTCAGATATTTACGTGAAAACGGATATCTCATCTCGCAAAAGGGCGATAGATACAACACGCCAACACAATGGGCTATGGAGATGGGATTGTTCGAGGTTGAGACCACCCTTTTTACCACAGCTTATGGTAATGCAAAAATTTCTTACACCACACGAATCACTCCAAAAGGACAGCAACATCTTATTAATAAACTTGTAAAAAAGCGTGATTCGAATTTGATGGATGTCGTATGATAGAGGCTTTACAAAGTATGTATAAAATTATCACCCCACGCGGCGGTGGCCGCACCTATCAAATATGTAAATACGCAATTAAAAATGACTGTGATATTATTGTACCCGCTCTGAGTTCTATCCAACACATTGTAACGATCATAATGCAAATCTGCTATGATTCTAATGGTGAATATGAATATATTGGATATAATGACAGGCTGCATGATATCAAAGTCAAAACATGGAACGACACCATTGTGATCCATATTATTGATGCTACTAATTTTCAACATGCGACGTTTGATCCCGCCAGAAGAAAACCCGTGGTGATCGACGATATTGATGAATGTATGAAGCACGTTGTTGGATATCGCATGATTGCCGCATGCTCTATAGCTACATATGACCCATTCGATGTTGCGCTTCACCCAGAAATCGAGGACGCAGATGATCCGACTATAGGAAGACCAACGCTGCAACTGACCTGTAGGAGTTTGCTATGATAACAGATATTTTGGGAATGACTAATTACAAGAAGAATGAGAAAGAAATACTAGAACTCGCAAGTAAGGAAATCCGTGAACAGCTTAGCGAAGAGCTTAATAAAAAAATAGATTCTATTGTAATTCATGTCGATGTAGATCGCAGATACATACATTATGATCCTCCGTCATCTTTTATGATAAATTCAATGGAGATCTTTAAAGTTGATATCATGTCCGGGTCGCATTTGGAGACAATCGAGGGGAAGGCTGCGGAAAGTATTTATAGGCGATATCTTGAATTGGTAGGCAAATATGCGTTGCAATTCAAAAAACCGTTTACCTGTAAGAGCCTGTTATAAACTCAACAGTTGGAGGACCCATAGTATGACACGAGAAGAAATCATAAAAGAAGCGATGGATTGTGTACAAATTGGACGTTTTAGTTGCTTCGAAGGAACTGACAATGAGATGGTCGCTATTTTAAAATGTTTCGCTGATAGTGACGCTAAATATGTGAATTATCACGACGTAAGATTGTACTTGGATGAGAAAAACGAAAAGTTCTATTTTGAACGTTTGTTTAATCAGTGGGAGCCAAAACCAACGCCATGGTATCAAAAGCCATTCACTTGTAGGAGTTTATTATGAGAGACGAGATTGATGAACTCAAAATGATTAAAGGTTTCATCAGAGAATATAAAAAACTTTATCCATCTGCACCTGATATAGATGAAAGCCGAATTAAACCAGATCTTAAATACTATGGATTTTAGGGAAAAACCGATAAAGAAATATACGATCGAATTGTGTATTTGACTAGAAATTCGAAATCGTTTATTTGTAGGAGTCTTTTATGATTATTGAATGGACAGAAGAAGAAGCAAAATTTCTGATAGATGCGGTCGCTCGCGGAGACAGTATCAGGTCTTATGATGATGAATTGTTAATTTCAGATGGACGGTTCGTTGGACTTGATTACGATCATAACATTTCAGATAAAGAAATATATGAATTTTTTCGTGAGCGGTGTCCTGAAGTAAGCATTAAAATAAAGAAAAAGAAATCATTCGTATGTCACAGTTTATTATAAGAGCGCTGCAGCGCTGCAGAGGAAGCAGCAATGAGAGTATTATTCGTGAAGCCAGAGAATTACAAAGCAGTATGTAACTGGTATGACAGATTAAAAGAAGTAAAAAATCATCCAAAGACAACTGTAATATGTCAGAGCCCAGAAGAGTTCCGCGCACAGTTCGACAAAGATAAATTTGGAGTCAAATATACTACTTTCTATTTCGATGAAGAATTTGGAATGATCAACACTGTAAAATGTTTCAAAGAATTTGTGAGACTATATGGTGATGAGGATGCGCGGTATATATCTGAGGCGATGAAAATGCGAACCATCAGTATTGACAAATTGTTGTGGGCGGGCGATTTCAATGTATTTAAAGGATTTTGTATTGACCCCGACTGTATTGATGATGTTATCAGAAGCGCGAAAAGACCGTTGTCATGTAAGAGTCTGTTGTAATAGGAGATCAACAAAATGGATGTTATTGACTTAGATTTTATTGGGAATCCAGAGAACCCTTATCGTTATTGGATATCAAACGATTTAGCAAAAAACGCAACTATCACCATACCTAAAGAACAGCCTGTAGAAGAGTCTGCATGGAATAGAATAAAAACTATACAAGAGCAAATCGCAGATATTTACGACCAATTAGAAAAACTAAAGAAGCCACTTCGGTGCAAATCGCTTCTATAAGGAGGATTATTATGAAAGAAGAAGAATTTTCAAAACAGGATATTTTTAATATTGGATTCGCCGTAGTTGATGCGGTGCGTGATTATAGTGTCACAGTAGAAGATATCATTGACGCGATTCAAGTATACGCGGACTGGCAGGAAGTTATTGGTGATGCTTCACTGTATGATACGCTCTGGATGGAAGACTGTACGCCTATGTCCCCTTCTTTGACCCGATATTTATATCATAAGCTATATGGGTTGGAAGAATACGATAACGACAGCGAGGAGGATTACGGCGATGAGTGACCGCAAGCGAGATAAGAATTCTAAGAGTACATATATGAGAGCAGCCCGCAAACAGCGCATGATTGAAAACCATTTTATGCAGGAGATTGAAAAAGCGCAGGAGGCTCCGGCATCTAAATATAATAAAAAATCCCACAAGCAACGACGCGAGTGGGATGATGAAGAGTAAGGAGGTGTGCAACAGTGGATAAAGATCCTAAGAAGCCCGACGATCTGCAAGACGAAAACGGCCAGCAGGACATGATGAGCACAAATATTCCTTTGACTATTGCGGTATCTGCTTTTATCAATAGCAAAGACTGGTTTAATTGGATACTGCACGCTGCTGAGACACTGGTAATCTTCTACTTGACATATCAGATTATTGGCAAAGTGTTATTCGTTGCGCTGGTTATTACTCCCCTTCTTGTATTTTATATCAGCAGCGCAATTGATTGTTACTATGTTGTGTGCGATGGCGAGTGGGATGACAGCGACGATGACTCTGGCGATGAAGACGATTTCCACAACAAATTAAAGTAAAGGAGAATTGATATAGATGTTTTCTCCTCCATTGTATAGCGTTTTAAAGTTTCCTCTTAACTATATTATTACCCATGATTATAATTTCAAACTAACTGACGAAGAACTTATTCATTTCACTGTGTTACAGGGAGATAATATGATGTTCCGCCAAATTCGTATGATATCTATGAATGACGATAAGTTTCAGAAATTTGTTGTTTTTGTTGACGCTACAGGTGGATACAACAAACCAAAAGCTCTTGAACGCCTTGTAAAACACGGATTTAAAATCAATGGAGAAACGTATTTGTTTAGTGAACGCAGTGCAAGTATGGTTCGTCAAAGCATGCTCAGCTTTGTTGAGCGTCATATTGCACCAGAACTTGATAGGCGAATTAGTATGGGGCTTGATTTTTCTGAAACGCCAACTGTTCTTAGCAAATATTATGCTTATCGTGGTTTGAATCTGTCGTCTGCTTTTTGCTTACCGGAATGGGAACCTAAAATTTGTATCGTTGATGATTACGAGAACACAATTAAAGACCAAATGGTCGAATATCTATATGATAAAACAACGGAATTTATTGATAAAGCAGGTAACAAAAGAAGTTGGACACAAAAGGATGTCGCTGTAAAGAAAACCGATATCACTATTAACTGCTTCGATGGTGCAGGTATTTGTCACCCAGAAATTATGCGCCAGATTGAACGCAAAATAAATACTGATGAACATATTAATAGTTGTATCATTCGCGCACCATATATTAAAGGATGCATGCACGAGATTGATTATGAATCATTTTATGCAGAACGTGGCGTTACAAAAATCAAAGATATTTGGGGGCAAGAATATGATGTAACTCCAGGCAGCGAACCACTTATGATTCTTACCGTCAGCCTTTATAAAGGATATAAATATTTCAAGAAAGACGGCACATATAAAGACTGGGAGAGATATTGGGAATGGTTTCGTAAAACAAAAAGCTGCTTTGCTATTGCGAAATGGAATTATAGTGCTGAACGAGAAAATTTAACCACAAAATGCAATTATCAAATTTTGCAAAATTTAGACCTAGAATTCGATGATTTCAAACATTTCGCTGACATGTCTGTAGATTTTTATGAAAAGGTCACAAGTGATGATATTTTTTACACTGATTGTTTCCTTGGATTAATGGCTGACGATGTTAATCCATTGAATCATTATATTGCTGCATTAGCACGTAATCAAGAAATGATTCACGAGCCATGCGTTAAAGAGTATGTCCATTCCTTACTTGATAAAACTCGTGATGGATTTAAATGTGGAAAACTCTGGATGAATGCAACATTTAAATTTTGGGTACCAGATCTTGTTGCTCTAATGGAATGGGCTGGCGGGCTCCCTGTTGTTGGAGCGTTAAAGGCTGGTGAGATTTATACTTTTGATCGTCGTGGCGTTGCATTGGGAGATCGCATTTGTGAACGAAACCCCCATATATCAAGATCAGAGCACCTGCTTGTTAGCGCCGTCGATAACGAATTGACTCAAAAATATTTTCATGGACTTGTAAATTGTTGCTTTACTTCGATTTATGACATTAATGCACCTCGACTCAATGGTTCCGATTTTGACGGCGACCTCGTCCTTGTTATTGATGAACCTTCCATGATTCCTGGAGTACATACAGATATCCCTATTACGTTGGATCTTGAGGACAAAAAAACTGCTCTCGCTGAAACTGATACACTTGACAATAAATTTGCTTGTACTCTTCGTGGTCTTAAAAGTCAAATTGGCGAGATTTCAAATTTAAGCACTGTCTATCAAAACAAAGTTCCTAAGACTGAAAAGACAAAGCAAGAATATTTGAAATATGTTTCTCTTTTGTCTGTCGCAAATGGAAAAGAAATCGATAGAGCTAAAACTGGATGCGGATATAAGATTCCCAGAAATATACAGAAATATGGTACTGGCCCTAAGAGTACGCCATATTTTATGAAATATGCAGGTCCTTACTACGCACGTTTACATAATCTCAGTAAAGCCCATAGCAATATGAATCTACTCTGCATGAGCCTTGAGCGTTGGGAGCGCGGAGTCCGTTGGCATAAAGAGCCCGCTGGCAGTTTTAATTGGCACATAATGTACGATTCGGAAATTGGCTATGATCAGGCTGTATTTAATGAGATCGAAGCAATCTTTCTGGACTTTAATAAATATCGCAAGCAGCAGTTGGAGCTTGAAAAGAAAGCCAAAAATTGGAAATTTTATCGTAAAGAGCTTGAAGGTATCATGACGAAAGAAGAAGCAAAGACCTATGAAACCAACTGGCAAGCAATTTATAACGTGTATCGTAATAAGTGCAAGCTGATCTGTCCTGATGTTCGTGAGTTGGCTAATATTCTAGTCGTGTTGTGCTATGAAAAATATCCCAACAAATTTAAAAAGTTTCTATGGCACATGGCTGGTGCTGGTGTGGTTGAAAATATCAAACCAGTTCCTGTGCAGTTACCAATTCACGACCCGAACGGCGAGTATGAATATCTTGGTCAGAGATACAGTCTGGCTGAGCCGAGAACCTATGAAGCGAGGGTGAAGTAATATGTTCAATAAACTCTGTGCTGTTTGTGCTAAATATAACGAATGCACATGGATGCAAATAAAAGCACTTAATAGTCCAATTGTTGATTTAGAAAGTATTATCGGATCAGGTTATTGGACGAGAACATGTTGTAAATATTTTGTTTATGATTCTACCAAAGAAGAACCAAGGGTAAATGATGAAGTTTAAGATATTAGAATTGAGACTTTTTGATATGAAAGGAAACGATATCACAGAAGTTGGAATTCGTTGTATGAAATGTGGGTGGTATCATAGTATAGCACAATATAAATGGGACGAATTGAAAAACATCCAAAATGATATGAGGTTTGTATTTTGCAAGGAATGTGGAAAAGAGACGCCACACAAATTAGAGGTTCTTCATGATTGATTTATTCAGTAAGAGAGGGTGAAATAATATGGATAATTTGAAAGATCTAGTTGCAATGGATAAACCTGAGCAAATGAATACACTTTATTGTCTATTTTGCTGCTCTACAAAAGTATATCCTGTTGTTGGAAAAGATATAAAATGTAAAAACAAATATCCGCCATATCAAGAAATTAAAATTCCAAGTATTGATGGACTATATTGTCCTGATTGTAAAACAGCTTATGCTATAGACAAAAATCTTGACGATGTAATTCAGAAGTGTAGAAATATTTCGGGTGATTTAAATTTTTATCCATCAGAAATAAAGGAGAAAATCGATGTTTAATCTATTCAAGAAAAAGAAACCACAACAAGAGGATTCCCTGCAGCAGATGGAATGCCCTAAGTGTGGCGGAACAATGACGCTGACAAGCGGGCTGACATATAAATTCCACTGCCGGGGACAAGAACTTGAAGCCTCAAATGTTACCGCCATGAAATGTGCGAATTGCGGCGAGATGATGTTTAGTTGGGATGAAGTTCAACGTATCCAAAAATTCGCTCATGAATCTGTGGGCTGGGAGGATAAAACAGAATGAGTTATCGGTGTTTTAAAGCAACGATTATCGCTTTGATAGGTACAATATGTTTATGCTTAGGTATTGGGATTTGGGCATCTATTCCACGCAAAAACAATGCAGGCGATAAATCTGTTGATAATGGAAGCTCTTTATATAGTATTTCTAATACGAAACTTATTTATGATGAGAACACAGGGGTTGTATACTATTGGTTGTATAGTGGATATATGGCTCCGTACTATAACGAACATGGACAACTTTGTCGTTATGTTGATGGCGAAATTACGCCAATTGAATAAGTAGGTGTTACAATGAATATAACTGAGCAGATCCTTTATTGGAAATCAAAACCTTATTCTTTTATTGATGCATATTTCGGCTCTCTACTATATTGGTACCAGAAAATTTATCTATGGATGTTTTGTAATAGGAGGTTAAATGGCTTATACAACATTTTATTGCAACGAAAATATACTTCTTGACAATTGGAAATACTATCATGAATCAAACCTGATGCTGCGTAATTTATTAAAGCGGACAAGCCTCTCCCCTATTGAATGTGCCACGATTTATTATGAACGAATGCGAAACCCCGAGTCTGTCAGTTATGATCGCAGCCATCTGATTCAAACATTCAGTCGAGGGCGCAAAAATAACGCACCAATACTTGACATACATCAAGTTGTTTTATATCAGAAAGATTTAGATTATATCACTGACGCTCGCCGCCGCTATCACATCAACTGGGCACAGCTTAGAGTCTTGCTTGGAATTATCTTCTTCTGCCGACTATATGGCAGTGACACGGTGGCATTAGACACTGATTTTAAAATGAAGCGGTTTGGAAAATGTTTTGATGAACAGACAGAGATCATGTATCACGGTGGACCCAACTGGGACGATGGATACAACACGGTACGCGGCATGTACGAGCTGTCTGACGTGCATCACCTACTCTATCGAACTGGAACAGACGATATTGGCTGCTTATATACATATCCGAATTTTACACTTGATAAAGATGACGTAATTGCGTACACGTTCAATGTAACACCTGAGAACAATCGATTGAATCTTAGTAAAGTGGCACGGGAATTGTTTGATCCCAAAGAATGCTATTGTACTGTTTGTGGTGAAAAATATATCGCAAAGAGACCGAATGCCAGTTTATATTGCAAAGAGTGTGCTACAGACAAAGAGAAGGCACGGTTAGCAAAAATCAAACGGAATTGACGAAGATACACGAAATTAACTTTATTTTCTTAATATATGAAAGGGTATGTCTCTTTCTACTTTAAATTTAAAAGGAGATTTAATACATATGATTGAAATTACTAAGAACGAAGCAACTTACCTGCGGAAGATCATCCCCAATGTGCACATTACTCGCACTACTCATAAGTGGTACGCGGAAGAAATCAAGTCTGTTCTAACCCAGCTGCCCGGCAATGTTGAAGCCGAGGAGGCGTTGCGCGAACTAAATCGCACTCATTGCACTAACTCTAATTTTGAGATCTGAGGTATAGAATGGACGAAATTAAAAAGAATGAATTCAGAAAGACGGATGACGAATCCTTTGACGAGTACATGATGCGTATTGGCAATGCGTGCTCTGAGCGAAAATTAACATGGGATCAAGCAGCCGTAGTTTTGAACGAAGCTACAAATTCCAATTTTGGGGAATGTGCTTATCGAAAAAAGTATAAATCGTGGAAAGCCGGCTACGACTACGCGCTTGAACATATGAGCGGTACCACTGTGGCAGACGAACTGCAGCGGCTGAAGATAGAACAGGTCAAGATGCGAGACGAGCGGGCGGCAACAAATAAGGTTTATCGTGATATTGCGCGCGCTGAATCCATCAAGGAAATGATTGCAAGTGCTGTTGTGCCATACGACAAGAATGATTTCCTGAATATTGTACAGTACGAAGGCAGCGGACATGACTTAATTGTGTGCCTATCTGACTTACATACAGGTGCTGGCATTGACTCTGCATGGAACAAGTTTGATAAGGAAATTTTAAAGGCAAGGCTGGAAAGCTATGTCACTCAGGTATTTAACATCGTTGAGCGACATGCTGCTGAAAAGATTCATGTGCTGTTGCTTGGTGATCTTATCAATGGTCATATTCATATCAATACTCGAGTTCAGAACAATGAAAATAGTATCGAACAGGTTATGACAGCCGCAGAGTTGGTGAGCAACTTTGTAGCAGAACTGTACGAAGTATGCCAACACATTGATGTGTATTCGGTCAGCGGTAATCATTCACGGGTTTTCCCCAACAAGGAAGAACAAGTTGCAGGAGACGAGCTCGAAGCGCTGATTCCGTTCTATATGAAGGCACGGCTACAGAATCTGGCTGGCATTGAAGTAAAAACAGAGAAGCTCGATCCTACGTTTGGTGGATTTAAGGCTCGTAATAGTCTGGTGATGTATGCACATGGAGACAAAGACTCCCCTGCTAACGTCGTCGAACACTTGACCATGATGGTAAAACAGCCGATTGATCTGGTCTTCCTCGGACATCGCCACACAAACGGAATGACAACTGTGCACGGGACAAAGGTTATTGAAAGCGGCTGCGTATGCGGCACTGATAGTTATGCCGTTGGTATTCGTAAGAATGATATCCCACAGCAGGCCGTAGCTGTTATTGCTGATGATGGTTTGACCTGTCTGTATGATGTGAAGCTGGAAAAGCCAGCAAAGATAGTAATTTAACAGATTTAGACGCTCTGGGCTTAACCGCTCAGGGCGTTTTTATATTGTAGAGGAGAATTATTATGGACGATATTTGTTCTGTTTTGGCAGGTTCCAAACACGATTCTGTTTATGCTGGTCCCGATAAGGACATTGAAACCAGTCTTAAAGAACTAGGGATCGATATTAGAAACGATGATGGCGAATTGAAAACGACTTATCAGATCCTAAAAGAATTGTCAGATAAATTCAACAATAGTTAAATAAACGGCTCGTCCGAAAAGACGAGCCCTATATGTCGCAGGTGACAGCGCCGGTGTGCTGGCCAGCCTCATAAGCTGAGACAAAAGAGAAATCTTAGATGCGTTCGACTCGCATACCTGTACCCATGAAATTAAATTGTAAAGGAGGTTCCAGAATTCAAAGATGGAAGAAAAATTTCATAAAGATTTAGGAGGCGATTACTTCTACTGCTATTCCCGCCGTTGTGCATTCTTTATTCGTGCAATGGGAATTTTCTATGAAGAGATTGGCGAGCATCCAACTACGGGCTCTGTATATACAAAGTTCCACAAAACAAAAAAGCTCAATGAAATTTTAAAACTGTGGGATGATATCAAGTATCGCTTCGACAATATGTCAGATGACGGAACGGTGGTGAAGGACTATGGCCAGAACTGCCGTTGAAAAAAAACCGCCACGAATTAAGGTCCCTGCCTCATGGAGTGGTGGTAAATGTATGTGCTGCGGAAAGATCTATGATGTGCGCAAGGGAAATTTCTCGAAGACACAAAGCCAGTGGTTTATGGGTAACGATGGATATTTGCCGTGGTGCAACGAATGCAAAGAAGAAATGTTCAACTTCTATGTAAAGAAATACGGTGACGAGAACGAAGCAATCAAGCGACTGGCTATGCTGTTTGATATGTTTTACTGTGATGGGCTTCTTGAGGCTGCAGATCACTCTACTCCCGGTTCTCCAAAAATCAATACATATATGGGACGCCTTAATATGCGACAGCACGCCGGGAAGTCTTATGACGATACATTGGATCAGGAGAAGAAGGACGCGCTGGCTGCTGGTCGTACTGGCAACACAAAAGTCACTCAGAAGATGATTAGATTCTGGGGCGCTGGTCTGGAGGAGCAGGACTATTTGTTCCTTGAGGATCACTATCAGAATCTTATTACACGCCATGAGTGTAAAACTGCCGCACAGGAAATTCTCTTCAAGCGTATTGCAAAGGGCGAACTTAACTGTGAAAAGGCAGACGCTACCGGCGACACAAAGAAAATAAAAGAGGCAAACGACAACCTTCAGAATCTAATGGGTTCAGCTCAGATCAAGCCGAATCAGACGAATGATAACGCACTGGCTGAGACTAATACTTTCGGAACATTGATTCAAAAATGGGAGGAAGAGAGACCAATTCCAGAACCCGCACCTGAATGGCAGGATGTTGATGGGATTGGAAAATATTTTAGAGTGTGGGTACTTGGTTCACTTTTAAAAATGTTCCATTTAAACAATCCATATCAAGCAGAATTTGATGAGGAAATGGAAAAGTATACCGCGCATAAACCAGAAGCTATAGAAGACGACACCGCAGACACCAGCTTACGCGAAACCATCTTTGGTATTAGTGAGGGCGGTGGTTCTCCTTGACAAAAGAAAAATTAACAGACAAAGAAGTAGCAAATAGTAAATCAGAAAAAATAATGAATGCAGTTGCTTGGTATTGTGGATATTATAGAAAAAATCCGCAACGCTTCGCCAAAGAATATTTGAATCTGAATTTGAAATTATTTCAGCAGATTTTGTTGTATTTAATGGTTCGAAGTACAGGCTTTTGTTTCATTGCTGCTCGCGGTCTAGGCAAATCTTTTTTGACCGCTGTCTTTATTGTGATTAAATGCCTATTGTGGCCGGGCACGAAGTGTATTATTGCATGTAAAGTGCGAACACAATCTATCAATATTTTGGACGAAAAAATAATGAAGGAACTTGTACCAAACAGTCCTTTATTACAATCCGAAATCAAAAAAGTCGACATCAACAATCAGAAAGCAGAAATTATATTTAAAAATGGCAGTTACGTTAAAGTTGTGACGGCTACCGACTCTGCGCGTGGTGCGCGAGCAAATTTAATTTTGGTCGACGAATACCGCATGATGGATGAAGATATCATCAATATGGTTTTGAAAAAATTCCTAAATATTGTTCGCCATCCCGGATATTTAGACAAACCAGAATACAAACACATGGCTGAACGAAATCAAGAGTTTTATCTTAGTTCTGCATGGTTCCAGAATCACTGGAGCTACGAAAAATGTAAGGACTATTTTGTAAATATGATTGATCGAAGTAAAAAATATTATTGTTGTGCTTTTGATTATAGAATGAGTATCAAAGAAGGTTTGTTGTTAAAAGAGGCCGTCGAAGATGAAATGTCCGAATCAAGTTTTTCCGACTTAAAGTTCTCAATGGAAATGCTGACCGAATGGATTGGCTCAATTGAAGGTGGGCTATTCCAGTTCGATGATATCAACAAAACTCGCGTTATTGAAAAAGCATACTACGCGCCAAATATCGTACTCTCCCCTACTGCAACAGATGTCCCAAAGAAGAAAAACGGAGAAATCCGCATTTTGACCGCTGACATTGCACTGATGAGTTCCAAGAAAAATGACAATGACGCAACAAGTATCTTCCTTAATTGTATGATACCAAACAAATCTGGACGTTATACGAGTAATTTCGTTTACTCAGAGAACGTTGAAGGTATGAGCGTACAAGATCAAGCACTGAAACTGCGTCGCTACTTTGAATATTTTAACTGTGATTATCTCGGCATCGATGCTCGCTCGGTTGGTATTCCACTGATCGACCTGCTTATGCGTGATATCTACGATCCTGAAACTGGCGAAACTTATCCAGCAATCAGCTGCTGCAACAATTCAGAAATCGCTGATCGTTGTTCTGATAAGGCTGCTAAGAAAGTCATTTGGGCTATTATGGGTAGCGCACAATTTAATAGTGATGTTGCTATTGGTCTACGTAGTGGTTTCCAACAGGGGCGAATCCACCTTTTACAAAGCGAGTATAGCTGCGAAGATCAGCTACGCAAGTTGTATAAAGGATATGACAAAATGTCGCCCAGTGAACGAGCCGCTCTGCAAATGCCGTATATCAACACCGGACTTGCAGTGAACGAACTTGTCAATTTGGGCTACGAAACAATAAACAACGTAATCAAGGTCAAGGAGAAATCTGGATGTCGCAAAGACCGTTACTCTTCCCTGTCCTATAATTATTATATTGCGCAGCAAGTTGAGCGCAGCATGGAGAAACGGCATAACAAACCGAAGCTGCTCGATTTTAACTTCCGTGCGCCAGTATTGAAGAAGGGAGGGCTGTAATGGCTGAAAATATAATGAATAAAAAGGTCATGGTCACGAATTCCAAAAGTGGAAAGACCTCCTATGTTACATATTCTGATTTAGTAAGTGGTGTTTATGCTAACTTATCAAAGATTGGTATTCGTAACCTTGAATCCACATCAGAGACTAATCCGACATACACCAAGTATACGAAAGATCAAATCGTAAAATATCTTTCCAATCCAGCCAGCTACGAAAAGCAGCTACGAAATATGAGCAAATATCTGTTTAATATTTCAAACTACTATCGTCGGCTGATTCAGTATTTTGCGAATATGTCTACATTCTCTTATGAACTTGTTCCATACGGTCTTGATCGATCTAAAAGTATCAGCCTGAATAAGTTTAAGAAAGCATACTACGCAAGCTCAACAGCTGTTGAACGGATGAACATTCCACACGAAGCAACCAAGATTTTGACGATTGCATTTCGCGACGACGTTTATTACGGATACGCATGGGAGACGAATGATAGTTTTGCTTTTCAGAATCTAGATGCAGATTATTGTAAAATCAGTAGCATTGAAGATGGTGTATACAACTTTGCATTCAACTTTTCATATTTTGATTCAAACCAAGACAAGCTACTGAATTATCCGCCCGAGTTCCAGACTATGTATAACACCTATAAAACCAATACTCAGTTATATAAATGGCAAGAATTGGATAGTTCTAAGTCAATCTGTATTAAGGTAAATGAACAAGACTATATCCCCATTCCGCCGTTTGTGAGTCTGTTTAGTGCTCTGGCAGATATTGAGGATTACCGCGCCATCAGCAAGAACGCCAGCGAGGCCAACAACTACAAGGCTATTGCGATGGAGATTCCTATCAACGACGAAGATGGTTCATTTTTGATTGACTATGAAACTGCCAAAGAGTTCTACGACATGATGAGCAATGTGTTGCCGCCAAATATTGGTGCGATTCTGACGCCCATGAAATTAACTGACTGGAACTTTGACAAGAGCGGTGTAAATAGTGATACGAACGAGGTCGCAAAGGCCGAAGCAACACTATTTGCACAGGCTGGTGTAAACAAAATCTTGTTTGGCGGCGGTGACGATCCGGCTGCTTCAACGCTGAATCTGTGTACTGTAAATGACCAAATGATTGTATTTGCGGTGATTCGTCAGCTGGAGCGCTGGGTTAATCGTAAACTCAAGAGCGTATCAAGTTCTTATAAATTCCGTATCAATTTCCTGCCAGTTACACATTACAACCGTGCCGAAATGCATGAGCGATATCTAAAGGACGCTCAATATGGCATTCCAACCCGTAGCGCTATCCTTGCAACCGCCGGGTTTGCTGGTACGGATTATGAAAATATGGCTTATCTTGAGAATGATGTACTCGGCTTGAATACTGTTGAAGTTCCGCTTAAAAGTTCTAATACACAGTCTGGCGCTGTAAACGAGGGCGGACGCCCATCTAATGCAAGTGAAGGCAAACAATTAAGTGACGCTGGCGAAGTAACAGCAGATAGACAGGAGGAGTAACATGGCACAATATCTATGTGAAATAGTCGTGCATGGTTCTCACGCCGCCGGGATGTCGAAGTTTTTGATAGAACACGGCGCTCTCCTGCTACGAAAAGATCCACCGAACAACTATGTATTTATCAATGATAATGTATTTGAAAATGCTCTGGCTGAGTTGCAGATTGCAATTCGTCAGGGCTTTTATTTTACGGATGAGGAGGTGAAAGCAGAATGAATCAACGATATCCAATCTCTTTTTCAAAGAAGAATGAATATGAAACTTCTGATTTTCGCTTCATAGATGTCTGTATTGATGTGATGCACACAGGAGCAAATCTTAATAAGACCAGCTTCACGAAAGATGTTATCAACAAAGCTGTCCCGACTATCGCCAATATGCCGATTCTTGGTTATGTAGTGAACGAATTGGACGATGAAGATAAAGATTTCAAAGGTCATGAGCACGAGCTGCGAATTACTGATACTGATGTCAAATATCTGTATGCGGGGCAGGCTTATGGTGTGATTCCTGAATCTTGTAACCCGCGTTGGGTTATTAAAGATGACGGAACCGGCACAGAACGTGAATATTTGCGTGTTGATGGTTTGATCTGGACAAAATTTGGCGACCCAGTGGATATCTTCACTCGCGATGTGACAAAAAACCACAGCGTTGAACTGACCGATATGGTTTGCGAGGCGAAACGCGATGACGGAATCATTCCCGTTTCGTCTTTTAAGTTTGATGGTTGCTGCATTCTGTCGACCACCGATCCGAAGATTCAGCCCGCAATGACTGGGAGCTGTGTAACCGCCAATTTTTCTATTGACGATATCACATCTCAAATTCGAGAGCGTCTCTATGAGTATCAGGCTCTCACGCAGAATTATGCTGCACAAAATGAAAATCCATCCGATGAGGAGAAAGGAGATAAAACACCAATGAATGAAAACGAGAAGAATACGACCGTGGTCGAAAATCCTGAAACCGTGACTCCTCCGGCAGAAAATACAGTACAGGAGCCCGACGTCCAGACTGCCGAAAATACTACTTCGGCAGATGGCGAAGGTGAGACTCCTGCGGCTGAAAATGCTGCAGAAAATGAGGGCGAGGGTGAATCTGCTCCGACTGAAAATACAGCACCGGCATCTGAAGATGAGCCCACCGCTACTGAAAACAATGAGTTTACTCTAACTACAGTTCAGCTGATGGACGAGATCGGTACTAAGCTTGCCGAGCACACTCATCCTTCTAGTTGGGATTCTGAGTATATGATTCCAGATTTCTATTTTGAAGATCTGATGCCTGAGACAGTGGTGGTTCGTTGCTCCAAGACATGGCAGCTGATGGGCATTCCCTACTCTATGAATGGCGACAATGTTGTTCTGGATTATGAGAATATCAAGCGCATGAAGGTTACATATGATGATTGGGATGAGGGTGAAGTGATGCCTGGCACTATTGCCGCCTTTACTACTCTGACTGACAAAATCGCTGAGCTGTCTGACAGCTTTACTAAAGCAGCCAATGAAGTTAGTGAAATCAAACCTAAGCTGGAAGCATATCAGCAGGCCGAAGCTGAGGCAGTCGCCGCAGCAGAAAAGGCTAAGCGTGACGAGCTGTTCTCTATTATGGATGAAAAGCTGGGCGCAAATGCGGAATATACCGCACTGAAGGAGAACACGGAGATTACTTATGCCGAGCTGGAGACTAAGTGCTATGCACTGGTTGGCCGTCAGTCCGCTGAGTTCTCTTATGTTCCCACTACTAACAACAGAGGAACTGTCCGCTTTGGCGTGGGTGGCACCCAGAACGGTTCAGATAACGCCGTGTATGGTGGCCTGATGGAACACTATCTCGGCAAGTAAATAATTCAAAATTTTAGGAGGTACATAATTATGGCAAATATTAAGCATGCTGTTGTGCGCACTGATAATCTGGGTGGCACCAAGAATGGTGAGCAGCTGGCAAGTGTGATTTTCTATTCTAGCGATGCTCCCGCAGCAATTGATAACGGTAATATCGTTGTTCTGGGCGAGAAGCTGGGTCGTGAGGCTTATAAGGCAACTGCTCCCGCAGCTGGTGCCGTGAAGGAGGATCTGTATGTGATTGCAGAGGAAGAGCTGTTCTATGATCAGACTGTCGCTCACTATCTGACCGAGTGGGTTAATGAAGCCGGTAAGACCATTCGCGCATATTCTCTGGACTCTAAGGGTGGCTTCTCTGTGACCGCTGAGGCTTTCGAGGGTACTCCCGAGATTGGCAAGACTGTTGGTTATACCGCTGGTTCTACCAAGATTACCGTTCAGACCGATGCCGCTGATGACACCACTTTCGGCACCATTCTGGAGAAGGAGACTGTCGGCTTTGGCGATGGCAAGTATACATACTTCTACATTAGCCTGAAGTGATCCCAAAGTTCAAGAAATTAACATAACGCCGTCCGTGCAATAGCGGGCGGCCATTTTTATTATAGGAGGTTTATACCATGGCTATTGATTCTAATCTGATCAAGCTGGCTGTTGATGGCTACAAGGGTCACGTCGCCGGTGATTACTCTGTTAATGATACTCAGGAGGCTCTGCGCAAGGCTCTGATTGAGGCAAACGGTGGCTCCACAAAGCTGGATCTGAAGGCTGTTCGCGACGGCAAGTGCGCTCAGGTTTTCGCAATTGTTGAGGAACTGGTGAATGTTATCCACGAGGAAGGTCTGAAGGGCGACGAGTTCTTCATGAACATGGTCGAGGATCGCAATATGTCTCTGGGCGACACCAACAAGTTCCATATCGAGAAGGAGTGCCTGTTTGCTGTTGCTGATATCGCTGAAGGTACTCAGGGCATTCGTCGTCAGCGCATCGAGGGTGGTCAGGACATCACTGTCAATACTCAGCTGCGTGCCGTGAAGATCTATGAGGAACTAAACCGCGTGCTGGCTGGCCGTATCGACTTTAACAAGTTCGTTGATCTGGTCGGCAAGTCTTTCACCAAGCAGGAGCTGGATGCTGCATATGCTGCTTTCACCGGCATGTTCTCCAAGCTGCAGGCTCCCTATACTGTGACCGGTACTTATGACGAGGAGAAGCTGCTGGATCTGATCGAGCACGTTGAGACTTCTACTGGTGAGTCTGCTGTTATTATCGGCACTAAGAAGGCTCTGCGCAAGATCAAGACTGCTACCATGTCTGATTCCGCTAAGGAAGATGTTTACGCAATGGGCTATATTGGTCATCTGGCCGGCACTCCTCTGGTGGCTGTGAAGCAGCGTCACAAGGACGGCACCGACGACTTCCTGCTGAGCGACGATGTCATCTACGTGTTTGCTGGCGATACCAAGCCCATTAAGCGCGTTACCGAGGGCGACGTCACTATGCTGATGGGCAACCCCATGGACAACGCTGATATGACTCAGGAATTCCTGATGATGAAGCGCACCGGCATTGCCGTTATCTTTGATCGTGACTTTGGCGTGTACAAGCTGTCCTGATCATCAAATTAAAATGTTACATGGGCGGTAGGGGCTTCCCTGCCGCTTCTTATTATATAGGAGGAAATAATGGCAAGACGTGCAACTACAAAAGCTGCGGCTCAAAAGGCAACTACTGCAAAAACTCCCGTTGAGCAGCCCGTTGTTTCTACCGCAGAGATTACAAACGAAACTATGGTCGAGTGCCGAAGCGGTGTCTCTGGCAACCTGATCTATAAGTCCTCACTGAACCCCGGCTATGTAGTCGAGTGGAGCGGTCTGGGTGAGATTCAGGAGATGGAGTATCGCGAGCTCGTTTCTATGCGTGGCAATCAGCGTCGTTTCTTTGAGGAGAATTGGATTCTGATTGATGACCCCGCCGTTATCAAGAAGCTGGGTGTCGGTCGTTACTATCAGAACAGTCTGTCTACTGATGACTTTGAGGATGTATTTAATATGTCCGCCGACGAAATCAAGGAGATCGTACCTACTTTGCCGGGCGGTACTAAGGATGCCATTGCATCTGAGGCTAAGAAGAAGATTGATTCTGGCGAGCTGGACAGTCGCAGTGCTATCAAGGCGCTGGAGGACTCTCTGGATGTCGAACTGGAAGATACCATCTAAATAAAGGAGGCGGGCTATGGCAACCACTTTTGAAAGTATCTATGCCCGCTGTCGTGGGCGAATCAAAGATTATGACAAAGAAGGCTACACAGACGAAATGTTTGCGGCAGTCGAAAAAGACCTGCTTCAGGCAGCGATTGACGATTTTGCAGACATCTGTGTTAATGACCTGACCGATTACGACGAGGAGCTCGAGATGTTCAACATTACGCTGTCTCGCAAGGAGCAGAGTATTCTCGCCCTGAGTATGATTGTTCACTGGTTAGAGCCTTACGTCTTTAATTCTGACGCACTAAAAAATGCCATGAGTACAAAAGATTTTTCTATGTTCTCCCCCGCTAAGTTATTAGAGCAGATGAAAGACTTGTTACAGTATTCAGAACGGAAATTGAAAGCCGAAATGAATGGCTACTCGTTCAGAGTAAACAAGGTTTCTGAGCTGACTGAGTAAGGCGGTGGCTTATGACTCGATTAGAATATAGAAAAATGCTTAAACTTAATGGACCAACCCAGCGTGACAGAATAATTAACAAGTCAATTCACGACCAAAACAAGTTGGCTCCAGTCAGTCCTTCTTTTAAAGATGTGACGATTGATGATATTCCGCGTAAACTAAATATTATTTCTTCAACTGTTATGGATCAAAAAATCATTCATACTCTGCCGGGCGAAGACTTTTCTATTGGAAGCATTGTCTATTGGAGCAAGAGCCACTGGTTGATTACAGAAAGAGATCCGGAAGACGAGATTACAGTGCGCGGACGTATTCAGATTTGTCGAAAGGAAATAAAATGGCAAGACGATAATTCTCACAAGATCCATTCTTTGTGGGCTACAGTTGAAAAGCCATATTATTCCAATCTGGAAGAGAATAAGCAGATGAGCTATTCTACTCGCGAATTCCGTATCCAGATGCCTTTCGATGAATACTCTGCCAATCTTAATATTGGTAAGCGGCTAATGCTGGAAATTATTAACGATGTGCCTAAAACATATCGTATTACTTCGGTCGACCAGATGACAAGCCGTATTGACTACAATAACGAACAGGTCGGATTTCTCTCTTTTAACGTTGAACAGGATCTATATAATCCAGAGACCGATAATGCTGAGAAGATGATATGTGACTATGTTCCTATTGAAGATACAGAAGAAATTCCGCCAGAAGTCGTCTATCCGCCGCAGGAGGCTGAGCCAGAATATGTTCTTAGTATTGATTTTACCGGAGCTCCGACAGTTCAAGCCGGCGGTTTCGGTAAGCTGTTTACAGCAAAAATCGATGGTGAGACATGTGAAGTGGCAAATTGGACTTTACAGGGCGATCATGTCCCTGATGAGATTCATTTTAAGAACGCGGAGGATTCTGTGTCTAGCGCAAAATGTAAAGTAGTTTGCGCTGATAATCCCAAGCTGATTGGAACCATTGTATCTTTGACAGTTCAGTCAGGTAAATTAACCGCCGATATTGATTTGGAGGTGATCTGATATGAATTTGGAAGAGATCGGTTCTTTCAAAAACAAAGTAATATCAAAGCTGATAAACGATGACAATATTCTTGATGTCCTTCTGGGCGACGTTGACAATATTGAAGATCCTGAAACTGCCCTGCTTGGTAAGGACGGGTCAGGAAAGGGCGGCTGTGTGTTCAAATATGAGTTTGTTCCAGACACCCAAGAGAATTCCAAGACATTTTTGTGTGTTGAGGTGGTGCCGGAAGAAACTAATGGCGACACGATTACAGACATGACGATCTATGTGTTTGCATATTGCAGCAAAAATCTCATGCAGACCTATCGCCGCAAAGGACAAGCCGGTACTCGGATTGATGTTCTCGTAAGTGACGTTGATAAGATTTTAAACGGCAACGCTGAATTTGGAATTGGTCCACTTGAATGGGTGGGCAGCAGTATTTATAAACCAGCACAGCCCTATTATGGTCGTATGCTCGTTTATCGCGTTGGAACTTTTCGGAGGGCAAGGCGATGATTCGATTAAATTATATAGACCATATCAGCCCTTATGGGGTCATGCTGCGCGAAGTAGGTCGAATTCACTCCCCTATTCTTGGAGATATTTTGAAGCTCGGCTACAACCAGTATCAGCGAGTATTGACTTTATTTTTGTATACACCAGAAAAATATTTCACGGACTTCTCGACAGATGCCAAGATAGAAAATCCGTGGAATCAGTTCACAAATGAACAAAAAAATGAAATGACAATGTTTGATATCCTAACAGCCAACGAAGAAGCCAGATCCGAATTGATTTCGGGTTTGGCTCTTTTTATTTTCGGTAATTTGGAGTGGGATGAAAAATATCGCGCAATTTTGATTGATAAACAAGTCGATTCAAAAGGCAATGCGTCAATTGGCGGCTTTGTTAACAAATCAAATTACAAGACAGTTGTTCAAGTAATTTTGCAGCTACTTGATATTGCGGATGACGATATGCCAGAAGAGAATCCTAAGTTTAAAACCGAGAAAGATCGGCTGTTTTGGGAGAAATTTCAGAAAAAGAAGAAAGAGTTCGCAAAAACAAAAAAAGGCGACCCCAATTTGGAGTTGCCTAACATGATCTCGTTGTTGTGTACATTTCATCAGAGTCTGAATTATTCAAATATTTGTGCCCTCACCATTGGTCAGATACGAGACACGTTCTCCCAACTGATGAAGGCAAAACAATTAAATATCGCAGAGATGAACTATTCAGTTTGGGGCGGAAAGTATGACCCGTCACAGTGGATAGAACGCATCGATAAAAAAGATGAAAACATAGGAGGATAATAATTATGGCTAACAAGAATGTTAATTTTGCCAACCGCGAAGTTGCTGACCTGATGCTGAAGAACTATTCCACTAAGAAGATGTTCCTGAATGTCGATTGGGCTAACGTCACCTCTACTTCTTTCGAAGGTGACCGTGTGTTTGCTACTGGCGGTCAGGGCGCTCCCAACCGCGTGCAGTTCGACGGTTCTCGTACCGGCACTCTGACCATCGAGGCTCAGGTGTATCCCGTCAAGGTCTTCCAGATGCTGTCTGGTAACGATCTGGGTACCACTGCAAACTTCCTGAAGCGCGAGAAGGTTACCGCTGCCGACACTGCCAAGCTGACTCTGAGCGAGGCTGCTGCAGGTGATTACGTGCAGGTCTTCAAGGCCGACGACGATCTGGGTGCCGAGCTGACAGCTACCGTGGCTGAGAAGGAAGTCACCGTCACTGTCGAGAGCGGCGTCGACTACATTGTGTATTACTACAAGAAGTCTGCTAAGCCCCAGGTGGTGCACCTCGATTCCAAGCACTTCCCCAAGGCATATCGTGTCGAGGGTTCTATTCCCTACAAGACCGAAGACGATGTCATTATCGAGGCCCATCCGATTTGGTATAAGGCTGTTCCGCAGGCTGGTTTCGAGCTGTCCTGGCAGAATACCGGCGATCCCGTTTCCCTGACCATGACCTTCGATGTTCTGGCTGATGCTGATGGCAACATGTTCGACTTGGTCTTTGATGGCGAGTAATTGTTGAATAGTAAATCAGAGGTAGAGTCTTTCGGGGCTCTACCCCTTTTATGAGCGCACGACCGCTGGAGCAGTCATGCGTTGATATGAGGAAACTCACGAATAAGAAGAACACCCACACAGCGGACCAGCTCTCTAATTTGCATAGAGGCTTCAGTGATTGTTCGAGTGGTTTGGCCCCATTTATGCCTGTGGCTGGCTTAAAGTCTTAGCTGATGCCAAGATGGACATGACACTAGCAATAAGACCGATTATCATACAAAACGTTTCGAAATCAATCTCCATAGGGTCCTCCTTTCTACCAGCAGCCTGACTACTGGATTTCCGGGAAGCCCCTACGATAACGTCCACATGATTAAATAAGCCCCAAGAGGGGTGTGCAGGTGTTCTTCAAGTTTGAATTTTACCATATTCCAAAACAAAAAGGAAGTGTTTATCATAAAAATCTTAGCTTTTGATCAAGCGCTGATAAAGACCGGCGTTTGTACATTAGACAACGGTGCTGTATATCACTCGCTGATTGATTTAAGTAAAACCAAAGACCCAGTTGAGCGTCGCGCCATTATGCGCCAGATGATACAGAGCCGTATCAAAACCAACAATCCCGATCTTGTCGTAATTGAAGACGTGGCGCTGCAAGCATCAGCCAAGACAGTAATTCAGCTTGCGCAGTTACAAGGGGCGATTATTGGAGCGTGTGAACTATTCAATATCCCATATGAAATCATAAAGCCGACTGAATGGCGCAAAATGCTCGATTTCAAACAGGGGCGGCAAGTAAAACGCCCAGAACTAAAACAGCAGGCTATTGACTATGTAGCTGAACACTATGGTGAAAATGTCTCTTCTGATGAAGCGGACGCGATGTGTATTGCGACTGCCGCACTGATGAGACTTGAACGAGATAAAATTACACAGGAGGACTAATAATTATGAAAAATAATCTGAACCTAGAAGAGCGCATCCAGTTTGTTGATGGTGTTGTAGACTTGTCAAAACGTAATGGCAAGTATGACCCCGCACTGTATGATTATGCTTTCCGTATCGCTGCTGTTGTTTACTTTACAGACACTGACACAACTGGCATGGATCAGAACGCGCTGAGCGAGTTGGCGTTTTCTGATGAAACCACAAAGATGATGAACGAGGCTCCTCGCAAGTATATTCTTGGCACGTTGAACAAGGCTTGCCGTGAGAAGATTGAGATTGAGCGTCAGCAGTATATGGCACTGTTCGAGGCAACTGCAAAGAATCAGCCGTTTGAGGATCTGATGAAGCTGGCAGCCGAGGTACTGAATGGTATTGGAGAGCAGTTTAATATGAAGGAAATAATCAAAACTATTTCTGAAGAGAACATGACAAAGCCAATTTTCGATAACAGCTATAGTGTTAAAACTCCAGAAGGTGCACTTGATGGAATTCACGCCACAGTGGTCACCGAAGACAAGGAGTAAGATTATGGCAAAGTTTACAGCTACCACGGTGGATGCTCTTCAGACTGAAATCATGAGACGTGCAAATCTGGCACTAAAAAACGAAATTGCAAGCACTGTAAAAGAGCGGCTTAAAACTCATGTGCAGAAAGATGTGTATTCAACCTACTCCCCAGTCGAATATGAACGGCGCGAGGGATCTGGTGGCTTAGTAGACAATAAAAATCTAAAACACAAAGTTCGAGATCGCACGCTGTATGTGTATGAAGAGGCACCTATTGATGGACCGCGCTTAGACGCTCCAAATTTCAAAAACAAACCAGACAGTTTAGCACGCATAATTGAAGAGGGCGCTTACAATCCGTGGAATTATAGAAAATATAAGTGGACAAAACCACGTCCATTCATGGAGAACACACAAGACGACATCGATTATCGATACGCTGATATTGTAAAGCTACTAAAAAATCGAATCGAGCACGACAAATAATTAAAAAGATGAGCAGACTTATTAAAGCCTGCTTTTTTTAGATTCGGCTCCAAAGGAGGAATATAATATGGCGCGTGAACCAGAACTGAGTATTAAAGTCAAGGTAGATCCACAAATCAAACCAACAGAGTTAAAGACAAGCATTGAGCGAAAAGTAAAACAAAGCGGTGAAAAGCCACAGATTGATATTGACCCTAATGTTGATGGCATAAAAAAGAAGGTCGAAGATAAATTAAAGAATATCAAAGCAACTGCAAGTATAACGCCTGTTGTTGATACTGAAAAACTAAAAACTGATATTCAACAGCAAATTAACGGTATTGGCGATATCCCGAAAGTTACTGTTGGTGTTAACGTTGATGATTTTTCGAGTGAGTTGACTAAGCAGTTAAAAGATCAACTAAAAGAAGTCAATCAACAATTAAGTTATTATCTAAAAAATTTAACAAGTAATACAGATCGATTGGGTTCTTTTGTAAATGATATATTCCCTACGAAAGAATTTAAAGCAACCGCTAAACAAGTTGCGAATGAGGTAAGTGATGAATTTGTTGGTGGTTTATCTGGGACTTTTAATATCAACGATTTATTGAATTATAAAATTTCAGATACAACAAAGAAAAGAAATTTATCTCAAGTTGAAAATCTTGTAAATGAAATAAAAGATATTTGGGCTGGATTATATGCAGACAATTGGTTAGATGACGATAAAATTAATATAAATGCATTTAATGATCAATTTACTCAGCTTGGAAGCAAGGCAAAAGAATTAAAATCAATTTTAGATTCTGTATATTCTGCATTTGATTCAGACAAATTCAAAGATAAATTGGATGTCTTTAATGCACAGGGTTTTGATTTAAACAAAAAGCTAAAAGAATTCATGTCCATCGATGATTTTTTAGATGAGATTATTGATAAATCAAAAGACGCATTTAAAACAACTGACCAAGCTATGGATTTTTCCAAGTTAATAAACGGATTAACTGGTGATAATAAAATATCGTTCAATTCTGTCCTGGACAATGTATCAGGTGAGCTTGGGAATGTCCATGCTAAAATATCAGAAATTAACTCTAGTGCAAAGGCTGTTAAGACAGAAATAAAAGACGTCCAAAAAGAAGCGAACGCTGCACAAAAAACAGACACTTCCGGACATTTAGATGCTTCAACTATTGAAACGTATGGACAAAAACTTGATAAGGTATTGAGCAATATTGCAGATAAACAGAATGCAATTAATAATGCGCGTAAAACTGCTGTGGATTTAGAAAAAAATATTTTAGCCGCAACAGTACTAACACGTGAAGGACTTTCGAATGAGCTCACGCAATATGAAGTTCTTTTTAAGAAGTTCGATACAGATAAAATTGCAAAATTTGCAGAAACAATAAACCTTGCAGATTTTATCAAGAATCAAGAAATTAAAATGCAAGCTGCTCAAAATAGTGGAGAAAAGGATCAAATTGAAGATGGTGTCTATAATGTAAAAAAAATTAAATTTGATATTGATCCGGCCGTTCTTCAGCTTAAAGTTGATGAGGCATTCAAAGATATTTCCGCTCCTATTGATCTCCATCTAAAAAAAGATGCAGCAAAACATGTTAAAGACGAATTGAATAAATCGTTAAACGAATCCGATAAACCTGATATACCTAAGAATGCCAATCAAGGTAATGCTAATGATGTTGTGCCAATCCCCGGTAAGGTCACTATCACAAATGCAGATGTTATTGTCGATGTCAAAAATCCAGTGACAATCCCCGGTACTGTCACGGTTGATCCGACTTCTGTTCAATTTGGCAATTCTGATGACCTTCAGAAAAATGCTAGTGCCTTGTCATCTGTAAAACAAAGTCTAAGTAAAATTTCTACAAGTGCTGAAGGTTATGGCACAAAAATAGCTGCGATTGGTCCATCTGTTCAGTATGTCGCACAGGAAGTCGATAATCTCAGCAAGTCTCTTGAGAATCAAATCACAGACTTGGATCTTATCGCCAAAAAGACAGATGCCTATGGGACAACAGCTAATTCCGTCACTTTGAACACAAAAGATGTGGCGGTCGCTGGTGACCCAGTTAACATCCCCGTCAAAGCTACTTTGAAAAAGACCGCAATCACGGTTCCAAAAGAAGCAGTTGATATTAAAGTAAAGGGTGTTCTAGCTCCTGAGAATGTCAAACAGACTGAAGCTGCTGCACCACAAAAACCAACAGAAGTTCCCGGTCATGTAACTTTGTCTGCCGATGATGTGACCGCTCCGACTGCACCGGTGGATATTCCAGGTAAGATAACTCTTAAAGTGGAAGATGTGACACCTCCGAAGGCTTCTGTGAAGATTCCCGGCAAGGTCGAACTCAAGGTTTCTGATATCGCTCCTCCGAAAACGGCAGTCGAACTGGAAGGCAAAGTGTCTAACGTTACGGTTGATGATACTGCTAAAGGCAAAAAGAAGAATTCAAAAGACGATGTTAAAAAGCCTGAAGTTATTGATTTGAAGGGCAAGGTCGAACTCAAGGACGAGGATATTAAGAGACCCGACCCACTGAAACTTAATGGTTCTGTAAAAATTAAGGCGGCTGATGTCAAAATTGACGATGTTGAGATTTCGAAAAAAGAATTCGATATCGCGGGCAACTTGATTCTGAAGAATGCGGAGATTGTCAATGCAGTAAAAGAAGCGGCCGGTGAAGCAGCAAAAATCAAAACGAAAAACAAGCCTGTCGAGAATAGCGGCGAAGAATCAGAAGAAAAAGCGTCTGATTTTGATCGCAAAGCGAAAGAAGCCCATCTTGGGTGGCTTATTTCCAATATTGGAGAAAATAGAACATATTTACAGAGCGCAATTTCAAATAAAGATTCAAACAAAAGATCTTGGTATGCAGGAAAAATTGCAGACTATGAAAAGGATTTTGAAGAAACAACAAGAGAACTCATCGAAAATCTCACAGAAGAAGAGCAGGATTGGATCAAATCTTTAAAAGGTATAAAAGATTTAGACCTCAATGATCCAAAACAGATCGATGAACTCATGGCAGATAAAACAATCTCGTGGCCATGGGAAGAAAGCGGCTCTTATTTAAACGGTACATTAAAAGCTGCCAATATGGCAGGATTTTATAATGTTTCTGAAACCGATAAAGCTAAAAAGAGAAATAGCTATGAAAAAGAATATGTTGAGTTAATAAAACAAAAGCCGGCATTAATTAAAGCTGCTGCGGAAGCCAAAAAGCAATACGGCGAAGACAGTGACGCCTATAAGGATGCTGTAAAGGCCAAAAAGGAGAACGAAGAATCTCTACGTGCTATTAAGGCTGATAGACAAAAAGCTGGTGCTCCGAGAGGAATTGTTGGTGGTGGCTATTCAAACTCACCTGCTGTCCAAAGCACATTGGCTGACATTCATAAACAAGTTCAAAAAAGGCGTTCAGAATTATTGTTGCAAAAAGCAAAAGATTCTAAAAGCGCTGATGACAAACAGGCTCAGCAAGCGAAAAAAATTTTATCAGACGCATTTATTGAACAGGTAAGAGCTTATGCTGATGGTCTAAAAGAATCTGCGAAGTATAATGATGACGACGTTTCTGAATCTGCAAAAACTGCTCGTCAACAGATGCAGGATGCTTTTGATTCCGCCAATGATAAATTTCTAGATTTACTTGATGTTCTTTCTGGAGATGAAATCGATCAACTAACATTAAAAGCAAAGAAGGAACTTGATTCTGCAAATATAATTGTAGAGCGTCGAACTTCGAAGCGCATTGATAACAACAACAAACTTCAAGACAATCGCTACCAAAATCTTATTGATAATTTATCAAATAAGCAAAAAACTTATGGAACCGTAGAAGAAGCCGTAGCAGAGGGTAAAACAGCAACGGATATCCAAGTTGCACTTCAAAAGCAACAAGAACTCGTCGACAAGATTGCTAAAGCAAAGGTTGGTACAGAAGAGTACAACAACGCAATTCAAGCCGCAGAAGAAAACTGGAAATCTGTTGTGGCAGTTATAGACACCGCAGAAAAGAAGCAAAAAGACCTTGCAAAAGCCGTCGACAGTATTGAAAAGAAATTCTATCAGCTTGCAGAAGAAGTTTCTGTCAGTTCTAACGAGAAATTAAAGAACTCTATCAATGGAGTTATCACCAAAGCGGCTACACTTAGCGCTCAAAATCCAAACACATACGAGAATTATGCAGTTGATTATAATGAACTAAAGCGTGAATCTTACAAAGCCAACGCGCAATACACCATTTGGAAGAGCAATTATAAGAAACTTGAGCGTGAAGGCATTAAAATTGCCGAGGGCGTTGAAGTTGCTCGACAGATGCAGGCTGATGGAAGTCTCCAGAATGTCAAATTTGACGGTATCGATAATCTTCTCAAGCAGTTAAATGAGCTTGAGCCTCAGACTGACGCTTATAAAGAAAAACTTGTAGAAGTCAAAAAGATCTGGGAAGAAATCGAAAGAAAAGTTAAAGCCGTCGAAGAGTCAGAAAAGCAAGCTGCAAAACGAGAAAGTACGAAGGCGGGAAATTTAACCTCTATTGGAAACGCCATATCTCAAAATAGGGCTACAATGAAGGACGTCCAGAAGAATTATGGTACTGACTATTCTTTCTATGGTAAGCTGCAAGAAAAAGATTCAAAGCTCAAAACTTTACTTGATACAGTAAACAAATCTTCAGATCCAGTATCTGGTGCTAAAGAATGGGCAAAGAATAATCTTGATATATCACCAGACAAAATTAACTCTGTAACGGATGCAATAAATCAATTAAACATCGCATATAGAGAGGCAACACAAGAGGCAAAAGATTTTAACAAAGAAGCTTCTCGTGAAAAATCTATAAACAAAGCATCAATGGAAGTCGCTAATCTGAAGGCAACTATTCATGATTATATTGCAGAACATAAAAAGCTTGAAGGAACAGACGTTGGAAAGTCTCTCTACGAGTTGCTTGAAGCATTGAATCAAAGTGACGCACCAGAGAAAATCGGTGAATTGAAAAAGAAATATGCAGAGCTTCGCGCTGAATCCAAAAAGTTGGGTCTTGAATCAAAGAATCTGCTTGATGTGTTCGAAAAACTGTTTGGCCAGCATTTGAGCACTATGATCACTATGGCGGCTCTGCACAAGATGCAAGACGCGCTGCGGATCGTGTATCAGAACGTAGTCGAGATTGATACGGCAGTAACTGAGCTAAGAAAAGTCAGTGAGTATACAGGAAAGTCCCTTGAAGAGTATATGGGACGTGCCGCAGAACAGGCTCAAAAGTTAGGCGTGTCTATAAGTGACTATGTTAATTCAACTGCAGATTGGAAGCGGCTTGGTTATTCTGATGAAGACGCCGAGAATTTAGCAACCTACTCTACCCTACTTCGTAACGTTGGCGATAATATCGATGACGTTAACACCTCGTCTTCGTATTTGATTTCTACTTTACAAGGCTTTGGACTGTTAGCCGATCAAGCAGAAGATGTCGTTAATAAAATTGACGCTGTCGCAAATACACAGCCCGTTACCGCAAAAGACCTTGGCGAAATCTTAACTCGCAGTTCTGCTGCTATGTCGGCCGCTAATAATACGCTGGAAGAAACTATTGCACTTGGTACTGCTGCAAACTCAGTTATCCAAGATGCGGATACGGTCGGTACAACTTTAAAAAGTTTGTCAATGTATCTTCGTGCTGCTAAAAGTGACGCAGAGAATGCAGGCATTGAAGTTGACGGTATGGCCAATTCTGTGTCTGAGCTCCGCAGTGAACTAAAATCTCTGACTGGCGTTGACATCATGCTAGATAGCAAAAATTTCAAGAGTACATATCAAATCATGAAAGAGCTGTCTCAAGTATGGAGTGGTCTGTCCGATGTAACGCAGGCAAATGTCACTGAAATGATTGGCGGAAAGAGAAACGCAAATGCCGTTAGTGCTATTCTAAACAATTTTGACGTTGCTGAATCTGCTATGGAATCCGCTGCTAACAGCGCCAATGTGGCATGGGAAGAGAATGAGAAGTATCTCGACAGTATCCAAGGTCGCCTTGCACAGCTCGACGCAAGCTTCCAAGTCCTTTCTCAAGACGTCCTCTCTTCCGGCCTCGTGAAGAGCGGCGTATCTTTCCTTACATCAATTGTTAAACTTCTTGATAAAATCATTAATCTCACTGGTGCCCTTCCTGCTGGACTGGGCATCGCAGCATTTGCAACTCAGCTGGGTAAACCCAAAATGACGGGTTTCATGATTGTGCCCAGCAATACTCCGGGTGGTGACACGGAACAAGTGCTCCGCATGTATTTTATTATATCATTGCGAAGCATGAGGGAGTATTTAGTAAAACCGACGAATATGGTGGCCTAGCCACGGCGAGTTTGGGTAATTTTCGTCCGGGAACCGAAAGGAATCCGCAGGCAAGCTCTGCATGTGCCTACATTATTATAATAGGCACTGCCAGAGACGCTTCAGAGAGCATAATGTCGGAGTGGAACTACGCGCATAATAGCGCCACAGGTTCACTATGGGGTGCTCCAAATCACTGCTACGCAATCAAGCGCACGCAGGAAAAATTACAGGCAGTCTTTCCCCTGCCGTCAAAAGTGGAAAAATATTTTTGTTGACTATCTTAGTATTTCTGGCTATAATAAAAATATCAAAAACAACATGTAAGCAAAACGCATGTAGTGGAGGTATTTTATTATGGCACGTCCTAAAGGAAGCAAGAATAAAACAAAGATTCTCGATGGCATCGATTACGCAGCACAGATTGCTGAAAAGAATACTGCCGCAGAATCTATTGCTCAGGAGATTGCAACTATTGGTGATAATATCGCTGCATTGAACGCCCAGCGTAAAGCAAAAGAAGCAGAGTTGAAAAAACTCAACAAAGAGATTGTAAAGCTCGAAAAGAAAAAGGCTGATGCTGACGAAAAGATTGCGGCAGAGCTGAATCGTAAAAAGGCAGAAGATATTGTTGCCAATGCACTGGCAAATGGTGTGACTGCTGAAGAAATCGCTGAACTTCTGAAATAACTGCTGTGCAGTCATCATAATGAACAAGCCCGACTTCCCTATTGCTGGGAGGCCGGGCTTTTACTATACTTCGATGGAAGGAGGAGATATTGTGAAATTCAACATTCTAGGCTTCGATGTTTCTATTGATATAAAAAAGCGTGTAAAACAAGAACCTATTACAATCAATAAGATAATCCATCCCGGTGAACCAACCTACGGAGCCAATTACGAAGAGTGGTATATAGATGCCGATGGGAATAGTCACTCTCGCTTTTTATTTCGCTTGGAACCTCGCAAGGGACAAACTGTGTGCCGGTGGTCGTAATGACGCAGATATCGCATTGTTGACTTATTGTTTCATCTTTTTTGCAAAACCTATTAAGTTTGTTGGCTGCATAATTTAAAAAAAGAAGATAATCAATTGTTTCTTCTACTGTGAAATCTTTAATGTTTGGTGTAAATGTATTATGAATTGTTTGCGCTACAGAAAGGTCTCCTATTCCAAATATGGACGATTCAACTTTAATGAAATCGTCTGATTTTAAAGAAGTGGTGTATATATTGTTTATACCATCTTCAATGCTTGCCGCCAAAAATCTTGTGTCGTTTAGCCCAGCAAAAGAAGATAATTCGTTTTTAATATAAAGTAGTTCATCACGCACACAGAGATTTAGGCTATTGGTTTTTTGTGCAATATCTTTTATTGCATCTTCAATAAATCTGCCATCGGAAAGCACAGATTCCCCTGTATGTGCAATAATGTGTCCAGTTTTTGTAACAAAAATCTTTAATCCCGTATCGAAAAACTGAGTTTTTGTAACAAGTTCGGTATTCAAATCAATGGTTTTGCACGTCAGCCTTTTGTCTGCAGACACCACAATACCATCAGTGCATACAATTGCCATCACCAAAGACAACTTGGTTCACATCCTTACCATTCATACCCACAGTTCTTACGATAGAATTGTTTACTAGGTTTTGCTGGCAATACAATCACTTCTGCGCTTTTGCTTTCCGTTCTGCTTCTAGCTTTACAAAGTCAAGTCCATATAAATCTTCAAGCTCTTCGAGGACATGCTTGATACCGTACCCAACATGCATCTCATTCGCACCGAATTTATAATAGATATCGCCAAGCGCTTCCGGTTCAAGTCCAAGATCGTCAATTCGACCTCTGAATTTCCCATGGCCGTCAACGGTTACAGGGTACCGAAAATCAGCGCCCCATTCATCAGTCCATCCGTTGTACGAGTCGCTATTTGCACATGTGTCACCAATTCTGTATTCAAGTTTGCAAATGAGGTTCATAATATCTTGATTGAGTTTCATTTTAATTCTCCTTTAGAAATTGCTGCCGCAGTTATTGCAATGCCACTGTTTGCCAATTTTCCCGCTGGCAGCGCCCACGAGGGACACAGACACAGCGCGGCTCACAGTACTGATCTTTTCGGTATTGGTGGACTTACAGTAGGGACATGTCACATGCGGATGCTTTGCTTCATATTCGGCTGAAAGCGCTCGCGCTATTGCTCTTTCTTTTTCTTCTTGTTCTTGTTCTCTTTTAAGTATGCCGGGATTATTTTGTTCCTTTATATAATCTTCGAACGATTTTAAGAATGCTTCGTTTATACCTTTGCGAGACATCTCTCCTCTTCCGCTTGGGCGAGTCGCTAGTTTATCTTCGGTTGCTTTTACATATTCATTCATTAAATATTCGTTGTCGCTGTATTCTTGTAAAATACAATCAACCATATAGGCATAAACAACTGATGCAAAAAATTCGTCATCATTTTTTACTCTCCAATCATCTTTTAGGATTTTATAGTCTGGATATTTTTTCAGAATCTTTTTTCCTTCAGCAGTTAAAGCTCCTATTGTCCAAAAGCCCCATTTATTCGCTTTGCCGTGTCTATAGTCAATATCTGCTTCGATTTCACCAATTCTCATAATTCTTATCACCTATTTCACAAATAATCTTTGCTGACCACTAAGATTAGTATACGGTTTGACAATCAACAAGTCAATAGGTGAATTAACGACCTTAGATGGATCTCTTGATAAAACATTAAAAGCGTCAGAGCAGCTTAAAGATTTGCCGCAAATCCTTCAGAAATATATGCTCTTGGGAAATTATCAAATCGGAAATGCAAAAAAATTTGATAGTCATTCAATTTTTAACGATATCGGAAGCATTGATGGATTTATTGCACAATTTGTAAATCTTGACGAAGCTCAACAAAAAGCATTTCTCAGTTTGTCTTCTTTTGATGAAGGCTTAGAGGACTATATTGAAAATACAAAAAATGCTGTTCAAATAGGTGAGAAATTCAATTCTCAATTATTTGAACAAATCGCATCTCAAAAAGACGGCATTACAACTGGTGTTCTGAACGAATTCATGAAGGCAGGCGGGTTAAAAGACGCTAAAGGGGTACTCGCACTTCCAAACACACAAGATGCTATTGCCTTGATGGAAGATTACGCCAATCATTGTTCCGATGCAAGTAAAACGCAACAACTGTTCAACGCTGGAATTTTAGAACAAGAAAATGGTGTCTATAAACTTTCTCAAGCATTCTTGAAAGAAATTAGTGTTAAACAGGCGAGCACGGTCGCCACAGTAGCTCTTACTGCGGCTCAAAAGGCTTGGAATGTAGTAGCTCAATATGGCAAACAACTTCTCCTCTCTCTTGGCGTAGCTGCTGTTGCCTTTATCGCGACTAAAATTGTCGATTATCTGATGAACCTTAAAACGCATTCCGAAGAACTTGTCGCTACAATGAATGATTCTCATGATGCAGCTGAACAAGCTACTAAGGATGTTGAAGAGATCCAATCCAAGATTGACGAGCTTAACAAATCTCTGAAGGACGCAGGCGTTAAAAAGATTGAAGACATTGTTGACCCTGCCGAGCGTGAGCGTCTGCAAGCTATCAATGATATGTTACAGGCTCAACTCGAACTCAAGAAGCAGCTAGAGAAGGACGCAAACGATAAAGCAAATGCTGACACAAGTGCTGTTGTAAATGATAAAACTGAAGACAGTATTGTGAAATCCCGCACAGTAAATGTTTCTTATGCCGAGGGTGGTGCAAATGCTGGCACTCATCAGGTTGCAGAGAAGGTCTCTAAGACTGAATCTCTCCATGAGTATGCAGCAGCACTCGAAGATACTACTCAAAAACGTCGTGATCTTCAGGTTGAACTTGACCAAATTGAAGCTTCTAGCGGAAAAGATTCTGAAGAGTATGCAAATAAAAAGAAAGAACTCGATGCTCTGAATGAAACTTTTGAATCCCAGAAAACCAAAGTTGAAGAATTGTCTACTGCTGTTTCCGAGCAGATGGGCAATTACAAGACAGATGCTGACAGTTTTGCTCAGTATAAGGACGAGTATGTTGCCGGTACGAACGCCATGACCGCAGCCACTAAAGCTCTGGCGAATGCACAAGATAATACAGGCATTGATACTACCAATCTTGATATATTCTCAGAAAAAATAAAACAAATCAAGAATGATATCGATAATGGTGATTCTCAGCAAAGCGATTGGAAAACATTCAATGGGCTTGATGCATTTAGTGGAATGAGTGGCGAGGCAATAATCAACATTGATAAGGACTCTTCTCATCAAACTGAGACCGAAACAGCTGCGCTTGAAAAACTCCATAAAACTGCAGACGAGAATAAAATATCATTTGAGTCTCTAATTGGTGTGTTTGAAAGTTTCGGTCTTGTGCAAATTAGTAACTCTGCAGCTGCTGACGATTACGCCGATAAACTCGAAAAAACAATGGGCGTCATCGATAATATTCAATCAGCATACAAAGCCTGTTCTAGCGCTGTTGAAGAATACAACCAGTATGGGTACATGAGCGTTGATTCGTTGCAGGCTCTTTTACAAATGGATGACCAGTATCTTAATACTCTTGAACTTGTTAATGGAAAGCTCCAAGTCAATCAAAGTGCGTATGCAGATTTGTTGGCAACTCAATATGCAGAAGCTCAAATGGAAGCTATTTCTCAGGCGATATCAGAACTAAATGCGATTGCAAAGGGAGACGCTGCAGAAAAAGCCGAGACATTTACTGAAGCAACTGAAGATGAAAAGAATAAGCTTACTGCTTTATGCCCAGCTTTGAAAGATGCCACTGTCGGAACAGGCGAACTTGCTGCCGCATTAGCCGCTGCACAGGGAGCAGCCAATGGAGAAGATGCTGACGCTGTTCAAGCTAAAATTGACGGTGTTATGAACGCATTGAACACCAGATTAACGCTTATTGGAAATAATATGTCTGCCGCAATGAATGGTGCTGCCGGTTTACGCAATCAGCTCGATGGGTTTAGCAATTCTTCGAAAAAGGCCGCTGATTCTTCGAACAAGGCAGCGGATTCTTCTAAAACACTTCTTGACGCATGGTCCACTCTGACTTCTGCTATGGAGGAGTACAACAAGTGGGGTAGCATAAGTCTTAACACGATGAAATCCCTCATGGGGCTTGACTCCAAATATACTTCTTGTTTAAAAAAGCAAGGAAATGAATTGGTTGTAGATGCCACTGCATGTCGAGATCTGATTCAGGCAGAACTAAAACATGCTGCCGCTACAAATGATGGCACGGGTAAGATCGGACAGTACAATCAAGTCCTTGAATATCTTGACACTCACGCTAAGAACGGGACTATTTCGCTCAATCAACTGAAGGATGCAATTGAAGGTGTAAATACCGCGCTGGATGAAGCAACTGGTAAAACAGACGAATTCCAGTCTGGCATGGAGATCCTTCATGATCTGTCTAAAATTGATAATGCAAATGGAGAACAGATTGCGGATTACGATACACTAAAGAAAGTCACCGAACTAGTTACCAAGCACCCAGAACTCGATGGCATTTTCCTTGATGAGAACGGAAATCTCAATGTCGATGATGACAAGATCAAGAAGGCCGCTGAAATTCTTGTTGGGAAAATTATCAATGCTGCCAATGATAGTGGGCAAACCGGTCTGGCTAAGCTGTGGTCAAATCGCCTTGAACAACTGAATAAAGGCGATATCTCCATGACTGATTTCTGGAACGGTTTTGGCACGGACATCGAAGATGCAAACACTAAAATTGATAAATTCCAGAGTACATTTAGTGCTTTCCGTAGCGCTTTGGAAGAGATTCAGGAAACCGGAAGTCTTAAAAGTCAAGATACTCTTCAAGAGCTCGGTCAAATTGACCAGTCTTTCCTCGATCAGTTCATACAAGATGATGGAACATATAAAATCAACGCAACTGGTTTGCGTGATATGTATGTGAAGCAGCTTGAACCACTAATGAAGGAATTTGATGGAACTGTATACGGTGATTATCTCAAGAAGATGTACGATGCTGTACGTGCTCCTACCGAAGAAGAGTACGACGTATTGGTTAAGGCGACTTTAGAATATAAGGTTGCAAAAGAAAAATATGACCGTGCAGTTGGTCGTATTGATTCTTCTGACGCATCTGATGAGGATAAAGAAGCTGCCAAGAAAGCAGCTTTAGATGAACTGACTGCTGTTTATAATCAGAAATATCAAGATGTTCAAGAAACCGATGCCCAAGTGATGGCGAAACTGATTGCTCACTGGGAGGACGCGAAAAATGCGGTCGAAAGTTTCAAGTCTGCTCTATCTGATGCAAAAGACATCCTTTCTTCTTTCCTCTCTCTCCTTTCGTCCGCAAATGACAAATCTAATAACGACCTCAAGATTTGGGGCGATGCTATGGGCAAAGTCATCGACAAGCGGATTGAAGCCCTGAATAAGCAGAAGGAAGCTCTGGAAGAAAATAATGAGGCTACTGAACGCGCCATTGAACTTTCCAAGGCACAAGATGCTCTCGCCCGTGCCCAGCAACAGCGCACGACCCGTGTGTACACTGAGAATGGTTACGAGTGGCAGGCAAACGCCGAAGATGTGCGTACTGCACGCGAAGACCTTGCCGACAAGCAGCGTGAATGGAATAATAAAGACGCTGAAAAGGCTATTGACGACCAGATCAAGAAGTACAATGAGTTCAAGGACAAGTTGTCTGAGGTCATGGATGATATCGGCAAGAGCTGGAAGGATTACCAGAAGGAGCTTGAGTACACTGCGCAGATCCAGAAGATGAGTCTATCTCAGATGGAAGGCTCACTGGACGGATATCACAATAAGATCATTGCAAGTCTAAATACTGGCAGCGCGATCACCGGCATCCAGAATTTGATTACAAACCTTGAATCACTGATAAATACGCTAACAAAACTAAATAATCTGTATTCCATGTTTAAGACTGGTGAGTACAAAGATCTCGGCACAAAAGGTCTGTGGAATACGATAAAAGGATTCTTAAATAATGGTGGCGAAAAGGCTGCAAGTTCTGGCACATCTTATGTTAATGCAGCCAAGCAGGCAGTCAACGCTGTCAAAACCACGCTCGTTGATACTGCAACAGAAACGGGAACCGCATTAAAGAACATATTAACAACCGCGAATAACAATATTACAAAACAGGTTGTAAGTTCTGGCAATGGAATTATCAATGCGTTTACAAATATTTGGAACACGATCAAAGGTGGCGCTCAAAGCCTATTCGGCGGTTCCGGCGAAGGCGGCGGCATTGTTTCCACAGTTGTAAACGGATTTAAGGCTGTCGGTAATGCTGTTAGTAAGAGCAAGATTGGTTCCACGATTCTTGGCGGGATTGGTAAGGTTGGAACTACATTACTTAGTGGCGGAGGTAAGTTGCTTGCTGGTGCTGGAAAACTTATTGGTACAGCTGGAAGCGCCTTGGCTGCTGCTGGGCCCGCTGCGATTCCGATTCTTGCAGCTGGCGGGCTTGGTATTTATGGCGGCACAAAGGCCATGAAGAATCAGAAGAAAATCTGGTCCAATAAAGAAGATGGCTTTGGTAAGAAGGCAATAAAGTCCGTTGCTTCGTTCTTCTGGGACATAAGTCCTATTGGTGGAATCGTAAATCTGTGTAAGGACATTTTCGGTAAGAGTAAAGAAACTGCCGAGAATACAAAAGACACTGCGAATAGTAGTTCTGAAACTGCCGAAAACACACAAAAGAGCGCAACAAATCTCACAATTAACGCTACACAGATCGTATCTAAAGAAGAGAATAAAGCAACTGACGAAACAGACAAAAAGAATGACGCAACCGCCAATGAAGATAAAACAGTCAAAACGGCTGCTACAACTCTTACTGGTGCTGGTCTGGGCGCAGCTGCGGGTATGGCAGTAGGTGGACCTGTAGGAGCATTGATTGGTACTCTTTTGGGAGGTTTTGCTGGTTTCTTTTTGGGTGGTCATGCGAATGGTCTTAAATCTTCTAAAACGAATCATTTTGCAAACGTTGACGAAAGAGGTTCAGAACTTATTGTTCGTAAGCCAGCTTCTGGACGTTATACATATCTTGAGACTGGCGATGGTGTTGTTCCTGCTGATATTACCTCTCGCCTGTTTGAGATGGGCGGCAATCCAGACAAGTGGTTCAGCGATCAATTGGCAAAACATAGTTCTGCTTCTATGGTGCAAAGCCGTGACGCTGGTGGTATTTCCCTGTCTATTGGTGATGTGAATGTGAACAATCCCGTTGGTGATAGCGATGCACTGGCTCGTGAGCTGGTAAATCGTCTGCCGAACAAGGTTGTACAGGAACTGAATAGACGTTAAGCAGTACAATAAGCAAAAATAAATACGAAGTATACTTGGCTCAGGGTGGGTTGGGTAGGTTGAGATCGAGTATACATTTATAAAGGAGGGACGAGATGTCACAAAATAGTCAAGATGCAATCGACGTGTTGAGCAAAGTCATCGTAGACACGATTGAAAAGAAACTCAATGACGCAAAATTTGACAAATCGCAGACTGGCGTGGTAACTGCGGTGAGTGGGAATACATACACAATATCCGTGTTTGGAAGCCAGTATAACATTACCTCTGACCAGATTTACACGGTTGGACAGAGTGTGGTTGTGACTGCATTGCAGGGTGATATGAAGCGACTAGTATGTTCCCCCGATAATATTGGTACAATGAAAACAGTGGACAGCAAAGTCAACGTGGTTGGCAGTCAGCTGTCCATTATTGATACAGATTTTGCTGACACTATTGTTAAATACACGGATGTCAGTGAATTTTTAACGCTGAAAGATCAGGTAGACGGACAACTCAGCTTATGGTTCTACAGTGGTGTACCATCTACTGATACAGCTCCGACAGTAAATTGGGTAACGGAGGATGCAAAGAGACTGCACATTGGCGACCTTTATTATGACATGAAGGCTGATGATGCGTATAGGTGGACGGACACTTTTATATGGGAGGCTCTTAGTGACAAGAATTTATTGAAAGTTTTGAGAGCTGCGAGCCTTGAAAACGATACAGCAAATGGATCAAGACGTGTTTTTTTCACAACGCCTTCAACCCCATATAGCCGTGGTGATATCTGGGCAAGTAGTTCTGGTGATAATAAAGTTCTTGTATGTCAGACAGCGCGTCCTACAACTGAAAGCTTTAGTCGGACTGACTGGGCTGTGGCGCTAAAATACACGGATGATACAAAAGCAAACGAGGCACTGGATGCCGCTGGCAAAATAGATGGTGACCTTGTAAGCTTTAAAACGGAATATAATTCTGATTTGGAGAGTACAAAGCAGCAGATTGAAGCCCGCGTAACCACTAAAAAATACAACGAGGACATGAGCGGGCTAAATACAAGAATTTCGCTGACAGAATCTAAAATTTCAAAAAACGAGAATGCCATCGTACTGTGTGCCACAAAAACTGAAGCTCAAAAGTATGCGGATACTGCAGAACTGAACGCAAATAAAAAGCTCGAAGAGCACATCAAAACAGCAACTGAAAGCATTGATTCAAAGGTGGCTAAGACAGATTATACTGGAAAAAACATTGCTACTTTGATAAACCAGAGTACAAATACTGTAAAAATCAAGGCGACAAAGCTTAACTTGACTGGTGCTATATCTGTTGACAAAAATGGTAAAGTGGCGCTTGATTCCACCTCTGTAAACAACAGCCTTACGCAAGTTTCTGGGGATAAAATCACCACTGATACTATTACTGTGGACAAGTTGAAGGCTGGGCAGATTTTCCAGCTATTATGGAAGAACGATTCAAAAGATGCATACTCTGCTGTTGGCGAAGAGAACAAGTTGACTTTTGAAGCGGACAGCGATTATTCAGAATATATTTTTATTTTCCGTGGCTACAAAGAGAGAGAAGTTGTTGAGATTGATCCAGAGAGTGCTGCAACAAAACGGGTGCTCGAATATTTGAGCAAAGTTTCTGTTATTGTGTCGAAACCAGTCGCAGGTGAATGGAGTGGTGCAGAATATCATTGCGCCACTATGAATACGCCGAAGCTGTGTATGATTTATGATTTGAGCGCTGGCGACAATTCTACTCCAAATGTATCATACAATTCTGACACAAGTATAAAAAGTGCTTTCCGTCCGTTCTATGTAAAAGCATATGAAAAGAATAATAAATATTGCACTGAAATTACATTCTTTGACGCACAAAGCTCTGGTGAGACGGCCATTACAACAAATAACGATTTGATTATTCCATGTGAGATATATGGCGTAAAATAAGGAGGTGTTAAATTGGCGAAACCGATAATTTCAAAATTTTCCGTGATAGACGCTACGCGGGAAAATATTGTGCGGTACACATGTTACGATGACACGATCAATGAAGTGAAGTATATTATCTATGACAACGCCTCCGGCAATATTATTGTTAACCAGACAGTGAAAACCAGTGGTTCATCTTCTGTGCGTATGTTTATGTTGCCAGCGAACCTTATACATAACAGACTACTCCCCTACTATCTTAAAATTGCAGTAACAAATCAGAACGGCAATACAAGTGATTTAAGCGATGCCGTTCTTTTTTATTGCCATGAAAAACCGGTGTTAACGTTTGTTGATGTGGAAGCACGCGCTGAAAAGACGATTCCCTTCCCCGCTTTTTCATTTAATGTCGAGTATAAAAACATCGAAGAAGAGGGCGAGACACTGAATCTTTATAAATATCAGCTTTATGATTCAGACAAGACTTTGTTACATGAGGAGATATACCACGGCTCTATTTCACATGCGTTTAACGTAGAAAGCCTTGATAATAATAAGGTGTACTATGTGCGAGCAGTTGGAGAAACTGTGAACGGATATGTTCTGGACACGGATTTTTGCGCATTCAGAATTGAGTATGACGGACAACTGCAGAAACTTGAAATTGTGGCAGAGAATGAAAAAAGAGAAGGCAGAATTAAGCTTACCATTACAAAAAACGAGGACGAGCCTAATAATTTTGATTCTATTCGCGTAAAGCGTAGAGAGGTTGGCAAGTACGACTGGATTACGATTTATGAAAAGAAGATCACAAGTTCCGTTGAGCCTATTTTGATTGTATGCTATGACAAATTCGCACGTGGCAGGAAAACGAAGTATCAGTATATGGCAGTTCCTGTTGTGGATGAAATTGAACAAGTGTGCACATCTACAAGTGCCGTAAGCGATTTTGACGGAGCATGGCTAATGGATAAAGACATATCATATTATGTTGGTCTTGAGCCAGCTGTCACGAATATTACGCGCAATCAAGAAGCGTCTGTGGAGACGACATTGGGAAGCAAGTATCCCATCGTATTCTATGGTAGTGAGGCAAATTATTATAGCGGCAACTTCTCTGGTGTTATTATCAAGTGGGATCGCAACAATGATGAGTTTGATTTTGATGGATCTATTGACTATCGGGAGACTTTTATCAATTGGCTAACGAACAAAAAGCCAAAAGCATTGAAGATGTACGATGGCCGCGCATGGCTGATGAATGTGAATGGAAATGTTTCTTACTCAGATGATGAGCATCCGGATAAGGTAGAAATCTCATTTGATTTTGTAGAGACTGGCGATTTGAATAGCAGCGATGACATGAAGAACGCTGGTTTGATTTAAGGAGGTGGGCCATGACTTACTTACCTACAGAAGAAGATCTGGCCTTACTGAAAAGCCGGTCAAAAAGATTATATTGTCGTATTGAACTGCTGAATAAAGACTACCAGATTATTGATACGATCGAAGGACTTGCGTTAAGTGGTTCTAACTCGATTGACGCAGACTCAGATACACGGCGCACTTTTAATCTTGATATCTTCCCGAAGAGTGGATTCTCTATTTCTCAGTTCTCCACAGAGGAGTGGACGAGCAAGATGCTGCGCTTACAGATTGGTATGAAAGCTCCAACAAGTATGCCGCTTGTTGGGGCGGACGCGGTAAGAATACCAGAAGAAGAGATCGATGCAAAAATCAAAAATAGTGCGATATACAAAGAAAAGGACACAGAGTTAAGGCAAGCAAAGTGGAGATATAAGGTTGGCGGTTATGAACAGTATGGCAATATCGAAAATATAAACCGTAAGCGTATTATTTGGACAGATGAAAATAAAGAGAAATATGCATCTTTTGTGAAAGAGCAAGGAGATGTTGGAACATATTCGACCGTTGTTGCATCTTCAGATGGTTATACAACAAATGGCAAGACGTATGAGATTGCATACACTCCACTACTGATAGGCGGAGGAGATGTTGTTATTCCGCTGCTGAATGCAGATATCAGGTCTTATATTGAAGTGATTTTCAATGCAGCTTGTGATGCAGTTCAAAGAGATGGTTCAACTTTACAAAGTAAAATACTTGAACTTGATAGTTTTGGTGTTGACTGTATGATTTATGGGAAAACAGTACGTGTAAAAAATATGATTGCTGCTGTAGAGGGTGGTATCGCAGCAGGAAGGATATTATCTGCAGCCGATGTTGCAGCGATTGCTGGCTGTACCAAAGAAGAACTTGATAAATATTTCCATGACACAAGTGTATTTGTTGGCTATTCAATGCACGATATTCAAGGAACGATATGGGAATTGAAAGATGGTTTAACTCAGATATATAACTTCTATCACGCTTTATACTCTGGTGAGGCTGAAATACGAACTGGCACGAACTTTGTGGATACAGATGGTGTACACTGGTATGGCGCTGGCGTATATGCAATACAGCAAAATGGATACAGTTATGATGCTACAACGAACAAACTAAGCCTTTCTTGTCTTGATATGACCTGTTTGCTTGACGGCACGCTTGGTGGAACACTGACCGGATACGCAACGCGCATTCCGATGTATGACCGCAAGCTCGTGGTTAAGGATGGGGTCAACTACTACGAAGATGACAAAAAGAAGCCGCACTATGTTCGTGATTCCATTAAGGAGACATTTGAACTTTCAGGGCTGACAAAGAGTATGGTTGACTATTGGGTACGGCGAATTCCGCACGACCTAGAATATAATACTGGCACGACAATCTGGAACATTTTGACGGAGTTGAGAGACCTCTATTTCCCTTTCGAGATGTATTTTGACGACGATACTTTTGTGTGTAAAGAAATTCCGTCTGGCTACGACGACCCCGTTGTTCTGGACGAGGATACATTTAAGAGTATGGTTATCAGCGAAGATGCCAGCGTCGATTACGGTCAGATCCATAACTGTGTAGAGGTATGGGGTGCATCAAACTCCAGCGACTATTTCTGTAAGGATAAACTTGAAAAAAATGACCCAGACGGTACTGGCGAGGTCGTGTATTGTAAAAAAGGAACAAAAGAATGGAATGATGTTGTTACGTTGCTTAAAGATAATAAATTGAATATGAGCTACAACATGAACCCAAATGATACCGGCGCGTCTATTTTATTGTTAAAATTAAAACAAGCAAGTATTCAGGACGGTACAAGATTTTCGTTTATTTGCCCAGAAGATATTGCGATAAATGCAAGAATCTGTGTTGAGAACCTTGTTACGACAATCAAAACGAATCCGACTGGGGCAGGACAGTATCGGGAAACAACGCGCGCAGTGTATGGACCTATGATGTTGTTTAAGGCTGTTACCAACGAAAAAGGAGAGGACGAACCAGAAGATACCTCTCTACTAAGGAAAGGCCGTTATTACGTCATAAAATATGGCGAGCATTGGCTAAATCAGGCAACTGATGGTGCATTTACATATAAGTTCAACGCACTTACAGGCAAATACGAAAAAGAACAGCGTGATCCACAGGTGCGCTATTACCCGAAACAAATCTATAATCCATCCACGAAAAATTATGACACCGTGTATGTGAAGTATAATCCAGCAACGAATACAGAGATCCAGATATCAGACCCTGCTCTTCTTATTGAGAGCCGGGTCTATTTTATTGGTCAGTCTCAGTCTCATGCTATGACGAAGTTTGTGGATGCAATGCCGACCGCAAAACAAATTGAGGCAGACAAGATTGCGGAGGCATGTGACAACCTTGAGTACGTTGTCGTAAATGACCCAAACCGCATTGATGACTTGTACAATAGTCGGTTGACGATTGATAAAATCGGGCGAAGAAACCTTGTGTGCTCGGGTAGTGAGTTTGACGGATATACCTCGGATGAATCAGCCATGACGGTATGCAAATACACGCTATGGAAAAATTGTCGGCTGACGGATTCCATCACATTGAGTATGCACATGATTCCGTGGCTTGACGTAAATGAAAAGGTAAAATATGCAGCGAAGTACCTGAAGTCTGATATTGCAGTTGAGTGGATTATTAAAAAGATAGATAAAAACATTGGAGAAGGCACAATGAATGTTACATTGAGCCGCTATTACCCGTATTATCCCTATATCACTTATGAGAATGTCCTCAAAGAAAAATATATCGATAATAAGAAAGATACTTAATGAGAGGAGTGAGTAGATGGCATTATCATTTGAAGAATCCAAACGTATGGTCGCTGCAAGCCCCGCAATGACGATGGAGGCTTCCATAGAAGATGCTCGTCCAGTGGTTGATTGTGATGAGGATGTGGCAACCTTCTCTGTGGAAGACCAGAATTTCACCAGAAGTGGCAACTATACGTGGTTTGATACCTTCTCGGACAATGATTTTTCTACGGTTGATACCAATAAAGAAATCACACTGAGTCCGACTCAGGTAAATATCACACAGGAAAACAACAGTCAGGTCATTCCGTTTGAGATGCCGCGTTATTATGATGGTGTTGACCTGATGAGCATGACGATTCAGATCCACTATGTTAACGCTAATAATGCTGAGAACTATACCGCACCCATCAACGTGAGCTATAGTACTGATAAGATTCGGTTTTACTGGATGGTCAGTAACTATGCCACTATCAAAGAGGGTGTGCTAAAGTTTGAAATTATGGCGACTGGTGCAATTACTGTACCGAACAGCGGTGAATCGAAGAATTATCTATGGCGTACAAAGCCGAACGAAAAGCTAAATGTTTTGAAAGCGCTTACCGGCACCGCAATGAATAACCCGACCGATGACGATTGGTATACTCAGTTCTTAGCTACGATGAGCCAGAAGGTTGGTGAGGCACAGACTGCTGCAACTCAGGCTGCACAGAGCGCACAAGAAGCACAGGCTGTTGTAGATGGTCTGGCTGACACACTGGCAAACTATTACACTAAGGAAGAGGTTGACGGTTTTGTTACCCTGCTTCGGGATGATATCGCCAAGGTTGACGGTCTAGCAAAGTTTGATGTGCAGTATGATGCTGAAACACAGACGATTAAGTTCCTGAATGGCGAAAAGATTATTAAAACCATCACACTGAACACTGACCCGAGTGCTGATTGGGTGACAGCTTTTAATAAAACTGTTGAAGCAAAAATCGATGAAAAGATTGCGCCCGTTAAGACTGAACTGACCGAGTATAAGACCAGTACTGATGCTGCCGTAAAGAATCTGCAGGATAGCGTTGGTAACTTGCCTGAGACCTTGCAAAGTGATTATTACAACAAACAGGCAACCGATAAGCTGTTAGAAGCAAAGGCTGAAAAGACCAGCGTTGAGACCGTGGCAAATGATTTGACTGTGGTAAAAAATACTGCTTCCGGTTTGCAGAATAGTATCGACACTATCAATGGCGATATTTCTGAAATTCAGGAGCAGTTGAAAAATGTGAAGCCTGACCCGAATTCTGGGCGTGAGTATGATATTACTTACGAGGATTCAAAGCTGAGCCTGTTGGAAAATGGTACTGTGAAAACGCAGGTCGTCATCCAAGGTGGTGGCGGTGGCACTGGCGGCAGTACAAGTGTTATCAAGATCGAGCGTCTGGATGGCTCTGCGCTAACTGTGATTGCTGGTGACTCAGCTATTATCAATTTCAAGTTCTCTTCTGTGGACAATTCTGGCGATGACACTGGTTCCGCTACTGGCGTCTGGTATGTCGGCAATACAAAAGTTGGCACGCAGACCGTTATCCAGGGAAAGAACAGCTTTGACGCAACCCAGTATCTGCACAGCGGTGACAATACTGTTAAGCTACAGGTGACCGATAGCGTGGGCAGTGTTGGTACAAAGACTTGGACTGTCAATGTTGTTGAGTTCTATCTGGAGAGTTCTTTTGATGATACGCTGGTTTATAGTGGAGAGGTAACCTTCCGCTACACTCCGTATGGCAATATTGCAAAAACTATCAACTTTACGATTGATGGAAAGATTCTTGGCTCTACCACAAGCAGCGTTACCGGCAGACAGCTGACTTATGCTATTCCTGCACAGACCCACGGCGCACATTTGGTAGAAGTTTCTATGACTGCTGAAATCAATGGGAAACAGGTCACCAGCAATAAGGTTGTCAAAGATATCATGTGGGTAACTGAAGGCAATACAACTCCTATTATCAGCTGCGCCACAAAGACAGCAAGTGCAAAACAGTACAGCAACGTTGCAATCAACTATACCGTTTATGACCCTTCCAGCTCTACAACCACTGTAACGTTGGAGGTTGACGGCGCTAAAACTGCTACTTTGACTGTTGGACGCACCATGCAGACATGGACTTGGAAGTCCGCTGATATTGGCACTCATACGTTGAAAATCGTATGTGGCTCCGTGAGTAAGGAGATTAGTGTCGAGATTAAAGAGCTTGGTATTACGATTGAGCCAGTTAAGACAAATCTGGCTTTTGATTTTAACCCTGCTGGCAAGACTAACGCTGACGAGACCCGCTTGTGGTATGATGGCAATACAAGGCTGACTGTAAGCGATAATTTTGACTGGTCTAACGGTGGCTATCAGCTGGACGAAGATGGTGATACCTACTTCTGTGTGAAGGCTGGTACAACTGCAAATATCAGTTATAAGTTGTTTGGTGATGACGCAAAGAAGTTGGGTAAGAACTTTAAGCTTGTGTTTAAGACTACGAATGTCAAGAACTACGATGCTACGGCACTGACCTGCTTGAACGGTGGTATCGGTTTGAATATTCAGGCGCAGAAGGTCACATTGACCAGTGAGCAGAATAGCATCGACCTACCAACTTGTGAAGACGACTTTATGGAATTTGAATTTAATATTCTGCCAGACAGTCAGTACAAGGAAATGGTTCTATGGTTGGATGGTATTCCTTGTCGTGTTGAGCTGTATGACGCAAGCGACAACTTTACACAGGCTTCTCCGGTAGGCATTACGATTGGTTCTCCTGATTGTGACGTGCTTGTTTACCGTATGAAGTCCTACATGATGAACCTGACGGACGACGAGATCCTCGACAACTTTATTGCAGACGCAAAGAATGCAGAGGAAATGATTGAGCGCTACACCCGCAATGATATTACGGATGTGAGTGGCGAATTGAATCCTGACCTACTGGCTGAGAAGTGTCCAGATCTGCGCATTATCAAGATCTCTGCTCCGACCTTTACGACTGGTAAGAAGAACGAAGTGCCTAACACAACTATTCAGCACATCTATAAGAATGGTCGCGCCGTGGAAGACAACTGGATCGCCACTGGTTCACACAAGGGACAGGGCACTAGCTCTAATGCATACGGTGAATCTGGTCGTAATATTGATATCAACTGCTCTGGTGGTTTCACCTTTGGTGATGAGAGCACTGGCAGCAAGTATGCATTTACAGAAAACAGCGTTGGTGAGAAGTATTTTAACATCAAAGTCAATGTTGCTTCTTCTGAGAATGCAAATAATGCTCTACTGGCAGACGAGTTTAACGAGTTCAACCCGTACATTCGTCAAGCTCGCAAGGACAACCCGAAGGTACGCGACACCATGGCATTCTACCCCTGTGTCGTTTTTATTCAGGAGACCGACACCACAAACGCAACTGTCTTCAAGGATGGTCAGTGGCATTTCTATGCTTGCGGCGATTTTGGCAACTCAAAGAAGAATAGTGACACAATGGGTATGGACCCGAACAATCACAAGGAAGTTATCATTGAGATCGATAATAACACCGATGCACAGACCCGCTTCCTGAGTGGCGATTTCTCTGAGGAAACTTGGGATGGTGACCACAGCTTTGAGTTCCGTTACATCAATAAGAATTGTACCGAGGAAGAGATTCAGGCAGCTAAAAATGCGTGGATTCGCGTACAGAACTGGGTTGTGAATGCAGATGATGCTGAATTCAAGAAGAACTTTGAGAATTACTTTATCAAGGATTCTGCCCTGTTCCACTATCTATTTACTGAGCGTCATACTATGGTCGATAACCGTGCAAAGAACGTATTCCCGCACACGACTGACCTTGTGCACTGGGATTTCTGTTTTGACTACGATAACGACACTGCAATGGGCAACGATAACGAGGGTGGTCTGACCCTGAGTTACGGCTATGAGGATATGGACACCATCGGCACAAAGAGCGTGTTTAATGCACATGACTCGAAACTGTGGTGTAAGATCCGTGACCTGTTTGCAGACGATCTTGCAAAGATGTTCCTGAACCGTGAGAGTGCTTTAGCATGGAGTGCTACTCGTATTTTGAAAAAGTTCGAAGACTATCAGGACGTAAAGCCAGAGAAGTTGTGGATCATGGATATGCGACGTAAGTATTTTCGCACTTATGAGGATAATGGCACAACCAGCTATCTGCCAATGATGCACGGTAACAAACGCCACCAAAGACGCCAGTTCCAGCGATATCAGGAAAAATACATGGCATCTAAGTATACGGGTGCTGCTTGTACCTCTGACGATATGACCATTCGTGGTTATACTCCGACCAACTGGACAGGTGTGAAACCCGATGGCACTTTCCATATTGTCCCCTATGCCGACACTTATGTCTCTGTACGGTATGGTTCTAACCCTGTGAAGGTGCGTGGTAAGCGTGGTCAGACTTACGAGATTCAGTGCCCGATTGCAGCCATGAATGATACAGAAGTTTATGTTTACAACGCTTCTATCATTCAGAGCATTGGCGATATTTCTGGTTTCTATCCAGGCTATGTTGATTTCAGCCACGGCGTAAAATTGACTGACCTGAAGATTGGTTCTGCCGCCGAGGGCTACAAGAATACGAATCTGACTGACTTTGCAGTTGGCAACAATACACTGCTTGAGCATTTGAACCTGCAGAATGTGCCGAACCTGAAAAAGTCCATCAGTCTGACTGGCTGTACAAATCTAGAAGAGTTCTATGCTGGTGGCTCTGGTATTACTGGTGTTGCATTTGCTAAGGGTGGCAAGATTCGAAAAGCTGAATTGCCGGCGATCGCAAGTCTAAGCGCTAAGAACCTGAATTATCTGACCGACCTGAAGGTTACAGATTATAAGAATATCACCACACTGACTGTCGAGAAGTGCCCGACAATTGACCTGACTGATATGCTGGCTAAGTGCACGAACCTGAACCGTGTGCGTTTGACTGGCGTTGATTGGCAACTGGATGACACTTCCCTTCTGGATCGTCTACTGAAAATGACAGGCTTGGATGAAAATGGTTATAACACTGACCATTCTGTTATCGAGGGTAGCGTCCACGTGCCTATCATGCGTGAGCGTCAGTTGGCAGAGTTTACGGCACAGTGGCCTGATTTGAATATCACTTATAACACTCTTGTTCAGCAGTTTAAGTGGACGTTCGTAAATAAGGACGGTACGGTACTTGATGAACAGTACATTGATAAGGGTGATAAGGCCGTTGATCCTGTTACACGTAAAGAGAACCCGATTCCGACACCTACTGCCGAAAGTACGATTTCTACGGACTTTACTTTCAGTGGATGGGATACCGAGTTTACGACTGTTTTCAGTAATCAGACCGTCACTGCAATTTATACCGAATCTGTGCGTAAGTATACTGTCCGCTATATGAATCGTGGCGCTGTGTTGAAGGAAACTGTTGCTCCGTATGGCTCTATGGTACTGTATGACGGCGATACTCCGACTTATACCTCTGAGGAAACTGCTTTTAAGTATTACCTGTTCAGTGGCTGGGATAAAGGCGGTTACGTCACCGGCGATAAGGATATCAATGCTGTTTATGATAGCTGCGAGTATTCTTCTACCTACTTTGACGGTAAGGAAATCGGTCAACTTCGCCCTGTTGAAATTTATGCGATGAACAAGGTTGGCGTTGAGCAGAATGTTGCCACGCCAAAGGATGAAGTTTCCATCAAGCTTGGCAACGATTTCTCTTATGAGGACATCACTGAAAAGGTTCTTATTAGTAAACCGCAGGTGTTTGATGGCAAGAACTACATTGATACCGACCTCAAGCTGTTTGAAGAGGACAGAGATTTTGTGCTGGCTGTTGACTATAAGATGGATGTCACAAATGCAAATAACACTGTTTTGATGCAGTGCTTTGAGCAGAACGGCATGAATGGTATCCGTCTGTGGAACTCAACTGGCGTCAAGATGACTTGGGGTATTGACTCTGCAAATGGTGTCGCTGCCGGTTCTCGCGATATGACTGTTATCCGGCACATTAAGGGTGATAACGGTCTGTATGTCTATTCCTCTAATATCTATGGCTCTGCACTGAGTTACACAAAGATCACTCGTACCCGCTCCACAAAGACGAATGCCACTCTGGTATTTGGATGTGCAAAAGCAGACGATGGTGCTTACGAGCGCCACGCTAAAGGTACGGTTTATTGGGCTAAGCTTTGGTACGCAGACCTTGGCGATGCTGCTTGCCGTGAGTTGGCTGCATGGACACACGATAACCTGATTGTTGAGGTAGCAAGCTTTAAGAACTACTACTTGAGCGACAATTCCAACAAGCGTTGCTCTATGACATTCTTGCAGAAGGATACGCTGGGTCAGGACATGGTACTGAGTTCTTCTTCTAACAATGCTGGCGGTTGGGGCAGTACTTCTCTGCGTGAGTATCTTGACTCTCGTCTGGTTGATGCTTTGCCGATTGGTTGGAAACAGCTTATCAAAAAGGTCAAAGTACCGAGTTCTGCCGGAAATAAGAGTAAGGAAATTGTGACTTCGGACTGCTACTTCTTCATTCCGTCTGCGATTGAAGTAAGCTCTTCGATGATTGACGAACCTTACGTTTACGAAGGTCAAACAATCAGCTACATGACCGGCAATGATTCTCGCGTCAAGCACAACGCAGAGGGTAAGGCAACAAAGTATTGGCTGCGCAGCCCGTTTGCTACTTATGATGGATACTTCTATGCAATTGAGGAGACTGGTGAGCTGTATGGCTTCCATTATCCCTCTGAGCAGCTAGGAGTAACCGTGATGTTTAGCATTTAAGGAGGTGTTGAGAGTGTATTATAAGGTACTTAAAGACGGTCGAGTGATCGATGCTCTTGACCGCCTTCAATTTGTAAAGTATCAGCCCAAGCACGATATCATGGTGAATTGCACCGAAGATGACGCACAGGGTATTATCAGTAGCAACGGCAAGTATATCTGGCACGTTGAAGGCTATTACCTGATTCCATCCCCGGAATATGACACTGTAACGCTTGAGCCGATTGACAAATACGAATATGACCAAATCAAGGCCTTGGGAGGTACAACTCCTGAGGCCATTATTGATGCCTATACACTGACGCTAATTCAAGGAGGTCTACTGTAATGGAAAAGATTTTCACTGAGTTCGTCGAGAGTATGCACCGACTCTATAAGAATGGAATGGTACAGGACAAATTTGTGGAGAACTTGCTTGAGGGCAAGAAGATCTCATTGGATGATTATCTGTACATTGTGAACAGAAAGGAGGTGTGATATGTATACCTTTTTAATTAACGAGGATAACACTATCACAGCGAGTCTGACTGAGCGTATCATGCAGCGGAGCAAGTTGGTGGATAATTTGCACTTTCTTGCCGATCAGACCTACAAAGGTGTAGATATTAGTGACTATACCGTTATGCTGGAGTACGTTTTGCCCGTGAGTAAACGCTATAAAACTGAGATTCTACAAAAGTCAAAAGATTTGTACAAGAACCGGTTGGAATATCTTCTGCCCTTTGATACTGGTCTGACTAGTGAGGCTGGCGACATTGAGTTCCAGCTGACCTTTATTCATGTCGAGATGGACTCTGAAGGACAGACGATTCAGCGCGTGCGTAAAGCTGGTCCCGGCGTTGTACATATTATTCCTATCAGCAAGTGGTCTGATTTGATCCCCGATGAAGCACTGAGCACACTCGACCAGCGTATTATCGCACTGGAGGCTCTGAATAAAGCAATGACTGACCGGTTCAATACCAGTCTGGCTAATAAGGCTGATAACATCACTTACGATGAAGAGCATCGTATTCAGCTTACCTCCGAGGGCAAACCCATTGGTAACGCTATTAAAATCACAACTGAAACTGTGGAAACTGAAGATGGTAGTATGCGTGTTGTCCCATTCTAACCATCGTTTAAAGCGAGGTGAAAAGAATGGCATACAAATACTCAAAGCTTGGTTACGGTAACGCAGAAGACGTAGAAGCCGCGATTGCGCTTGGGTTGATTGATGGCAAAGACATTATTATCACAAAAGATACATCAGAATTCATATACGTCCGGGACGACTTATCTATTCAAAAGGTAGCGCCTCGGACGCTTTGTTTTGATAGTATTCCGGCGGCAAATGAGGCAATCAACCAGAATGACGCGACTTATGCAGGTCAGACCGTAATGATACGAGGCAAAGACGACAAATATGAACCGTGGGTCGTGCAGCAAAGCGCGGAGTCAGGGCGGTTCTTCGTCGAGCCTTTTCAAACTCAATCTACAAATTTCCAATGGACTGAATTCTAATAAGGAGGAAAAATATGGCACAAGTAAAATTTGCGTATGGTACGAAAGCACGGTACGATGCCCTTGCTCCAAAAGACATGGACACACTGTACTTTACGACCGATACGTTGCAACTGTTTAAGGGTACAACTGAGTACACTAAGAGCACTAAGATGGTGTCTTCCCTGCCCGCAGCTGGTCAGGTTCAGGGCATTATTTATTTCCGCATGACAGACTACACTATGCATATTTGGAATGGCGTGGATTTTGTGCAGCTGAACAAAACAACCGTCACCCAGATTCCTGCAGATGCTACCAATGACGATATCCCGACCACCAAGGCTGTCGCCGACTATGTTAATGCCAAGATTGCAGCGGTGGAAGGTATTAAAGGCAAGTTCGTTACAGATGTTACTTATAATGCTGGTGTGTTGAGTGTGGCAAAGGGTGACGAACCTGTTACCACTACCCTGACTGGTGTTGTTCATGAGCCTACTTACGATGCGGAAACCCGCACTATTAAGATGCCCGTATTTGGCGGCGACACTCTGACGATTGCGTTGGGCAAGGATCTGGTTGTAAAGAGCGGCGTCTATAACACGAAAGACAAGAATATTGAACTGACAATCACTACTGGTGATGTTATCAAGATTCCTGTTGGTTCTCTGATTGATATTTATATCGGTGTGGCAACTTCTACTGCAACTGTGACTGTTTCTGATGATAATAAAATCAGTGTTGCTGTGCGCGTGTCTGCAAAAGCTAACAACTCTATCACGATTGAAGAGGATGGTCTGTATGTGGCTGTGCCGGATGCTTACACTAAGGCAGAAACAGACGCAAAAATCAAGAAAGTGCAAGACCAGCTAGACGGTCATTCCAAGGATGTTGTAGTGCACATTACCGCCGAAGAGCGCAAGGCTTGGAATGCAAAGGTATCTCAGGATGAGCTGACCGCCGCGAAATCAGAAGTAATTTCTGCCGCTGCTGCTGATGCTACTAAAAAGGCAGATGCCGCTCGCGATACTGCTAAAACCTATGCAGACGGTTTGAATACTGCTATGGATAATCGCGTTAAGAGTGTCGAGGGGGCTCTAACTTGGAAGGCTATTGATGATTCCGGCGCGAACGCTGAGACATAATAATCTAACATAAATCCCTACACTCTGTAATGGAGTGTGGGGTTATTTTTATCGAAAAGGAGTTTCATGATGTCAAAATTATCACTTTTAGAGATTGCACAATCTCAACTCGACAAGACTCCAGTGATCGACGGACAGCTTATTGTCTGCCTTGACACCGGAAACGCCTATCGAGATACTGCTACGGCTCACGTAAAAATCGGAAGCGATTTAGAGGTTGTGAGCGACTTACCATTGGCTCCTCTAGCCGAAAAAATCTATTATCTGAAGCCAGATAAGCTATATGCGTACTTGGGCGGCAACTGGACGTTATTAAACGACAACAATTTCTCGCTGGGTGCAAATAAGAGCGCACTTAATGGTAAGGCAAAAATCACGCTGGACGGCGCAAAACAAAGCTCTGTATCCATCAAGGGCACGGGCATCACCACTGTTATGACAGATGAGAATGGCGAGTTGGTTGTGAATACTGGCGATCCATCTATGTACATGGAGGCGCTGACTAATTCAGATATAGACAAGATACTTTCAATGTAAAGGAGGAAATACATGGCTTGGTTAGATTATGATGGCCTACTTTACTTCTGGCAAAAGATAAAGGCAAAGCTAAATGACAAGGTTGATAAAGTCGAAGGCAAGGGGCTGTCCTCCAATGATTTTACCACTGCTGAAAAGAACAAGCTGGCTGGTATCGCGGCTGGCGCAAACAATTATTCTCACCCGACAAGTTCTGGTAATAAGCATATTCCGTCTGGTGGTTCTGCTGGTCAGATTCTGCGTTGGAGTAAAGATGGTGAAGCACAGTGGGGCGCTGATAATAACACAACTTATAGCGCATTTAAGGGTGCAACAAGTGCCGCAGCCGGTGGCTCAGGTCTTGTCCCCGCCCCTGCTGCTAATAATGCTGGTCAGTTTTTGAAGGGCGATGGTACATGGGCGACCCCACTAAATACGACTTATAACAACGCAACCTCTGGCTCTGCTGGCTTGATGAGCGCCGGAGATAAAGCAAAACTGGATGGTATTGCTGCAAACGCAAACAACTATACACACCCGACCTCTGCTGGCAATAAACATATTCCGGCTGGCGGTCAGTCTGGTCAAATTCTAAGATGGAGTGGTGATGGTTCTGCTACTTGGGGACCCGATTATAATACCACCTATTCTGATTTTAAAGCTGCTACCGCTTCGGCTGCTGGTGGTTCTGGTCTGGTTCCCGCTCCGGCAGCTGGCAAGCAGGGTCAATATCTGCGTGGCGATGGTACTTGGGCTACTCCGACCAATACAACATACAATGATGCAACACAGAGCACCCACGGTTTGATGAGTACCTCTGACAAGAAGAAACTAGATGGATTTGGTGCTGCAAGCACTTATGCACTGAAGAGTGATATCACGGCGATGTATCGTTACAAGGGTTCCGTTGCTTCTACGGACAAGCTACCCACGAGCGGTCAGACCATTGGTGATGTGTATGACGTTGGCAATGGTATGAATTATGCATGGAATGGTTCTGCATGGGACGCGTTGGGCGAAATTTTTACTATTACAAAGATCACAAATACTGAAATCGACAATGTTTTGGCAAGCTGATTTCAGTTCTTACTGAGACAGGAGGTCGATTATGGGATATTTAGATTACGCTGGCTTACAGTATCTGTGGGGTAAGCTGAAAGAAAAGTTCGCTCCGAAGAGTCATAGCCACGATGATAGATACTATACTGAAGCTGAAATGGACGGCAAGCTGAACAGCAAGGTGAACAATAATGAAGCTGGAGCAGATAGTTTGCTTTCTAAACTGACTACATCTTGGACTGCCACCCCAACTGATGATACTTATTTTATTAGACAAGATACTGGAGGCGCTAATCAATTTGGTCGTGTGAAGTTTTCTACTATATGGAACTACATTAAAGGCAAGGCAGATGGTACGTATCAGCCTAAAGGCAGTTATGCTGCAAGTGGACATACTCACGATGATAGATATTACACAGAGAGCGAGATGAACACAAAACTCTCCGGGAAAAGCAATACAGACCATACGCATAAAAATGTGAATGATATTGGAAGTAATAAACCTACTACATTTGCCTACTCAAAAAGCGGTATGAATTATGGAGATTACAGTTGGCTTGCAGGCTGGAATGGATATGAGCTGAGGGCTGTCAATAAAAACCAGTTTGCTATCGCAGATCATACCCATCCAACTTCGGAAATTTATGGCGGCAATGTGAACTATTCCGGTTATGCTGGTCCTATTGAATCTGCCCACATTGATGTTTTACGCGCAAACCGCCTTGCATTTTTACCGGCATCAGGTATTAAAGTAGAATATTCTGTTGACGGTGGCGCTACATGGATTGATTATGGTGCAACTGACGATCAAAAAGCATCATTGTTTGCAATGCGGATGAGCTCTGCTGCTTCATTTTATACTGGCAAGCATACAAAAGCAGACGAGTGTACAACAAAAGATCAGCTTAGAGTCACGGTCACACCGGTTGACAGATATGCGTCTGTAAATATGCTTTATCTTTGGGTGTCTGTTGCTGGTACATCAGCAACTGTGAATATTTCGCGTTCTACTATTGGTGCCAAGGAAACTTTTACAGACGTTCGCACAGACGTTCCAATTTCTGGTTGGAGTGGTCCAAATGAAATTAGATTTAGTGGTGGAACTTTTGGCGGCGGCTCAACGCAAACAAGCAATGCTTATGCTTATCGCTTTACGTTCAAGAATAAAGCAGATGGCAAAGGTTCTGTTAGCGTAATGGATATTCGTATGTACGGACCAAGCGCATGGGGTGTACCTAACAGTATGATGGAAAAAGACCATATTTATAATTGGGACGCAAATCAAAACGTACAATTCCCCGCTCAGGTGACTGCGACAAAATTTAATGGTAGTTCTACCGGCGTTGTAGATTATGGTGATTCAAACGGTTCTACAATTAAAGTTGGATATCAAGGCACCGGTTTGACAAAAGACAATTTGAAATACATTGCTGGTTATGCAAAAGATGGTAATCAAACGGTAATAAAAGACGTCGATAGAGTGGTTCTTCAATCGTGGCTCAACCTAAACGAAATGATTAACACTCAACTTACGACCGGCTCCTCCACGCCGTCCGATAATGATTTTTATATATCACAGTACGCCGGTGGCGGTGCAACTACTACAACATACCATCGCCGTCCTGTAAGTGCATTGTGGAGCTATATTAAGAGCAAAGCCGACGCCGTGTATTCTGCAAAATCCCACACGCATACCAAATCACAGATCACCGACTTCCCTGCTTCACTTAAAAACCCGACCGCTCTGACAATTCAAACAAACGGTACAACTGCTGCCACATATGATGGCAGTGCTGCGAAAACGGTCAATATCACAAAAGGCAATATTGGACTTGGAAATGTAGACAATACAGCGGATGTAAATAAATCAGTTAAGTATGCCACAAGTGCAGGAAGTGCTAACACGGCTACAAAAGCCACAACCGCAGGCACTGCAGATAAGGCAAATTCCGTTGATTGGTCTAAAGTTCAGAATAAACCCAGTTCTTATCCTCCCGCATCTCATACTCATGCCTATCTTCCCACTGGCGGCGGAACAATGAATGGGGCACTTAATTTTGCAAACAATACATGGAATGTTGTCGGAGATGACGTACAAATTGGAGACCGTAACACATCTGGCTCTTTTTATATTCAAGGGTTGAATGGTGCAACAAATATTAAATTGAAGAAAATGGGTGACACATCTGCAGGTTCTGGTGACTCTGCAACTATCACCTACGACGGTGGTAATTTAGTTATTGATAAAACCATTCAAGCTAATTTATCTGGTAATGCTTCAACTGCGACGAAAGCTGTATCTGCCGACAAAGCCATCTCTGCATCTTCTGCCGATAAAGCCGCGAAACTGACTACTGCCCGTACTGTATCTGGCGGTTCTGATATCACACTTGATTTTAAGTATGATGGATCTGGAAATTCCACTGCGAACATTGGGTTCTATTCTTGCAAGCATTCTGTTGGAAATACAAATAATTATCCATTCCATAGATTCGCTAAACTCGACGCAAATAAAGGTGCATGGGTTGACAACAGTATGACATTCCTTATTAGTCAGGATTACTCTGGCGGTGGTTATGGTATTTGTCGTTTGGTATATCGAAGCAATGCAGATTCTAGTAATGCAAGCGTGGTTGCTGAATGGCTTGTACGCAAAGGACTTTCTGTGGACACGGTTCAAGTGACAATAAAAACAGATAAAACAAATGGCGCTTATTGTGATGCGTTTTATAAATCAAGCGGAACTTATATGGGCGTAGCTATCCGAGCTATTGCATCAGGTTATAGATCCACTTTAGGCCGTACTTGGACTCTCGTGAACTCCTATGAAGTTGACGGCACAACAGCAACAGACAAAAAGACATCGTCTGAATGTTGGAAAACAATTGCTGATGCCGGAAACGAACTTCACAAGCAAGCGTATTCATCTTCTGCTCCTGCAATTGATGAAGGATATGTTGCGAGTGCCGGAACTGCTGATAGCGCAACAACCTCCAACGGTGTAAAAGATTACAATGACGCTAATAGAACTATCAAGATTGGTTTCGCTGGCGCTGGCTTGACTGCAGAAAATTTAAATTATATTGCAGGCTATACAGACAATGGCACAAAAATCAAAGATGTGTCTAAGGATGTTCTGAAGAGTTGGATTGGATTGGGAAATTATCTGCCTCTTATCGGTGGTACGATGAGTGGTCAAATTACAAAATCCACTGGCGGGTCTTGGATTGGTGATAGAGACCGTGCTGCAATAAAAAGTAGCTATGTGGGTGATAGTTCTTATGGTGCCGTTGCTGCTATGGGGACAAAAAACGGTTGCTGGACTATGGGCAACCTTGGCGGCGATGAGAGTCTGATCTTCAATTATTCAACTGACGCGAACTATAATGCTGGAAAAAACGAGACTTCTCAAGTATATCTCCCCGCCCAAGCCGGTACTATCATTACAAGTGCTACTATCGGCGGTCAGTCTGTTAATTATGCCAATAGTGCGGGCAACGCCACGAACGCTACAAATGCCACGAACGCAACGAATGCAGCAAACGCTACAACAGCTACAAAACTTTCCTCTAATGCTGGTTCTAATAATCAACCCGTCTACTTCTCTGGTGGTAAGCCCGTTGCAATTGGATACACAATCGCTAAGAGTGTCCCAGCGGATGCTAAGTTTACTGATACAAACACATGGCGCGGAATCCAGAATAATTTGACAAGTGATAGTACAGATCAGAGCCTTAGTGCTGCACAGGGTAAAGCTTTGAAAACATTAGTTGATGGTAAAGCTCCTATTTCACATACGCACAAAAAGTCCCAAATAACGGACTTTCCAAGTTCTATGCCTGCAAGTGATGTATATGCATGGGCCAAAGCAGCTACAAAACCAAGCTACACCAAGGCTGAGGTTGGGCTTGGTAACGTAGATAATACTGCGGACAAAAATAAAAGTGTGAATTATGCTACGAGTGCGGGATTGGCTACAAATGCCCAGTGTTTGAATAATGATGATAAATATATGAAGTTCCACTGGTCTGGTCAGAGTGGTCAACCTACATGGCTTTGGGGCGGCAATGACTCTGGTGATATGTATGTATATAATCCGAGCAATTTTAATGTGAATTATGCTACGACGGCTGGAAATGGTACTGTCGATTTCCAAACAAAGGTTACTACCGATGGTTATTTTGGTGCAGTTCGTTTTGGTAACGGAGTACAGATTTGCTGGTTTACAATGAAAAGCGCTCGAAACAGAACTTTCTTACTTCCGTTTGCTGATATAAATTATGCTATAGCCTTTAGTGGCGGCTATTGTTGGTTGAACATAAATAATAGAACGACTACTGGTTTTACAGTTGGTGTTGAATGGAGTGGATATGAAAACTCTTATATTGCAATTGGTCGATGGAAATGAGGTGAATACAATTGAATCAAAAAATAAAAATTGGATATCAGATATCTAAACCAATAATTACGACAGAAGAGTGTGAGTTGTATTCATCAATGGTTGAAGAACTGAGTAATCACAATGCCGCAGCAAAACCGGGTGAAGAATTGTGGACTGTTAAGGAACAAGAAGATTGCTACGAAGTCGTATCGGACGGAACTGTTCCAAGTGAAGAACAAAGTTTGGAACCAATCAAAAACAATAAAATTTCTGAGTCTAAGACTGCTCTCTCCGCATATCTAGCCTCGCATCCGCTTCAATGGTCCGATGGAAAGTACTACAGTGTTACCAGTGAAAAACAGGCATTGTTGACTTCGAATTTGGCGCTGTATCAAATTTCTGCATCCGCCGGGCAACCGTTCAAGCTGACATGGAACTCAACCGGCGACGAATGTGTAGAATGGACTTATGAAGAACTGGCTGCACTTGCATTGGCAATCGGTACATATGTAAAACCCTTTGTATCGCGTCAGCAGGAATTAGAAATTGCTATCAAGGCTTGTACTACAATGGAAGAGCTGAACGCAATTGAAATCAACTACGACCCTGTTCTGAAGCAATATCTTGAGACCGCCGGGCAGAAGGAGGCCGCTGAATGAGCAAAATCGTAAAGAAGTATAAAGAATTATTGAAATGTGCGCTTCTCTTTTTGATAGGAGGAGCGCTTTATTATTGCATCGAGATTTTATGGCGTGGTCACTCACACTGGACTATGGCTGTAGTAGGCGGCATTTGCTTTGTGGTCATTGGTGGGTTGAACAATTATATTCCGTGGGAAATGCCCATGTGGGAACAGGGTTTTGTCGGTGCGTTATTTGTGACTGGTATGGAGCTTGTTGTCGGCATTCCATTGAATCTGATGATGGGTTTACACATCTGGGACTACTCTTCCCTACCATTCAATCTGCTTGGTCAAATCTGTCTGCCATTTACTGTGCTATGGTTTTTCCTTGCCTTGTTGTGCATTTATGTAGATGACTGGATGCGCTATATCATGTTTCACGAGGACAAGCCACACTATCACTGGAGTAAGGTATGTAAGCCGAAGCAGTAAACAAACTAAAAGTATATATAAAAACAGAAAGAGCTCCGGGCTGTTACACCCAGAGCTCTCCCGCCACACCTATACAAAGATAGGACGTCACAAATTCGCTCGATGAATTTTTGACATACCTATTTTATCATAGTGTGAAATTTTTGTCAATACAGAATCGAGGTGATGAAATGATTGGTTTGTTAACTGCCGCACCAACTCATGCTCCGGGTGTTATCAGCTTTACAATAGAACAGCTTTGGCAAATGATTCTAAGTATTGCTGGTGGTATTACGGCTATTTCAGCTGCTGTTGTCGTTATTGTAAATGCAATCAAGAAGGCAAAAGAGCCCGACACGAAACAGAACCTGAAGTTGATTGAACACGACAAACATTTGGAAGATATCGACCGTAAGCTCAAGAATGATAAAGAGGTTTTAGATTTATATCGCTCCAAGCTTTTGTCTATTGAAGAGCACCAGAAGGAACAAGATATCGTAGTTGAAGACCATGGACGAAAAATCGCTGGCGTAGAGCAGCGTGTAAATAAGAGTGAACATGGTATCAATGTTATGATGAAAGCCCTGCTGGCTCTGCTTAGTCACGGCATTGATGGTAATGCTATCGACCCCATGAAGGAAGCTAAGGCTGCTCTTGAAAGCTACCTGATTGACGGACAAAATTTAAAAGACATTTAATACATAGCTCGGTACGTGTGTGCCGGGCTTTATTTTTTATTCAAAAAACAGGAGGTATTACTATGGCAAGTATTGTTAATGAGATCGTCTCTGTTATTGTGAAGCTGGTTATCACTGTTGCTGGCACTGCATTTATGACCTATGGCATCCCCTACCTGAAGCAGATCGGTATGTACAAGATCGTCCAGATGGCTGTGCGTGCCGCTGAGAAGTTGGGCGTTACTGGTGCAATTCAGAAAGCTGACAAGAAGAAGTATGTTATTGCTGCGCTGGAGAAAATGAATATCAAGATTACTCCTACTATCGAGATGATGATTGAGGCCGCAGTCAAGGAGATGGATATCCAGAATGAGAAGATCAATGCAGAACTCAAGAAGGATTGAAGGTGTGGCTCTATGAGCATTATTACATATTCTATGAAGAAGGACTGGAATAAGAAGCTATCCAAGAATTTCTGCGCTTATGAGTTTGCTTGCAATGACCGGAGCGATGAATTCAAGGTGGCAACCGAGCTGGTAGAGACTCTGCAGCAGATTCGTGACCACTTTGGAAAGCCGGTTCTAATCAGCTCTGCCTACCGTACTCCTGCATATAACATTTCAATCGGGGGCAGTTCTCGCAGTCAGCATTGTCTTGGTACAGCAGCGGATATTCACATCAACGGTGTTGACCCAATTCGTATTGCGCTATACGTAGCCTCACTCCCCTACTTCCAGAAGCATGGCGGTATTGGCTATTATAGTCGAGCACAGGTGACGGGTGGCTTTGTTCATGTTGATGTGCGTGAGACTCATAGCCGTTGGGTCAGTAAAAGTGGTACTGCATATCAGGTCGTGAGTAAAATCATGCCCACGATTCGTCAGGGCTCTAAGGACTGCACTGGCGGCGTGTCTTATGCTGTGACCGTGTTACAGCGGCATTTAGGCTTAAAGGTAGATGGCATCTTTGGCGCTGGTACAAAAGCTAAGCTGGTAGAATGGCAGAAAGCACATGGATTAGCTGCTGACGGCATCTGCGGAAAGGCAACATGGAGTTCGTTTTGATGGCAGATAACCAGAATACATTTCGTGCAGGAGACAAAATTAAATTAGACGGAGTATTATTTTCAAACAGCCAGACTCACTGCGGTATGCGCCGCCTGGGGGAATGGTTTATATATGATGGAAAACTAGTCAATGGTCGCTATCGGGTGACGAATCTCGAAAGCCGCATTGGCAAATATCCAATTTCAGTAAATGTATCGGGTTATGTTGAGCCAAGCGATATTGAACTAATATAAAAAACAGATGGGGTATTGATCCTTAATTGGACCAGTACCCCATTTTTTAGCATTTATTTTATTTCTTCACTGAGCCATTCTTTCCATCCGCTCACAGTATTTGGGCAGTTATCCTGCTGTGCGACTAGTTCGTTTAATAGTGCGGCTAGTTCGTCATCGGACAACTCACGGATGGCTTGCGTTTTATTATTTTTACGACCAAATTCATCCCGGCTATGTTTATGCAGAACGAAGCCGAGTACGATATCAAGTATTGCCGGATTATTCATTATTGTCCTCCAATTCGACTTTTTATCCACTTATATCTAGGTGGTTTAAAAAAAAGCGCTTGAGAGCGTCCAGACGTCTTGATGGGATTATTCTTCGTTATCTTCACCGGCGTCTTCTGTTCCTTCTAAGATGGCCATTTGAGAAATATCCGTACCATCTTGAATTATATTATTTTTATCATACAATTCTTGATCACCCATAACGGTATCCATAATAGCAGCCACTTGGTCGTGCATCTCGTCCGTTACATGCGTATAGTATTTGAGAGTGACATCAATTTTGCCATGCCCTAAGCGATCCATAACGTATCGAGGATTAACGCCTTTACTTGCCAATATAGTTGCATGAGTATGACGCAGATAATGGAATTTGAAATCAAATCCCGCTTCTTTTTTACATATACGAGAGAGTGTTTTATCCGAACTGGTTACATACATTTCACCGTTAGGTTTAACGTTGATAAAATCTTCTACGGTTAGCATTACTCCCGGATTACCATAAAATTCAGGCCGTCGATCCATAACCTTATTCTCGCCTTTCCAACCGCCTCCAAATAGTTCCTTGTTTTCACTATATTTTTTTTGAAGGCTTTTTAGATAGTCAACCAGCCTTTGATTCATCTTCACTTCGCGTATAGAGTTGGGCGTTTTAGGATATACCAGACTCCACACTTTGTTTTGGAATTGAAGTTGTGCTCCAACTTTGATTGTCCTTTTATTCCAATCGATATCACTAAACCGCAAGGCAAAACATTCTCCTACACGAACGCCAAGATACAATCCGAGAAGATATGCTGTATATAGGTTCGTAGATTGAAATCTGTTATCCATCCATTCAATCTGATCTTGTGTGTAATATTTTATTTCCTTACCGTAAGCGCGATAATCTTTTGGAGGAACAACTTCTTCCATGGGATCGTTGCGAATATATTTTTTCTTTTTTCTAGCATAAGTAAAAAGCACGAGAAGAAAATTATAAAGACTTCGCACATACGAAGCGCTAAGTCCTTGCTCTGTATGCCCAGACATTTTGCTTTTTTCTTCTTGTATTTTATAATTGAGAAATTTTTGAATTCGATCGGTTGATATTTGATAGAGATAATTCACTCCAAATTCAGGGCCAATCTGATTTCGATAGAGTGATTTGTATCTAACAATCGTTGCGTACTTTCTAGTTACAGGAGCTTCTTCTGTTATAAACTCCTCGAAAAGCTGCTGCATGGTGATTCTTTGATTAGGTTCTATATATTCACCCGTCTTTAAAAGATCGTTCTCAATAGCCGTCATCGCGGCGTTAGCTTCCTTCTTGGTCGCAAACCCGCCTTTTTCTTTTTGGACACGTTTCCCATCGGTCCCGGTGAAGTCAACGCGATATGACCACTTGCCGCCTCTTTTTCTGACTGTACCCAT